CGCGGCCGCGGGCGCATGGGGCGACGGCTTGGGCGCGGGAGGAGGCGCCGGCCGCTCCGGTTCCCGTTGGCGCGCCGGCTCGATTTTCGGCTCCGGCTGACGTTCCGGCTCAGGTTTCGGCTTCTGTTGCGGGGCGGGCTTTGCAACGACCTTGGGGGCGGCCGGGATCGAGTTGGCCGCCCCGAAAGTGCTCTTCTTGCGGGGCGGCGTCCCCTTCAGGCCGAGTGCCTCGTGCCACATCAGCGCCCATCGCGGTGGGGAGCGATTCCCCGGTGTCGGCCGTCAGCGACGACGCCGAGGCCTTCCAGCGCTCCGCGCTCTGGGAGGCGATCAGCCTCGCCAGGCGGCCGTCGAGCGCCGGGTCGTCCCTGCCGATGACGACGATCGCCACCGCCGCGATCTCGTCGGCCTTGATCGGGCCGCGGCCGGCTTTGGTCAGGATGCCGAGCACGCGCGCCAGGACGTCCTCGCCGTGCTGCTTCGCCAGCGTCCTGATCGTCCCGACGGCGATGGTGTCGCCCGGGGTCGTCGGCCGGTTCAGGTTGACCGGCTTGGTCAATATCCGCGCGCCGGCCCTCCGGCAGGCGCGGTCGACGACGATCGCGACGGGGTCGCCGGCGGCGAGCTCGGCGCGGTAGACCGCCATCTGGGTCAGGCCGAGGCGGTCGCGGTTGTGGCCGACGAAGGCCGAGGCCCGCGCGGCGACGTCCTCCGCGGACACGATCATCACCGGTATCTTTTCGACCCCGGGGTGGCTCGCTGCGGCCGTCGCGGTATGCTGGCCGTCGATGCAGACCAGGATGTCGCCGGATTCCGGTAGCCGCACGCAAACGGGAGCCTTAAATCGAGCCCAGTTGAAGCCGCGGACGATCTTGCGGATCAGCCGCGTCGAGTTCTCGCCCGCCATCGCGCGCTGGTAGGAGTCCTCGACGTGGAGCGTCCGGGGGTCGACCCACTCGAACTTCGGTAGCCTCTTGCCGACGGGGGCCATCTCGACGCCGCGCAGCGATTCCGGCGGCAGCGGGCGGATCGATCGAAGCCCCTCGGTCACAGCAGCGTCCCTTTCTCGACCGGGCCGACCTCGACGCGGAGCAGCGGCTCCTCGCCGTAAACCTTGACTACGCGGCCGTCGACGATTGCGGCGTCGTCACCCCATACCACGCCCTTGAAGGCGTCGAGCTGCTTTCCGAAGTTGTCCCAGTCCGGCTTGCCGGTCGGGCGGATGACGCCGGCGATGGCGGCGTCGCGGTCCCGCCTGCTCCAGGACTTCGGGACGCCCATCACGGCGGTGACCACCACGACGAGCGCCCCGGTCAGCAGCGGGCGCTGGCCCATCGCGGCCTTGGCCGCCCAGGCGAGCGCCTTCTGGTACTTCTTGGTCTCGCTGGCCGGGTGCAGGATGACGATCGGCCGGCCGTTCTTGTGTGTGACGAACGGCTGCGGCTGCTTGCGCCCCTCCGGCTCGCCAGGCAGCGTGACGACGATCACGCCTCCGCCGTCTGGCGGATCGTCGTGACGTTCTTGGCCGCCGCCGGCGGCGGCTGCCGGTGCGCGGAGTCGCCGAGGTCGAGCCGCTGCGCCTTCTTGGCCTTGTCGGTCAGCCCGCTGGCGTCGAGGTAGTACATCAGGACGTCGATCTTGTCGGCCATCTTCTCCGTGGTCTCGATCTGGCGGAGCTGCTCGACGATGCCCAGCGCCCACTTGTCGACGTGGACGTGCTTCTCCATGCGGAGCTTCTCGATGGCGTCGTTGACCTTCTTGCGCGCCTCCGCCGTCTCGTCCCGCGCCTCGTCGCGGACCTTCAGAAGCGTCTTGAGCTGGCCCGGGGTGATCGGCCTGATGATCTCCTGCTCGGTGACCTGCTCCGTGCCGTCCTCGCCGACCTTGTCCTTCGCCATCGCGCTCGTTCCTCTCGTTGGGGGTTCAGTGCTTCGCCTGCGACGTCGGGGGCATCGTCGGGCCCTCGTGGTCGGCGGCCTCGTCGTCGATCCTAATCGTCCGCAGCATCGACCCCACCATGTCCGCTGGGTGGTCCCCGGTGGCGCGGGACAGCCGCGCCAGCCACGCGATCGTGGCGGCGTCCAGCGGGACGTCGAGCGGGACGATCTCCAGGTCCTCGTTTTGCTTCCGTCTCATGGCCGGAGGGTGGTAGGCGATTCGGGCGGGAATCGGAACAGGCGCGGGTAATTTTTTCCACAGCCGAGGATGGCCTCCCCCGCGTCATGAGGACAGGCTTGATCTGGGGCCACGGCGTCTTCGGGGGCCAATCGGCCCGGAAGGCGTCGAGCATGATCTGCATCTTCTTGGTCGACAGCGCCGCGTCGCCGGCGCCGAACTTGGCGAGAAAAGCCCCGTTTCCGTAGAACTTCCCGCTCACCGTCGACAGGCTGACCCCGCAGCCTTCGGCGTAGGCGCGCGCTATCGCGACGAAGTTGCGGCGGATGGTCTCTTCTTCCTGGGGCATCGCGCCAAAGCATTAACACGGCGGTACGGGCGTCCACAACTTGCCTGTGGACATCCCCGCCCGGAGTGCACATATTGGAATCACGTCCTCGGCCGAAAAGGGGGGATCGGAAATGGCAGACGGCAACTTCAGCAACATCGAAGGTTTCAACGACGGGCCGCGCCGGGAGCACCCCGGCCTGCGGGCCGCGGTCGCCGCAGCCCTCCTCGCCGCCGTCGGCTTCGTCGGCTGGCAAGTTCTCCCATATTTGGCCGCGCTGATCCTGGTGGCGGCGCCATGATCGAGCGCGCCGCCCCGCCCTACGAGGAGCGCCGCGCCCGCGTGGCCGTGCAGGTTTTCGCGCGGCTGCACCCCGACCGGGACGAGCCGACCGACCTGGAGCAGTCCGCCATCGAGAAGGCGGCCGACGCCGCGTTCGAGTCGCGGACCAACATCTGCGATCTGGACTGGCAGGCCGCGACGCTGCGGCGGCTCGGATATGAGGGGCCGACGCTGTGAGCGCGCATTCGCCGGGAACGTGGTGGGTTTGGGCAGGCCAGGATGGTTCTTTCGAGGTGTGGAGTTTGGCGCCGGAATTTGCTGACCGCTTTATTATTTGCTCGCGAAACCCCATTGAGCACCGGGCGCAAGAAAGCCGCGCCAACGCGGCGCTGATCGGCGCTGCCTCAGTGTTGCTGGCCGCAGCTGAGGCGGCGCTGGCCGAAATGGTCAACACCATCGCGCCGCGCAACAGCTTCACCGACGTCGTCGATCTTCTCGACGCCGCCATCGCTAAAGCCAAAGGAGAACCCGATGCCACTTCCTGAAGGATACCTGCCCCGCGAGGGCGACGTGCTGACGATCGAGGTCGAGGTCAAGTACGACGTCGACGCTGAGGACAAGAACATTCACGTCTTCCCCGTCGGCGCCCGCTATCGAGATTTCTCCATACCGCTCGACAACGTCATCGGCGTCACGCTGCGAAAGTGGAAAGAGGGCGAAGGTATAATCTCGACGGAAGACGAGAATTGCTTCGGCGTCGCCGCCAGCATTCACGGCGAGCACGTCGTGATGAAGCTGGACCCCAAGGCGGCCGAGCCAGAGATCGACGGCGGCCTGATAATCTATCACTGCAACGACCTGCTGCCGTGGCCCGGCGCGGAGGTCGCTCCCGAGATCGAACCCGCGCCGTCCCCGGCGCCATCCGAAGACAAAGAGGAGATTCAGTTTTGAGCAACACCGATCTCGACCCCCGCGAGAGGATAGGGGGAAACAATCCGCCGATCGCCGCGCTGATCGCCGGCTACGAGGGCGACTTCGCCGCCGACGTCACGAGGTACCTCAACGAGGCCTACGGCAAGCATGAGACGATCATCGTCGCGCTGCTCGGCGAAGCCGCCGCGCTGGTGCGCGATCCAGAAACCGGCGAGCTGAAACCGATCGAGGACGCCGAGAAGAAGGGCAAGGTCGCCTCGCTGATCAAGCGGATACGCGACGAGGCGAAGGCGCTGGAGGCCATCCACGCCAAGGAAAAAAATCAATATCTCCGGGGCGGCCAGGCGGTCGACCAGCGGTTTTTCGGCTGGATCGACAAGCTGGCCCGGCGCGACAAGAAGAACCGCGCCGGCGCCGCCGACGTGCTCGGCGAGATGCTGACGACGTTCGACACGATGGTCCTGGAGCAGGAGCGGGAGCGGCTCCGCAAGATCGCCGCCGAGGCGGCCCGCAAGGCCCAGGAGGAGCAGGACGCCGCCGACAAGTTGGCGCGTGAGGCACGCCTCCGGCAGGAGGAGGCCGACCGCGCCCGCAAGCCGGAGATCGTCGAGCAGAAGCAGGAGAAGGCCGCCGAGGTTGCCACCGAGGCCAGCACCGCCAAAGTCGGAGCCGCGATCGCGGCCGGGCAGGCCGAAGCCGCGCACGTCGATACGCTGAAGAAGCCCGCCGACATCATGCGGACCCGCGGCGACGACGGCACGATGACGACGATGGCGACGGAGCCCTACGCCGTGGTGGAGGACCGCACGAAGCTGGACTTCATCGCGCTCAAGCCGCACTTCTCGCTCGACGCGATCGAGAAAGCCTACCGCGCCTGGGCGAAGAGCAACGATTACTCCGTGCAGATGGAAGGCGGCAAGTGCGGCCGCAAGCCGAAGTCGGTGGTGAAGTAAATGCACCGACGTCCGAACGGCGACCTGATGGAAGGCTACTTCTGCTCCCGCTGCGGCGAGGGCGGCGTCAACATGCTGGCGTCTGGGCACGGTCACGGCCTCTGCGAGCCGAACCCGACGCTCGTCGCCGAGCTGCGCGCGGCGAACGCCGAGGTCGAGACGCCGACCGCCGTGGCGTGCGTCGATGCCCCGGACGATCCCTATCTCGTCTGGTCCAACGAGCACCGCCGTTGGTGGGGACCGGGCCAATGCGGCTACTTCGACCGCGTCAGCCAAGCCGGGCGCTATAGCCGCGAGCAGGCACTCGCGATCTGCCGCCAAGCCCTCGGCACCGCCGGCCACATGGGAATCTTCGCCGAGCTGCCGGTGCTGCTGCGCGACGTCGAGGACTTCGTGCGCGGCCAGATGATCCCGGGGAGGTTGATGTGAGCGCCGCCGTCTGGAAGTTCCCGATCCCGATCTCGGACGAAATTGTGCTGAGGATGCCTCGCGATGCCGAGCTTCTTTTCGTCGCAGCCCAGGACGAGCAGGGATACCTTTGGGCACGGGTCATAACCGACGATCGCGCCCGCCTCGAAGATCGGCGCTTCCGCCTTCGCGGAACCGGCCACCTGGTCGATCTCGATTGCAAACATGCTTATCCGGTTAAGACACACAAACGCTGAAACCCACTAGATGTAGGAGAAGATCATGCACCCTTCCGACGATGACTCTGGCACCTCCATGGAAATGCCCCGCTACCGTTCGCACAAGCAAGTTTGGGCGCTCGAAATTGCCACCGTAAACGGCCACAAATTGACGTTCCGCGACGCTGGCTACGCCCCCATCATGTGCGACGCCCCAATGTTCTCGCGCTACACGCCCGTCGCTGGCGATTTCTACGTGGTTTACGACGACGGCTACAAGTCGTTCTCGCCTGCCAAGGCTTTCCGCGAGGGCTACACAAAAATCGACAAGGAAGCCGAGGCGCGGCGAGCGTTCAATGAAGCGGCCGAGCAACCCGCCGAACGCAAACACAAGATGTAGGGCTGTGTGTGGCAACCGGATAAGCATGATTGCAAATACGTGGGATCGTTCATGCTTCGCGGCGGCGCGCTCATCTTCCATCTTTTCGAGGTCGCCTGATGATCCCGCCCGACGTCGCCAACGGCCTCGCGCTCTACTGGGTCATCGGGGTGCTGTGGCTGAGCTCCGGCTTCCTGCCGAAGCCGTTCGGCTGGCTGCGCCACGACATGCCGCTGGTCGTCCAGATTTTCTTCGTCGTCTTCTTCGGCGCCGTTTGGCCGACGGTCCTGGCGAAGATCGTCTACGAGGTGGTCTGGCGCAACAACGGGGAGATTGAGCTGTGAGCGAAAAAGAAAACGGAGGCGCGGCCTTTCCCTCCAGCTACGCCACGCCGTCAGGGCCGCAGGCCTACGACGATAACCACGGCATGACGCTGCGGGACTACTTCGCTGCGGCGGCGATGCAAGGCTACATCGCGGGCGGCGCTCCTTCCGACGCCACCTATCGTGACATCGCCGATAAAGCCTACCGGGCGGCCGACGCGATGATTGGGGAGCGCAAAATATGATCTTTCGACTTTACCATGAGACGAAGGGCGGCCACGTCCACTGCCGCCTTTTTGCTGGCCCGCACGAGGGCGCGCTCGGCAAGTGCGGCGATCTCACCATGCGCGCCGATGAGTTCGAGCAGTTTGCCTGGGCCACGCGATCGCGGGTCGAGTTCGATCCCCCCACGGGGTACGCCGAGGACGCTTCGGTCGCCGCCGGAGATCGGGTGGCCCACCTCCTGGAATCCTTCCGCCTCAAGTTGACCGAGGCCGAATATCAGCGGGCGTTCCAGCAACTCACCGTGGCGATCGACAACGCCTTCGAGACTGGAATCCGCTCCGCCGGCGGGATGGTGATCGACGATCCAAAACCGAGGGCGCCGCGATGACGAAGTCGCTTGTTGCATTGGTCGGCATGAAGCACCGCGGGACCGAGGCGCTCGTCGCGTCGCTCCCCCAGGGCGAGCCGCTGACGCTCGTCCGCGAGCACGGCAACAAGTTCGACCCGTTCGCCGTCCAGGTCTGGGCGCGCGGGCAGCACGTCGGATTTATAAAAGCGACCCAAGTCAAGCCGATCGCGCTGGCGATGGATCGCGCGGCGCTCCCACTTTCCGAAGACGGCCCGATGATGCCGGCCAAGTTGGCGATCGACGGCGGCAAATGGCCGATGATTGAACTAGAGATTTGACGGATGAAGCGCAGGCCGACCATCCGCCAGGTCCTCGAGGACTTCGTCTCCGCCACCAGCGGCAAACATGACGATTGGCTACTCTGGCGGCTGAGGGAAATCCGCGAGCAGGGGATCGTCGCGCTGAGGGAAGGCAAAGGGGCGCCGCCGGACGAGACTTGGAACTCGATCGAGACGATCCCGCGCGACCGCAAGGTGCTGGTCAAGACCGTCAACGGGCTCGAGCGGATAGCGGGGGTGTCGCGCGGCGCCGGGATGCGGCACGGTAGGATCCATTGCTGGCGGCGGGACGGCAGGACCGGCGACCTCCAGGCTGTCGCGTGGAAAGAGATCGAACCAGGAGCATCGAGATGACGAGAGCCAAAGCGAAGGAGCAGCCGGCGCTGTTCGAGCAGGAGCAGAAGCCGCGCGTCGAGATCAACGAGGGCAGCGTGAAGAAGAACACCAACCCGCCCCCGACGACGGAGCGGCCGCCGGCGCCGAAGTCCCAAGTCGCGCCGAAGAAGCCGGGGACGGCGGTCGCCAAAGCCGAACGACGCGGGGCTCTGACAGACGAAGGCGCCGACGAAGTCTCCGTGCTCCTGCGCGTCGTCGAGAACGATCCGGCGAAGGCGCAGATGGTCGAGGCAATGCTGGAGCGAGCCCGCGCGAGGCGCGCCAAAATCTACTACGACAAGGCCTACAACGCGCTGCAGCAAGACCTGCCGATCATCAACAAGGACAACAAGATCGTGATCGAGAAGGGCGGCAGGGTCATCCAGTCGACGCCTTATGCCTCCTACGACAACATGCAGATCATTACGCGGCCGATCCTGCACAAGCACGATTTTACGCTGGAGCACACAACCGAGCCCGGCAAGGATGGCGTCGGCATCGTCGTCATCTCGACGCTATCCTACAGCCACGGGCTGGACTACCGCCACACCAAGACCGCGACGCTCCCGTTGAAGATCGAAAACTCTGGCAGCAAGAACGACATCCAGGGCGTCAACTCCTCGATCTCCTACGGGAAGCGGATCAACACGAACACGCTGCTCGATCTGATCAGCCAGGCGCCTGACGAAAAAGATCGTGACGGCCATCCGAAACCGAAGCGCGGCGCCAAGCCAGAGGAGCAGGTCGACGAGCAGTCGACGACGATCAACGGCTCGCAGGAGAAGGAGCTGCTCAAGGCCATCAACGATTGCGGCGTCGGGCCGGCGACGTTCCTCCAGAAGTACGAGATCGACGCCGTCAAGGACCTCCCCGCCAAGCTGTTCGCGGAGGCGATGAAGGCTTGCGCGGATTATGGATCGAGAAACAAGAAGGCGCCCAATGTGTGAGGCTTGCGCGCGTAAATTGTTGGAGATGGCTTTCGACGCCAAACCGCTGCCAGATCAGCAGGGAGATGGCCGCGTTTCGGCCGCGCTGAAAGAGGCGGCGGAGGTAATCAGACCCATCAGCGACGACGAAGACTGGAAACGCAAGCATAACGAGGTCCGGGGAACCATGCTGCGCTATCAAGACCGCTGCTTGAAAATGGCGGCGGCTCTTTATGCCTTGGTTCACGGCAAGCGTCCTGACGGTACCGTTATTGATCCATTGACGGCCATCAATGCGGCGAAAGCGATTTTGGGAGAATAGAACTGTGAGTCTCGCGCTCAACAGATATGGATCGCGCATCGGGGAGAGGATAGGCTCCCTGACTTTCATTGGCGTCGCTGAAAAGACGGACGCTAACAAGCGTATATTCGGCAATTTCAAATGCGACTGCGGAGTGCTTGCGCTATTTCCTGCCGGGCGCGTTCTGGATGGCAAAAAGAAAACTCATTGCGGCTGCCAGACCGATTGGAATGCACCGAAGTCGCATGGCATGAAATACTCGCCGGAATACTCTTCGTGGGGAGCGATGAAAGCGAGGTGCCTCAATCCAGACCACAAGGATTTTCCACGGTGGGGCGGCAAAGGAATCTCCATCTGCCAAGAATGGATCGAATCGTTCGAGGCTTTCTACAAATATCTTGGTCCGAGGCCTGAAGGGACAACGCTAGAGCGAAAAGACGGCACCAAAGGGTATGAGCCGGGCAACGTATGTTGGGGAACGTGGAGCGATCAGGCTAGGAATAGAACGTCTTCATTTATTTGGTTTATCCAAGGCATCAGATTTGAATCGGCAGAGGAAGCCGCTGCCTACTTTTCCGTTAGCGATGTGACAATCCACCGATGGACAAAGGGTTCCTATGACAAGCGTCGCAGAACGACGAGGCCGCCAAAAGAAAACTGCTATGCCGTCCGACGGTATTGAGTTTTTCGACGTCGAGCAGGGCAGCGAGGCATGGCATGAACTCAGAATCGGCCTGCCCACGGCATCGCGGTTTGCTGACGTTCTTGCCGAGGGCGATGGCAAGATGCGGTTAAAATATCTCTACCAACTCGCCGGGGAGGAGGTTACAGGCGAACCTGCCGAAACCTATCGCTCTCCAGCTATGGAACGTGGGAATCAGATGGAGCCGCTCGCGCGGGCGTACTACGAGCGCACCAACCTCGTCGACGTCGAGCCTGTCGGGTTTGTGCGGCGCACCGTGCGGCCGCTGTCGATCGCCGCCAAGGAGTTCGTGATCGGCGCCTCACCGGACGGGCTGATCGGCAAACGCAAGGCTCTCGAAATTAAAACAATGCGGCCAGAATTGCTGATGGCGGTCAAGAAGCGCGGCCTCCCACCGACGGAATATCGCTGGCAATGCCAAGGGACGATGCTCGTCGCCGACCTCGATGAAGTCGATCTGCTATTGTTCTACGACGGCCGCAAGGAACAAATGGCGTTGAAGTTCCCGATGACGCGCGTCGATGCCGACATCGCCAAGCTCCGCGACGCGCTCGACGCCTTCAGCTATGAGCTCCGCCAGCTCGTCGCGCAGTGGAGAAACCAGTGAAAATCCTCAAAGCGCTCGGCGTCTGCGCCATCGTATTTGCGCTGGTTTTCTACGTCGCGTTCATGCTGACTGCGGTCAGCTTCTTGGTCATGCTCCTGATGCTGGCCGCGCTCCTGTACATCCCCGCCTTGATGGTCTTCGGGAGGTAAGATGAGGATTTACCCGATCAATTTCGTCTGGCGCGAGGTGGACGTCGTCGACCAGGACGGCGTCGCGACGCGCCGCATGGCAATGGTGCCGTTGCCGCGTTACGCCAACCTCTGCGGCCGCCAATACGAGAAAGGCGAAGATTACACGCTGGCGCCTGTCGAGGAGCGCTCGATGGCGAGCCACCGGCAATTTTTTGCAGCACTCAAGTCAGCCTATGACAATCTACCGGAAAAGATCGCAGCGCGCTGGCCTTCTGCGGAGTTTTACAGAAAGTGGTGCCTTATAGAGTGTGGCTACTTTACCGAAAAAGAGTTCGACATGGCCTCGGAAAAGCATGCGAAAGCATTGGCGACATTCGTACGAACTGAGGATGCTTATGCGCGGATCGTCGTGCGGGGAACGAAGATCATTATCAGGAAAGCCGAATCCCAGGCCGTACCGGCGATGCCAAAGGCCAGGTTCGAAGCGTCGAAAAAAGACGTCCTTGATCTGGCCGATAGCATGACCGGCGTCGCGCCGGGGACGCATTGGCGCGAAGGAGGCATGAATGCCGATTGAGAGTCAGAAGGAATGGATCAAGGTGGCCGGCTGTGCCGCCGCGGCTGCGATCTACGTCGGCGCGCTGATCGCGCTGGCGGGATGGCTGCCGGGCTGCGACGGCGTCAGGACGATCACTATGGGCGGCTCGATGCTGCTCGCCGGTTGCCCGGAGCGACTGCCATGAAAGCTGGTCCCTTTATCGTTGGTCAGATTGAAGATGCCATCGAACGCGCACGATATTATCGGCAGGAACGTGATCGCTTCCTCAGTTTAGCGCGAAATGCAGAACAAACGGCCGAGGCGGCCGATCGAGAAGCTGAGCGATGGATTGCCGGGACCGACTACGTCAAAAAGGCATCGCCATGACGCTGCGCATGTTCACCGCCGAGCAGCAGGTCGAGGCGCTGGAGAACCTGATCCGCGACGCCCGCCTGGGGCGCCGGCCTGCGGTCAGCGTCGAGGTCGTCAAGTCGATCGTCGACGACATCCGGGCCCGCTTCCCCGAGGAGTCCGGCGAGACGCTGGCCGGGCTGCAGCGGCTCCTCGCCGACGCCGCGGCGTCGAGGACCGCGCTGGGCTGGAGCGCCGGCTCCATGCAGGCCATCGCGCAGTTCGTCATCGGGCGGTGGCCGAGGATCCGGCAATGCCTGGAGCGCTTCGAGGCGGAACTCACAGAGGTCGAACGATGAGCTTGAGCTCCAAGAGGATAATGCTGGCGGCGAACTTTACCGTCGACGCCGTCGAGTACGCCAGCCGCGCCAACGCGGTCCTCGGCATCCGCGACAGCGGCAAGACCTACACCGCGACGATGATCGCGGAGCGGCTGTTCGAGCACGGCATCCCGTTCTTCGCCTTCGACCCGATCGGGCGCTGGCGCTTCCTGCGCTCGCCCGGCACCGCGAAGGATTCCAGGGGCTACCCCGTCGTCGTCCTCGGCGGGGCGGCGCCGGACCTCCCGCTGACCCCGGAGTCGGCGCCGAAGATGATCCGCGCCGCGATGCAGAGCGGCGTGTCGATGGTGATCGACCTCTACGACGTCAAGCTGTCCAAGGGGGATTGGCGCAAGATCGTGCGGTCGTCGATCGAGACGATTCTCTACGAGAACGAGGAGCACGGCGGAGGCCTGCGTCACGTCTTCCTGGAAGAGGCCGCGGAGTTCGTCCCGCAGCGGGTCTACGACGGGCAGACCTACGCCGCCGTCGAGAAGCTGGCGCGCATGGGCGGCAACGCCGGCGTCGGCGTGACGCTGATCAACCAGCGCGCCGAGGAGGTCAACAAGGCCGTCCTCGAGCTGTGCGACAACCTCCTCCTCCACCGGCAGCGCGGCAAGAACTCGCTGCTCTCGCTGCGGAAGTGGCTGGAGGCCGGCAACGTCAACCCGCCGAAGGAGATCACCGACAGCATCGCCGACCTCCCCACCGGGGAGTGCTGGGCGTGGTTCCGCGAGGTAGGCAAGCCGGTCAGGATCAAGGTGTCGGCGAAGTGCTCGTTCGACCCCAACCGCCGCGAGATGGCGAAGAAGGCGGGGGCGGCCCCCCAGGCCGTCGACATCTCCGCCTTCGTCGCCAAGATGAGGGCCGCGCTGGAGGGCAAGAAGCCGGCGCCGACTGTGAAAGTGCAGGGCGGCTATCAACCAGAAGGCGGCGGCTCGCGTCCGGCGCCACCGAAAACCGGATCAGGCGTCATGCCACCGAAGGAGAAGCAAGTGAACGAGAAAGAAGCGAAGGCGCTACGCGAGGAGAACGCGATCCTGAAAACGCGCGTGCAACGGCTGGAGGGGTTGCTCGCGAAGGTTCCCGTGACCGACGCAACGCCGCCGCAGCAGATGCGCAAGGCAACGGTCGGCGACGAGTCCGTCGAGTTCTATCCCGATATGGACGCGATCTACGCCGAGGTGAAGCGGCGCGCGGTCACCGATCCCGGCGTACTCCAGCTCCTGCGCGCCGTCCCAGAGATTGAGCTCAAGGTCACGCGCCAGAAGGTGCAAATGACGGACGAGACGCTTACTGGCCGCCTGGCCGGCCTGATCGCCGGCGGCTTCTTCGACGACGGCGCCACCGGATCGGCGGCGCACACCGAGCTCCAACGCCTCGGCCGCGGCTCCGCGAAGCCCAACGTCTACCGGGAGTGCGACAAACTCGCCACGATGGGGTTCCTGACGAAGGAGCCCAGCGGCGGCTACAAGGCCGTCGAGGGCATGAAGGTCAACGTGGTGGAATCATGAGCGCGAAACCGGTCATGACCCCCAGCGCGCAACAGACCGCGCGGCGGTGGCTCGAATCCGGGCTGCGGCGGGCGAAGCAGATGGAGCGCACCGTGTCTGGCGCCGGCGAGGAGGCCGAAATCCTCGGGACGATCATCGAGATGCTCGACACCGCGACGGAGCGCGGGTTCAGGATCGGCTTCGAGCACGCCGTCGCTGGCGGCGATGAGGCATCCAAGAAACACGGCATCGCGCCGCACCTGATGCCGCTGGTCATGTACTTCGGCAATGAGGAAGATCGCCGCGAGATGATTGACGCCGTCCACGAGGCGAAGCCGGGGATGGTTACGATCAAGATCCCGGAGCGCAGGAAATGAGGCCGCTCGCCGCTGCCGCCTTGGCCGTCACCGCGCTGCTGGCCAGCTCACGGCCGGTCCGCGAGCCCGACCCGATGCTGACGCTGGAGACTCCCCTGATCTTCTTCGCCATCGAGATAATCACCGACTTCAAGAACTTCCCGAAGTTCCCGACGCTGTCGGCGGAGGATGACAAATGAACCCCGCCGTCACCCTGCTGATCGCGTCGCTGTCCTGCCAGGATCCCGCGCTGACCTTCCGCGAGTTCTACGCGAAGATTGTTGTAGCGCCGCCGATGCTGGGCTCAAGCGGCGAGATCATCGCCAACGCGGTGCGTCGCGAGATGGACGCCGCCGCCGACTTCCTCGACTACCGCGCGGCCAGGATGGAGAAGTGCCGATGAAGTACGTCGACATTGCCGTCGTCTACAACGGCTCCAACGGCGACGCGACCAAAGCGTTGTACGCCAAGCTGGAGAAGATCGGCCCGCTCGGCGTCGTAGCGCTCAACCTCTTCCGCGCGTTGAAAGCGTCGTCCAGGGCGAAGGTGTACCGAGGGCGCGGCTATCGCGACGCCGCGTACGACAAGAAGGCTTGGTCGATGGACAACCTCTGCCGCGTCCTGATCGCGGACGGCGAAGGCCTCGGCATCCAGTTCGGCTGGGGCTTCGACGCGAAGGCCATCGGCTTCGAGCACGTTCTTTACTGCGACATCCCCACTGGCCAAATGTCGTTCCACGGCGAGCGCCGAGGCGACGGGCCGGACTATCCCGGCCAATGGGACGGCATCGCCGGGGCTGGCCCGGAGCGCATCTGCCGGTGGATCGAGCTGCTGCTGATCGCCGCCGACGCGCCGGCCGAGGAAAAGCAAGATGCCTGAGCTCCGCCAGCGCGAGCCGCGGGTCGAGGATCGCGCCTTCCTCGCCTTCCTGCGGGGGCAGCGCTGCTGCGCCTGCTCGGCCCCGCCCCGCGTCGAGGCAGCCCACATCCGCGGCGCCTGCCCGGCGCGCGGCAAGCGGGAGACCGGCCAGGAGAAGCCGAGCGACAGGTGGGCCGTCCCGCTCTGCGCGGACTGCCACCGCAACGGGATGTACGCGCTCCACCGCACCAGTGAGCGCTGGTTCTTCGACAATGCCGGCATCGATCCTTTCGCGGCGGCGGCGGCGTTCTACGATGAGTTCCTCGCTTCAGGGGTTGATCAAATTAAGCGTGGCGCACATTCTGGCCGAAAAAGTAAAGTGTCCCGCCGAGGTTTTGCACCGGCTAGGTCAACTGGATTCCCGAAAAGGCCGTCTCAGGTCAAGCGCGCTCCCGATTCCGCCGCCAAGGCTAGGCGCCCCAGACGGAAGTGGCCTTCCAGGCCGCTGCATGGCACGATGAAATGGCCGAAGCGCAAGATAAGGAACGGGCGATGAAGAAGCGCCAGGAGCCGACCAGCGAGGGCATCATCCCGGTCGACGCCGTCCCCGGCGAGATCCCGGCGACCTGCTGCCACATGCCGGTGGCGGAGGAGCCGAAGGTGGCCGAGGTCTACCGCCATCTCCGCGAGCTCCTCGTCAGGGCGCACTGCGCCGACAAGCGGCCGGCCCACCGCTGCGCCGGCACCGTCAGCATCGACCGGACGACGATCACCCTGAACTGCCCCCGCTGCGGGGACCTCCGCAAGATCATCGAGAGCGCAGATGGCTGAGAGCAAAATCGAGTGGACCGACCGGTCCGACTGGAACCCGATCCGGGGCTGCACCAGAGTCTCGCCCGGCTGCGGCGGTCCGGGACCTCACGGCGGCTGCTACGCGGAAGGTTTGGCGGCGCGGTTCTCCTTGTCCGCAGCGGAGGTCGAGGCCCGATGGCGCGCCGACCCGAAGAACTCCGGCAAGAAGCCGCCGACGTTCAAGGACCAATGGGGCCACGGCTTTGCCGAGATGCAGAACGGGAAGCCGCGTTGGACCGGCAAGGTCGAGCTGCAAGAGGATCGCCTGGCGCTGCCGATGAACTGGCGCAAGCCGGCCAAGATATTCGCCAGCTCGACCAGCGACATTTTCCACGAGTCCCTGCCCGATGAGGCGATCGATAAAATCTTAGCCGTCATGGCGCTGTGCCCGCAGCACACGTTCCAAGTTTTGAGCAAAAGAGCAGAACGTATGAGAGCCTATTGCTCATCGCCCGAAACGATAGACCGCGTGTCCGCTTTAGTGTATAAGGCAAGATATGAACAAGGAAGAGATCATCCTCTCGCTAGTAACGGCCGGCGAACTGGAAATCGACGCGGAGGGCCAGATATGGCGGCTCAAGAAGCGACACGGGAAGCCACGTCAGAAGGGGGAGAGCGATTATCAAAAGAGAGTGGGGCTGACAGATTGCAAACGGGTGCGAGCCGAATATCCGACTCGGGACGGCTATTTGTTGATTACGACGACGATCAACGGCGTAAAGACGGTGACGGGCGCACACCGAGTCATTTGGACCTATTTCAACGGCCCAATACCGGATGGTCTGACGATCAATCACAAGCACGAGGACGGGAACAAACAGCGCAACCACCCGGACAATCTGGAGCTGGCGACTTATTCGGAACAGCGCCGCCACGCGATCGAAGTCTTGAACGTGAACCGCAATCGGCCCAAAGGAAGCAAGCATCCGAAGACGCATTTAACCGAAGCCGACGTTTTACTGATGAGGCAGATGCGGAAGGCCGGCGCAATGGTGAAGGACATTGCGGAAAAATATCAAATGAAACCGAGGGCGGTTTCGGCGATCTGTACCGGGAGAACTTGGCCTCACGTTTGATATGGCCACTGCCTAATGTATGGTTGGGCATTTCCGCAGAGCGCCAGCAGGAAGCCGACGAGCGCGTGCCGCTCCTTTTGAAGACGCCGGCGGCGATCAGGTTCGTCAGCGCTGAGCCCCTGATCGGACCTATCGACTTCTGCCACATCCCGATGTCGGCGCCAGACGAGAACACCGTCTTCAGAACCATCAACGCGCTGACCGGCGTTCGCGGGCACGGAGGAAAATTCGGCTATACCGAGACCGGCGATCCGATCCAGCCTCACCTGAGTTGGATAATTATTGGTGGAGAGAGCGGGCCGAAGCACCGCCCGATGGAGGAGGCGTGGGCCGCGAGCATCTTGCGCCAATGCAACAAGGCAAACGTCGCCGCATTTATGAAACAAATGGCCGGCAAAGCCCCGATCCCGCCGCATCTGATGGTGCGCCAGTTCCCTAACCCGCTGCGCGTCCCGCAGCACCGTTGATGGCAACGCGAAAATGACCTCCTCCGAAATCCGAACCAAGCGCGCCGAACTTCTGGCCGTCGCCAGAACAACCGACGATCCCGGCGAGAAGCATTGGTGCAAGGTCTTCATCGCCAATCTAGACCTGATGGCGTCCGATGATGAGGTGGTACGCGAGCGCGGCAAGCGGACGTTTGAGCAGAACGTCGATTGGTACACACGGCTGTTTCTGCCGACGCGGCAGAAAGCGACCGCCTGACACGGGGTTAACAGCCATGACGCTTGAAGAATTTGAAAACGCCCTGCTCAAGCTCCTAGAGGATGCCGTCGAAAGTGGTTTGTCTGAGGACGACGTGCAGAACTGCGCCGAGGCCATTATCAACAACACGTTTCTTGATGACCAAGCAGAGACATGATCGAGAACTGCACGGGGTTAACATGGAGCTGTACCAATGGTTGAGGAAGAAATGACCCTTGACGAGTATGTGGGTGTCCTGCCGGCGGGGCACCGCGCCCACAAAGAACTTTCCAAACTCAAGACCCGACAAAAACCTGACAATGATAGCGTTGTCATATCGCGCGGCGTTTATGATCGGTTGCGTGATCTGGTTATATCTTTTGCGCAGCGGCGCGACTAGGAACGCCAGCCAATGATCGAAACCGAAATCCCAGAACTTAGATGGACGCCGCGCCCGTGGCTCTACTACCTTATTCCGCCGCCATTCAACCGGCGCCAGCTAGAAGATGCCAATGCGCAATTCGGACCTCTCGATCAATGGGGTTGGGCCGCGGTCGCCCGCTGGGAGCGCCGCAGATGGAATGTGCGGAGATTACGGCGCCTATTCTCCGCAAACAGGCGATAACAGGACGTATGTCGCCATGAGCGAACCTGGATTAATAGATTGGAACGCAGTTGGCCACGCGCGTTGCGCCGAAGTCCTGGAGCAAATGGCTTTTGAATCTCGCGAACGAGGACAAGAGGATGAAGCAGCCCAAATGCTAAGGCTCGCGTTGCTACATCGTCTACTAGAAGCAACCGACTGACCGCCAATAAACACACAGGACTCGGAACATGGGCGCTTATGAGAAAGAACAAATGCAAGACCGAGCCGATACGGAGCGTGAGCAGCGGGCGATTGAGCAAGCGAAGCGCCTCAAAAAATCCGTTACCTATGTTGCTGGTGATGGCTGCGAAGTCACGGTTACACCAGGTGGCCACGTTTTCTATAATGCCGCCGATTGGTGGTAGTTGGCGGTTGTCCCGTCCAAAGCAGGTAACAAATGGATCAAAAAGATCATCCTCCGATTTGTGAGTTGTGCGACGGCATGGGACGTATTTGGTCCTACGGCGTGAACGCTGTGGTCAATACGGTCTGTTATGCGTGTAAGGGAACGGGCGTGCGGCCAGATTTAGCAAAGCGCCGCGCTGATCAGTAGTCAATGGAGCGGTCACGATGACATTGGAAAATATCCGCAAGATATGTGCCAGAATCAGCGGAGACGGCAATTTTTGCCTATCAGAAGAAGAATTTGCCGCGCTGGTAGAGTTGGCTCGGCCAAATCCTCTGCCATGCGACGTTTTAATTGCTCCGCGAACTTTCTTTCGAAAGGGCTGCGATTTGGAGGCACTGTTGGTTGGAATATCTGCGCGACATAAATATCCAGAAGACGCGAGGCACATCGTAAATGCAACGCAATAACATCACAACAACCGGGAACTAAAGATGCGCCAGTCGCCGACCGTCGATAAGATGACGCCAGGCCAACTCAAGTTGCACTTTGCCGCCATGTGCCAGCACCACCAATGCGACGGCGTGCGGGCGCTAGAGTATGCGTCTAAGGTCCCGGTCCACCATCTACGCGCGGCTCTATTGAGCTACGAGGTATGGGCTGGCGAGCAACAATGGACCAAAGCCGAGGATGCACTTCTGAGTATCATTGCCGAAGCAACAGGCGGTTAAACCCGTCCAATGCAGGGAGATTCTGATGGACAGTGAAGATGTAGTTAAGCGCGAGTTCAAGGCAAGAGAGTTGAGCTACATCGACGCCATTCAGCGGCTCGAAAAACTCGGCTTTGAGTCATTCGTTGCCGAGCGGCTTGTCTGCGAATGGGAAGATGAACACGTAACCGACTGAACCCCCATGAGCAGCCACATGGCAAAATCCAAACTACTTTTTGCGAAGTGTTCTAACTGGCCGCAATGCCGATGTATTGTGCAGGGGTACATCAACGGTCGAGAAAACAATAATTGCGGGCGCAAGCCGCGTAAGCCGCCGCGTCCTATCATTGCAGTCCGGCGCGAACTGAGAGGATGGCACTAACGATGACCAAATGTGCGGCCGAACTCATCACCATCATCCATGCCGCCAGCAAGCGCCCCTGGATCAGTGGGCGTATCCCGTCACGGTCCACATTCTGCATAAGATTGGAGCGGGCGGATGCCGAGCATATTGTGAGGGCGCTGCGGCAGAAGACAAAGGCGAAGTAGCGATGACTTACTCACCACCGCCAGATGAATGTGAAATGTGCGGAACGGTCATCCTGGGCCGGTCGTATTGGCATCAGACAGAGAAGGTCGAGTGATGGCTATGCTGCGATTGCGCATTGACGGACCAACGCGCAAACAAAAACTGGACGGGAGAATTTTGTCCGGTGCAAAGCGACTGACGCCGAGATAGTCGGAGGAAACGATGATGCGCTGGAAAGGTAGAAAGAAAATTCTAAAATCAGAATCCCAATGGCAACCGTGGTTTGCATGGCGCCCGGTCAAAACTATAGAATGCGAATGGGTATGGCTCGAATGGGTCGAGCGTTGCAGTTATTTTTCTCGCCTCGTCCCGGTAGATGCTCCATTCAGTTCATTAGCACTTTGGTCCTTTCGCAATAAGACCATTTCGACTAGTCCCTGACATGCATGTATCCAGAAAAACTCAAAGTTCAACGCAGGTATCGGCTGGCGTGGAGAGGGGATTTGGTCTAGTTCGGCCGCTCAACCTGGTAGCACATCATCGGCCCGTCGATGCGGATCGGATCGAGCTTGAAAGGCCAGAGCCGCTGAACCCAGTTGCATGTCCGCGTAGTCGACGCTGAAATAGCAAATGTTGCCGTAGTGCTTTACGCCGACCTTGTCGGCCGGAACGATCACCGGCATCCTCTTGTTGAATGGGTTAGGCTTTTTCGCCGCAGTATTCGCGACCCATTCTGCCTGCCGCGACATTGAGACGTCGAAATGATCGACATCTTCGACGTCGCCGGTCGGGCCCGCGACGTGCCCGGTGACCATGATATGGCAACCGACACGGAAAAAATCGACCTGACGGTTGCGGACGACCTCGCCGCCCTCTTTGGCGGTCACGACCGGCGGGTTGCCCTTCGTCTCAGTGCAGCCGTGGGTGTCGTTCGGCGGGCACGATACTAATGTATTGGTTTTACCAGATTTTAGTCTCGGACTCACTCATCCGATGGTCTGGACGTCGGCGGGCGGCCCGATACTAAAGGGAATTATACGCTTTACGCCCTTGGCGTTTTGGGCTATAGTTCGGGGGTAGATTGAGGACTGAGCCATGAGCAAATCCACCATTTCGACGTTCCAGTTGTTCGCCATGTTCCCGGACCAGGAAGCGGCCCGGACGTACCTTGAAGGCCAGCTTTGGCCGTCCGGCCCGACATGCCCGGTTTGCGGCCTGGGCGAGCGGATCACGACGCGGAAGGGCGGCTTTTACCGCTGCAACCAGTGCCAGGAGGACTTTACGGTGCGCACCGGCACGATCTTCGAGCGGAGCCATATTCCGCTCCATAAGTGGCTTTACGCCATGTACCTGCTCCTGACGGCCCGCAAGGGCATCTCTAGCCTGCAACTGGCGAAGGAGATCGGCGTCCGGCAGGCGTCGGCTTGGTTCATGCTTCACCGCATCCGGGAAGCCTGCGGCGGCGACCTGACCAAGCTGCAAGGCATCGTCGAGATCGACGAGACCTACGTCGGCGGCCTAGAATCGAACAAGCACGAAAGCGACAAGCTGCGGATGGGGCGCGGCCCGGTCGGCAAGACGGCCGTGCTCGGCATGAAGGAACGCGGCAAGGGCGGCCGGACGAAAGCCAAGGTCATCCCGGACACGGAAGCGGGCACCATCGTTGACGAGATCGTGCAGGCGGTCGAAGTCGGGACGATGCTGCACACCGACGAGCACGGCGCTTACCGGGACATCGGCGGCTTGTTCTTCGATCACGCGACCATCAATCACTCGGCTGGCGAATACGTCCGCGACGGGGTGACCACCAATTCCATCGAGTCCGTTTTCGCGGTCCTCAAACGCGGCCTCATGGGCGTGTATCACCATGCGAGCAAAAAACACCTTGCCCGCTACGTCGATGAGTTCGCGTTCCGGCTCAACGAGGGCAACGTCGCCAATCACACGATGACGCGGCTGCGAAGCCTGATCGGCGCGACCAAGGGCAAGCGGCTGACTTACGCAAATCTGATCGCATAGGAGGACTAAATGAACAGACGACATTTGCTTGGATTTTTTGGTGCGGCTATCGCGGCTTTCTCGATATGGCCGTCGAGACAGGCGGTAACGGTAAAGCTGCCGCGATTGTTCGATACTACGCTGGAAGGGCGCCCGTTCTCTCTGGAAGGGTTTTCGCCGGAGGAGGTGGCTGATCTTTGGAAACCGACTCCAGATGATAGGCGCCTCGTAGCGCGCGTCGTCCGGGACGGCAACGAAGTCCTCATAGAATACCGCGACCTCAAGCCCGGAGACGTTTACCAGACGGTGGGACCAGACGGCAAAGCCCGGCATCCTTTTACGCTGGAAATTGATAATGAGACGTTTGCAGTCTGTACCGGAGAACCGGAGCGGAACCTGTGGACGAATGAAGGCTATGCAGTTCCCAGTGAGGCGGGAGCGCGGACGTGGCCGAAGACCGAAAAGACCGTCGCGTGAAAACGCCCAAGGCGTTCGACGCGATGGTGAAGGTGGTTTTGGCCTACCGGCCAAAGCCAAGGAGCAAGCCTGCTCTACGAAGAAGACGGAAAGGACAACGCCATGAAAATCGACGGCATTCCAGTAGTTGACGCGACCAAAAAACTCAAAGTCACGATCTCGCCTCAGAATGTCAAAAGAGGGGACAACAAAAATCCGAACGGGTGCGCCGCCGCACGCGCCTTTTGTGAAATGGAAGGCGTTGTAGCTGCGAAGGTTCACATTACGCGAACCTATCTGAAATATAAGGATAAAAAGACCAAGAAAGAACAATGGGTCCGCTTCCAAACTCCGGACGCAGTACGTGGCGAGATCATCGGATTCGACCGGGGTGGCACTTTTGAGCCGGGAGAGTATCAGTTCCCCCCGATTCAGTCGTCGCTTCAATTCAAGAATTACTCTAAGCGGCCGAAGTACAAGCCAACAAAACTCAAGAAACGGAAGCCGAATATCCGCTCGCCCCGGCATAGCGTAGTGGGCATCCGGGGCCACGGCCCTTACCGCTGAATCGTCGGTTGTAGGGAACTTATTCATGGTTTTGCCCCTCAATCGGCCCTACGGGAGTAAAGCGTATAATTCCCATACTAAAGTACCGCCCTAGCGCGAGCTCCCCGTCTGGGTCTGCAAGGCCTGGATCTGCCTCTGCAGGTCGTCGATGCGCTGCCTCACGGTGTCGCTCGGCGCCACCTGCATGTCGTGCTGGGCGGAGTACAGCGACGACTGAAGCTGCGACAGGAGGATCTGGTTCAAAGTCTGCTGCTGCTGCGCCTGGGCGACCAGCAGTTTCGACTCCGTCTGCAGCATCGGGTCGATCTTCGCCTGGATGGCGGCCATCACGTAGGTCTTGAACGCGACCTCCGGCAGCCCCATCGAAGACCAGGCCGGAGGGACCGCGGTGACGGCCCCCGCCGCCGCCGCGACGAACGCGACGAAAGACGTGAGCGTCTTCCGCAGCCCGCTCCCCCATATCAACGCCGTCAGTTGACCCATGATCTATCCTCCCTGCCTTTCGGGCCGCTCAGGCGGCGTGATGTCGATCACCGCCGCCTTCACCATGTCGCACGTCGGGCACGCATAGTTGAGAATCGCTTGGCCATTGTCAGCTTCGATGTAGGAAAGCCTGACCGTGTCCTTTCTGCATTTCGGGCAGGTCAGCGGCTGCGGCCAATAGAATTTTAGAGGATCGGCCATTAGCCACCATAGCCACTAACTGGCCTTTCCGCTGATCGCGTCGGAAGCCTTTGGGACAGCAACGAGGATCAGGTCGAACATCTCCATCGATTGCCCCATCTCGACGGCCACCCGCCGCATGACGGCCGGCAGCATCTTGGCCGCCTCGCGCTCGCTGTCGTCGATGAGCGCGCCCATGTCCGCCTCGCGCTCCTTCAGCGCCGCGATCAGTTCGCCCTGTTCGCTTTCCGTCAGCGTGAACGGCGGCCCCAGCTTGGCCAGCAGCGCGTCCAATCTGGGCGTGTGGAAATGGGTCAGTTGCCTGACCAGCGAAATCTGAAATGCGGCGCTCATCTGCTGCACCGGGAGGCTCAGGATGCCGATCTTCTCCCGCAACCGCGCGTTCTCCCTGTTGTTGAAGAAGCGGAGCAACGCCACGGCGATGATCGTCGTCACCACGATCACGGTTCCAGACACGATTATGGGAACGTAGGTTGCGTCCATTTCCCTTCTCCTACCGCTTCGTCGACGAGACCGACAACTCCAGCCTGGCGAGGCCTTGCTTGATGAAGTCCATGCTCGTGTTGATCCCGGCCAGCTCCGACTGAAGGCTGTTGACCGTCGAGTTCTGGGCGTCCAGCCTGTTCTGTATCTCGGTGAGGCGGGCGCTCATGTTCTCTTGGGACGTTTCTAGCTTCGTCCTCGAGCTGACGTACCCCGACGACAGGGCTATCCCCATCGTGGCGATGTTCAGGAGGGCGCTGGCGATGACGACTATCGTGGCGATGCTGACGTGTATGCCGCCGCCGTTCGTCGGAGCCTTGGCCGCAGACTCAAGGCTCATCGGTCGGCCATCCCATGCAGCGGGCGACGACTCCTCGCTGCGCCGCCGTCAAGCCCTTCAGGGCGGCGTCGCGGTTCGGCTTGCTCAGGATCCCGATGGCCTCCTTTATCTTGACGCAGTCCGCGTTGCCCGCCGCCTTGTCGTCGGCGACGGGGGGATGGGGACGATGGTGCCGCGGCTGCGGCTCCCAGGACCACAGGAGCCGCTGGTAGGCCTGCGCCGGGGGCGTCAAGAACATCAAGATCGCGAGGACGATGCTGAAATTCACGGGTCCACGGCCCCCTCGCCGATTCGATGAATCGAAGGCCGGGTTTATATCACGATCGTCGAAATTGTGCGCCGGCCAAGGACCGCCCCTTGGCCGCCACCGGCGTCGGTCATCTCGCCGCCCGCTGGCGCGGGGCGTAGGGATCGTCGTCGACGCGCCCGTCATCGCCGGACGGCGCCTCCTGCGGCCGCAGCGGCCGCTGCGGGTGGCTGCGGAGCTGCGTGACGATCCTGTCGCCCACGGCGTCGCGGTTGATGATGTTGAAGGCGTGCGCGCCGACCGCGGCGAGGCGTTTGGCGGAGGTCATCATGTCGCCGACCGCGCGGGAGAGGATGCTGAAGTTCTTGTCCTTCTCGCCGGCCCTGCTGCGCAGGGCGGTGATCTCGTCGTCCCGTCGGTCGACCTTGTCCTGGAGGTCGGTCGAGATGCGCTCTATCTCCGCCTGCTGCATCCTCACCGTTTCTTGCAGCGACGCGATCAGGTTGGCCTGCTCCTCGAACTTGAGGTCGGCATCGTCGAGCTCGGCGAGCAGGGGACCGACCTGGGCCCTCACTGCCTGCAGCATGTTCTCCGCTGCGTCTTGGATGTTCCTGGCGCGGTCTGAAAACTCGGCCATCTGATTTACCCCTCTCTCCTCGTTTTGAAGGCCGCCGCGGGGAATCCTCCGCGGCGGCCCGGTCAATAAAAAGATGCTTCGGGGCGAATGTCCACCCCCCGCGTCGGCTTACTGGCCGACCCGGAAGTTGTAGGTCAGCCGGGTCCAATACTGGGTGCCGAGGTTGATCCCGGCGTTGGTGGTGATCGGCAGCCCGTTGGTCGCGAAGACGTTGTTGAACTGGAAGCCTTTGACCGGGAACGCGACCCCGGCGGAGGCGTCGAGGGAGCCGCCGTCGGACTTGCCGGCCGAGTTGACCGTCTGCCAGATGAAGCCGCTCGAGATGAACGGGTAGAGGCCGACCGATTGGCCGTTCGCGTTGCCGAAGTTCCCGGACAGGCCGGCCACCTTCAGCCCGCCGCCGACGTACTGGCGCGGCACGCCGAGGGTATTCGGAGGGGTGATCGGGGCGAACGTCGGGAAGCTGATGGCCGGGAGCGTCGGCAGCCTGGAGTAGAGCGCCTGCAGGAACTCGATGCCGACGTCGGCCTCGAAGGTCGCGGCCCACCGGCTCGCGACGGAGGCGGACGACGCCGAGGTCGTGGCGGTCGACGCGACGCTGTTGGTGCCGGAGATGTTCGACCATGCCCCGGTGGCTTGCAGGCGGTACCAGTAGCTCGCGGTATAGCCCATGTAGCCGAAGGCGCCGCCGATCGAGCCGCCGGTGGCGGTGAGGTCGCCGGTGACGAGGCTCGAGGCGAAGAGGTTGTTGCCGCTAACCTTCGACTGGGCGACGTCGGCCTCGGTGAAGATGCCGGCGTACCAGCCGGAGCCGGACGGCGCGGCCACCGGCGGCGGAGCTTTCAGCGGCATGTCGGCGGCGAGGGCCGGGCCAGCCGCGATCGCGGCGAGCACGGTTGAGGCGAGGAGAAGTTTGCGCATTGTGGTGTCCCCTGACGATGGATGAATTTACCCGTGCATGGTGGCGCGGGCCGAGGGGGGAGTCACTAGGTCCAGGAGGGCGCGCCGCCACTTTCCTGATTGGTGTGATATTTCGGCACCAACTCTTAGGCCGGCGGCTTCGGCTGCGCCGCCGCCTGGGCGGTGGCCAAGATGGCGGCGAAGTGCGGCGCCAGCTCGATGATCACTTCCAATCCGATCTTTTGGACGATGGCCAGGACGTCGGCCTTGTTGTTGGCGAGGACGGCGGCGAGCGCGGGGTTCATGACGGTTTCTCCTGCGGGGGCTGAGGGGGGAGCGTGGCGATCCCGTTTCCATTCCCGTTAGTGGCGTGCGCGGCGGCGACCGCCGGGGCGATCGCGGGAACTTGCGGAATCATGTCCTTGATGCGGTCAGCGATCTTCTCCGGGTCGGTGATGCCGAAATTCTTGAGCGCCCCGGGCACGGCCATCTGCAGGGCGTGAACGGCCTGATACATCGCCTTGTCGTTCACGTTGATCGTCTTGCCGCTCAGCGAGACCATGCCGTCGGCGACGAGCGACGACGCCTGGCGCTGCGCGGCCGCAGTATAGGCATCTCGATGGCCCTGGTCGACGTCGATGTTGAACTTGTTCTTGAGCAGCCAGAACAGCCACGACATCGCCGCGAGGATGAGCCCGTTGACGAGGTCCTGCGCGGCCTGGTCGATCTGCGGGTTGCCGAAGATCGGGCCGAGGCTGATGATGCCGCCGGACTGCGCCGGCGGCGGCGCCACCGCGAGCGCGCCGAGCGGGCCGTCGGGCTTGGCGCCGGGCGCCGCGACGGTGCCGGGAAGGTTGGTGGTGACGAGCAGGTTTGGCGGCGCTGTCGCCGAGGGTTGGGCCTCCGCGAACTGCGCCCCGGCATGGCCGGCGAGCAGCAGCGCGGCGACCGCGGCTGCGACGATGAAACGCTTCATGTTCCCTCTCCCTCGTTCAGGCGGCGAGCCTGGCATTGATCGCGGCCTACATCGACAGACTTTGTATGAGCAAAGGCGCCATAGCGGTTTATTTCGGCAAGCCGACGGGCGGCTACTGCTTCATCGAATGACTTGAACCATCCCAAATTAGTTCTCGGACACCCGATATAGGCGTGCCATCGGTTCAATCGAGCAACAAACGAAACGCCTGTAACACCTGAAGTATTGGAACATATAGTTGTCCTGTTGCCTTTATTCTGGAGGCTCGTCGCCTCTCTCAAATTGTCGAATTTATTGTTTGATTTTCTTAGATCACGATGATCTGTTTCCTCGGGAGGCCAACTTCCGGTCATATAAAACCTGGCTAACCTGTGACCTAGGAAAACCTCTCCGTCGATCCCGATGAGAACATAACCGAGTTTCTTATGAACATAGCCGGCCTGTGCGCCGGCCTTTACCCCTCCCGGCCTATTACAACGCCAAATAAAAATGCCGGTTTGGGGATCATAAGACAATAATGCTAGCAGGCGGCTGTGGTCGAGGGTCGTCATGATACCAATGCTTTGTTAATTGCCTGCCATGTTGCTGGACCGGCCAGTCCATCGACGGTGATTCCAGTTTTCGCTTGGAAAGATCGTACCGCTCTTGTTGTCAGTCTTCCATAGGAACCGTCGACGGCGAGCTGGGGATCGGCCCCGAGCTTGTTCAGCGCGACCTGGAGCGCCTCGCCGTCGTGCACGCCGACCGGCGGCGGCGCCGGCACCACCAGCGGCGGGGCGGCGACGGCGACGAGCGGAGGCGCCCCGGCGATCGCCAGGCTGGGGTGGCGGCGGACGAGCTCCATGTAGAGCGCGACGGCGCCGGGCTGCGGGTCGAGCTTGCCGGGATCCCACACGCCGTCGGCCACATACTTGCCGCCGAGGCCATGCCCGCCATAGGCCGGCGTGTCGTAGGCGTCGGTGCATGACCACGGATAGCCGCTGAGCCGGCCGTGGTTGCGCGGGCCCCAGCCGTTCCAGGCTTCCCAACAAAAAACCGCGTAAGCGGGCGACCACGCGCCGCCGACGGGGGCCGCATCGATGTGATCGTAGTGCAGATAGAACTCGTCGGCCGCCGCCTTCGAGGCGAAGGGACCGTGGCCGGCCGGGACGTGCACCGAAACCCGGCTGTAGGGATCGCCCTGGCCGATGCCGCACCGGGGATTGCAGTCGCTCTCGCGGCAGTCCGTCGGGCCGATCCAGGCCGCCGGGATGTTGGTGACGGCCCCGGTGTCCTCGTAGCTCGCCAGCACCCGCTCGATCTCGTCAACGCCGCGGGAGACGACCTGCGGCCGCGTCACCTTCGCGGTGGAGAGGAGGCGCTCGTACTCCGGACGGAGGACTTCGAAGGGGTGCTGCATAGTTACGGTTTCCCTAAAAGTATTTGTTCTTTCTCAGATTTTCGGTTGACCACAACGGTTGCAGCTCCCTCACCGCGTCATCTTGATCGGGGCACCTTTCCCACCTTGCGCAGGAACCAGAGCCCGGCTGCGGCGGCGGCGAAGACGATGCCGGCGATGGCGAGCGCGGACGCCGCCGTCATCTCAATCGTACACGGGATAATCGCGGTCGGACGGGACGAATCTCGCTGTAGCAAGACGTAGTTTTTGCGCGACCCGTTCGACCAGTTCGCGGGCACCCAACGCGGCCAATCCGCCGCAGCCGAAAAAGATGACGTTGCCGGACTCGTCCTGAAGTGCCACACTCGTCAGAATAACGGCCAGCAAAAGGGCGATGACGGTGATGATTGTAGCTTCGCTCTTGACCATTTCAATCCTCCAACTTGATCACGGCAGAAAGCAAAGGATAGTCTGAGTGTTCGGGACCGTCCAGAGCAGCGAGTTCTTGTAGGGGTTGTCGGCCTTCACTACCGCGTCCGGGGACACGTCCGTCCAGGCGCCGCCGAGCATGATCGAGTAGGCGCCGTTCTCGTTCTTCACCTTGTCCGGCGTCAACGGCTCGCTCAGTTCGATGCGGCCGCACTTCCCTTTGACGCTCTCCAGGGTGTTCCACCACGCCCCGGGAATAGGAACGGAGCGCGGCGTTGTCGGCTGCGCGAAAGCTGCGGAGGTGAACAGGAACGCGATGATTGCGAGGATGGTGGTCTTCATCCGTCAAACTCCGTTATATGTAGATCAGGGATCGATGATGGGTTCCAAGGCGCCGATGACGCCGGGCGGGATCGCGTTCTGATCCGGCCCGTCTCCGACTTTCAACTCATCGAGTTTGATGCGGCCAGGCGCGACCGGGCACTCGGCGTCGATGATCTTGTTCCAGTTATCCTGAATTTTTTTGCCACGCTCGTTGACGCCGTCGGTATCTTTCGGGATCGGCTGCTCGGCGTTGAAGCCGTCGCGGGCGCGCTGCACTGAGTTCGCCACGTCCTGAAGCCGCGCTGTGTTCATGGCGACGACCAAGCGCAGCGAACCGAGCTTGTACTGCTTCGCGTCCGCCGGGCAAACGGCGTCGAGCTGCTGGCCGACGCAGTTCAGCGCCGCGAGCCCCTTCAGGACGGTGAGGCATTGCAGGATAGTCAGCTTGGGCTTCGGGGCGTCCTCAGCCGAAGCGGAAACGACGAGTGCGGCGGCAAGTACGGCGGCAAGAACCGAAAGGCGCATGAACTTTCTCCCTGTTGACGGAAAGACGTTTATCCTATGCGTCGTCAAATATCTAGATGCCTCAACATCCGGTTGTTCCGACAATTCTGCCGTTGACGATTGTGAGCACCGTATTGGCGCTGGCCAACCCCGCCGTGCTGATCGTGCATGTCTTGCTGGCCACGCTGGCTATGTCGCCGCCGCCGAGGCCGTTGTTCGTGTAGAGCACGCCCGACGTATTGGTCCGCTCATAAATGACGGCGCTGCCGAGCACGATGGTAGAGGGCGTTGTGGCCGCCGCGGCTTGCAATGTCGTGAACACCGACCCAGCCGACAGGACGCCTGATCCGCCTATGAAATAGCCGTCGTTGACTGGAACGTTGATATTATTGTTAAACGTCCACAGGCTCGCCGTCGTGATGTTGTAGTCGAGCGCGACGGAGCCGTTGACGGAAATGGCGATGTTTCCCACGGCAGTCGAATAAAGCCCGGTCGCGTTGCTGCCAAGATGGATCGCGGGAGCCGCCGCCGTCCCGGCGATGGTGTAAAGGCCTCCAGTTAGTGGAGAACCGCTGCCAGCCGTGAGCGGAAGATCAAGCGATGCGCCGCCAGTCAACGACGCCGTGATCGTTCCTGCAGAGAAGTTGCCGCTTCCATCGCGTTCGACAAGCGTCGAGGCTGTATTGAGATTGGTATAAGCAAGAAAGCTGCCGGCACCTGCGGCGCTAAGTGCAGTCAAGACGTTGCCCGCGCTCGAAGTACCGCCATATGCCGTCGGAACTGCGCCGTTGCCAGCAGACAACATGAGATCGCCGGACGTCGGATATTGAGCGGCATATTGGTTGCCGCCGGCGATCTTGATCGTCACATTGTCCGGCTCAGAACAGCCGACTTGCGACGACGACGCGACCGTGCATTTCACCGTCACCGCGCCGGTCCAGGGACCGCTTCCGGTCCCGGCAATCGTCAAGGTCGTGTCGGCAGAGGCATTCCCGAGCGACGTGACAAAATTAGTCGCAACCGCCTCGCTGCTGACGACACCACCAGATGTGACGGTCGCTATTCCCGCCGTGGCCGATCCACCGTTGATTATCAGATCCCCGGTGTTGAACGTCATGGTGTTCGTGACGACCGTCACCGTCGCGATCGTGATTTTGCCGGATGTCGTGACCCCGAAGTCGAAAATCTCCGCGGCACCGTTCGTCTCGAAGAGCAATTTGTTGCTCGTCCCAAGCTGTATCACCAGCTGTCCGGAGGAGTTCTCCAAGATCGAAGCGCCGATGTTGCCGAAGGACAACGAACCGTAAGCGCCGGGATAGCCGAGGGTCGGGTTCGCCGCGCACAGCGGAGCTTGCCCGCTTGCGCCGACGTAAACTTCGCCGGTGTTGAGCTGGCAGTTCGGCGCGAACTGGTTGCCGGTGATGGCGGCGTTGGCAAACCATGCCTGTCCGGCTTGGCCGCCGGGGTTCACCGCAAGATTGTTGATGCCGACGTTGCCGTAGGTGCTGTACTCGATGTTGAAGGCGTAGGGCGTGTAAGCGAGAAGATGGCCCGCACCTACCGTTGCCGGCGACGTCAGACTGGCGACGTCGAGCGGCGCGGTGACGACGGTTCCTCCAGAGCCGACCGTGGTGGCCACGAAATAACCGTTGTAGCCGACCGTCGTCATTCCGGTGATGTTGAAATAATCTCCTGGGACGATGCCAGAGTTGGTCGCGAACGTGAAGGTAACGGTGCCGGTATTCGTGCCGGTCGTCACCCATGTCGCGCTCGACAGGGTCGCCGGCGAAGCCCAACCCGGATTGTTCGTGAACGAGCCGCCCGTCGAGCCCCAGGCATCGCAGGTGTTGCCCTCGAACGACCACTGCGTGATCTCAAGCGTCCCGTAGCAGTCCCCCGCCGCTTGCGAGACGAAGTTGTTCTGGATCGTTTCGTTGACCATCGGGATGAAGGCACCGTAACCCGTGTTGGGCGGCGCATAGCGCGCGTCGATGCCGACGCCGTGCGTGCTGTCGCCGATGCCGAGGACGCCGGTGACGACGTTGGCGATCTTCGTGCTCGGGCCGATGCCGCAGCCGAAGCCGTCGAGGATGCCGGAATAGTACGAGGTGTTGGTCCAGTTGCCGAGGACCGTGCCGGCCGGCGACTCGATCGCCGTGTAAGTGTTCGTGAAATGGTTGCCGATCATCGCGAAGCCGTTTTGCGGCACCGTCGAGCAGGCAAGGTTGAAGTTGGCCCCGTCGGGCCCCCGAATGTCGTGGATGTTGTTGTAGTTGAACTGGACCGAAACGGCCGGAGCCGCGCCGGAGACGTAATAGCCTTGGAAGAACGCGCCCTGGCCCTGAAAGTGCGAAATCTCGACGCCCTCGACGCGGACGAGGTCGGCGAACTGGATCGTCACTCCCATTTGATTCTGTTGGAAGTTGGGATCGCTGAAGCTCGGCGTGCCGGACCATGGCCCGGTGATCAGGCCGGGACCGCGCACCGTGAAGCCGATGGAGATAGTCGAAGGCGCCGGGCCGACGCCGCCGAACTCGATGAAACCGCGTTCTGGGATCACCCATCCCGAGCAGCCGGTCGGATACGAGGTCTCGTCCTCCATCCCAAGCGATTGCATCGTCGCGCCCTGATCGAGCAAATACGACACGTTGTTGACGTTGCACGACGTGAAGCGGCCGCCGCTCACCAGAAGCGACGCGGTCTGCGCCCAGGTGGCGCGCCCTCCCGGCACCGTGATCTTGCCGGCGACGTAGAAGGATTGTCCCGCCGGATAATAGACGCCGTTGTTGGCCGTATATGCCTTTTGAAGATTGACGGTGTTGTCGGTGCCGCAGGTGATCGTGCCGGTGCCGCCGGACAGCGCCGTTCCCGGCGTGCCGCTGATGACGAGATGGTTCGCGTCAGTCTTGGCCGTGACCGTCGTGTTGAACGGGGTCGGATGCGACGGGCCGGTGTTGTAGGTCGTCGATCCCGCTCCCGGGATGGAGATGCCGGACCCGGCGTTGCAGCTTCCCGCCACGACGCCGCCGCCGCCGAGCGTGAGGGTCGGATTGGCGGACGCCGCCACCGTGAGGGTGCCGGTGTATTGGTATTCGTCGAAGAGGACTCCATATGCCCCGACGCTGGCGTAACCGCCGACCGGAGGCGCTCCCCACCCACCCGAGCCGAGGAGAACGTAGCTTTGCTGGCCGGCGAGCGGCATAGGTACCACGCCGGCGGCGCCGTTGAGCAGCGAGCTGGCTCCGGTGAAGTTGTTGATCCCGACCTGGACGACGCCGGCCGTCGGCGTCACCGTGATCGGCGGGACGCCGACGAGGTTGGCGGGGTTGATCGGCGTGAAGCCGAGGAAGTCCTCCTTCTGCTGGAAGCAGTACTGCCACTGCGCCGTCGTGAGGATGGCGCCAGGGGCGATATATTGGCATCCAGATTGCGCGGCGGCCGGGGCGGCGAGGAAGAACAGCGCCAACATGCCGAAGATGAGCGATGCGATCCTGTTCATGCCTTCACCTCGTACCGCGGATTCTGGCCTTACTCATAGCACACCTCGATCGCGATGACCCCCGCCGCGCCGGCGCCGGCGCTTCCGGTCGCGGCGCCCCCGGCCCCGACCGTGTAGATGTAGGTCGCCGCTGGGTTGTTGATGGCGAACTCGACGTATTCCCCGGCGCCCCCGCCCGACGCGCCGGTGAACGATCCAGTGGAGTTGGCCGCGTATGGTCCGCCGCTGCCGCCGGACCCGGTGTTCGCCGCCGCCGCGACGCCGTTGCCGGTGTATCCAGAATTTGCTCCGGCGCCCCCGAAGGGGCTGACGCCGCCGGCCGCGCCGGCGATGATGGCCTGGGTGCTGGCGGCGGCCACATTGACGTTCCAGCCGCCGCCGCCGCCGCCGCCCGCGAACCTAACGATCTGTGTCCCGGTCCCTGTCGTGCCGCCGGTCCCGCCGGCGGACGGGATGCTGGAGGCGCCGCCGGCCCCGCCGTTCGCCGTGGTCGAGCCGAAGGACGTTTGGCCGCCGTTGCCGCCGGCCGTGCTGGGCGGGTTCTCCCCGGCGCCGCCCCCGCCCACCATCCTGATCTTGAGCCGCTTCGCCCCGGCCGGGGTAGTGTACGTCGCGCTCGTCCCGCTGGTCAGCGTCGAGTACGTCGGGAACGTGCCGCTCGCCACCGCCGAGACGCGGCCGTCGGCGCCGACCGTGATGGTCGGGTTGGTGTAAGTCCCTGCGGTCACCCCCGAGTTCGTGATGGTCAGCGACGGCCATGTGCCGACCACGGTGCCGCCGGCGAAAAGGCCTGGGTTGGCCCAGTTCGCGCCGCCGGTATCTGGGTCGCTGGTGTTGTTCTCGACGGTGGAGACCCAGAACAGGCCGGGCGTCGCCGCGTTGGCGAGCATCGCCCACTTCGGGTAGCCGCCGACGGCGGAGGAGAACGAAGGATCGTAGAGAATCTGCGCCCCGGCGTTCTGCCACTGCGTCCAGCGCGTGATCTGCGACACGATGCCGTTGAAGTCCTGCCCGAACGGCGGGACGCCGCCGCCTCCCGGCGGCAAAAAATTGTCCGGCGGGAAACCGTCGGTGAACGAGGCCCGCCCCGGGGTGATGGAAATCTGCGAGGGCACCGGCATCGGGTAGGTGATGTCGCCGGCGGGGGCGGAGGCTCCCCACGTCACCGTTATTTTCACCGGGATGTTAGCGGACTGCATTTTCTTTTCCCCTCGTCATGGGAAGGAGACGTTGGCGGTGACGCCGACGGTGCGCGGCAGAACGCCGGAGTTCTGCACGATCGCCTGCTGGAGCGCGGAGAGCGGCGCCGAGAAGGTGTACGTTTCCGTCATGTCGAGCCCGTCGGCAACATAGCTGTTCCCGATGCCGGGGAAAAGGTTGATGAGGATCTGGTTCACCGCCGGGATCGATCCGTCGCAGATGTTCGCCAAAGCCTTCGTCAGGACCAGCGGCCGGTACGCGGCGTCGGTGAGCGTGAAGTTGCCGGTGACGCTCTGGCCGCTGAAGAACGACGACTGTCCGAACCCGGTGCGCGTCGTCGGCGTCCCGGATTCCTCGAAACCGAAAAAACTGGAAATGTTGGGCAGCTGCAGAACGCGGCCGACGCCGACGATGGCGCCCCAGTTGTCTAAACCCACTCCGATGGCGGTATCCACATTCCAAAGGACATCGAAGAACTCGTCGAGGTTTAGCGTCGGGTCAATGTATTGCGCCATGTTGTTGCAGAGCGTGAAAAGAATTTTGGAATTAGCATACTGCATTAGCAGCGTTTGCAGCCAATCGAACGGCGGGATCGTCCCGATCGGCGATGTGCCGATGACGAAGGTCCCGATGGCGTTGCTGCCGGGGACCGGATTGGGGTGGGGTACCGGGGGCCCTGGGCTATATGGCATCAGAGAAGCTCCCGCGGGACCGGCTGAAATGAATGATATTTTTTCTTTGCTTCTAAATAGGCGTTGGCAGCATCTTCGATTCGATCAAACCGCCCCAAATCAATTCTTCGTCCATTATACCGGATAATGGCGCGCCATTTGTTTCTCGGTTTATGCCAATATACGCCGATGACGCCACTCGTATTATTTGCGCCCTTTCCTTTGTTTTGCATATTTCCAGAGCGGTTGGCCAAACGAAGATTTGCCAAAGAATTGTCATCTCTTTTACCATTGAGGTGATCAATTTCTTCTGCCGGAAATTCTCCGAATACGATCAGCCATATCAGCCTGTGAGCGCGATATTGGCGTCCGCCAAATTTGACTTGCAAATAGCCTTCCTTACTGAAGCATCCGGCGCGCTGCCCTGCGGTCGTTTCGTTGAAGCGCTTGCACTTCAATTCTGCTGACCAATTGCCAGAACTAAAGAACATATCCGGCGTACGGATTTTCCAAATTAATTCTCCGGTTTGTGGATTGTAATCGAGCAGTTGCCGCACAAGTGCGGCGGTAATATCTTCACGTGCAGCCATAGTCCGCTCCGTTCGGATTGAGGTTAGAGGCCGTCGATTCCCTGCAAGGAATCGGCGGTCTTGCATTGTAGCGTGGTTCGCGAGTTCGTTCATGTGACGCTTACGGAAATGTTCTGAGGCGCGATCGTCGGCTCCTGCGCTATGCCGACGGCGACCAAGTTCTGGGTCGCGGCGACCGCCGTTATCTGTATCCCGCAGGTGATCGTGGCGCCGGACGAGCTGGTCTGGACCGACGTCGTGTAGACGCCGTTGCCGCCGATGGTGCCGGACAGTTGGCCGGTGATCGTGGTGCCGGAAGGGACGCCGATCCCGGAGATGACGTCGCCGACGCCGACGGTGCCGCTGACCCCGGTCGCGGTCAGCGTGGCCCCGGTCCCGTTGGTCCCCGTGAAGATGGCGCCGCCGAGGTTCTGCGGGTTGCTGACGGTGTAAGTCCCGGTGCCGCCGACCCCGGTGTTGAAGGCCGCGATCGTCGTCCCGGGCGTGATGGCGCCGTTGGAATCGAACCCGGTGAGCCACTGCCCGACGACGAGCGCGCCGGACGTGACGGACCTCACCGTCAGCGTGGTGCCCGAGATGGAGCCGACCACGGAGGCGGCGTCGGAGTCGTTGGCGGAGCCGCACAGGATCGACTTCACGGCCGCCCAGGAGCCCAGCGCGGCGACCGCGGCGCCGTACTGGCTGGCGTAGACCACGGAGCCGATCCTGGCCTTCGGCGGCACCGTCAAGTTCGTCGTCGGCGCCGTAGTCATCGCCGTCGAGGCGACGTTCTGCGGCGTGCTGACGATGTAGGTGCCGGCGTTCCCGGCCCCGGTGAGCAGCGCCGAGATCGTGGTGCCGGGGACGACGCCGGCCCCGCCGAGCGATTGGCCGACGACGATAGTCCCCGACGCCACGGCCGTCACGTTGAGCACGTTGCCAGATATGGAGCCGGTGAAGCTCGAGCCGGTGTTCGCCCCGTTGAAGGCGTTGACGATGGCGGTCTGGACCTGCGCGGCGGCGTTCGACGGCACGAGGCCGCTGTTGGCGATGTTGACCGCGAAGTAGACCGGCAGCGGCGCCGGCGTCTCGAAGGTGATCGTGTAGGAGGGGTAGGGCGGCGAGTAGGCCGGGTTCTGGTCGGTCACCGTCACCGACGTGTTGCCGTTCATCGGGATGCCAGGCGGCTTCTTCGTCCAGATCGCGTTGCCGACTGCCTGCGCGATGCCCCCCGTCACGGCGACGTAGATCGAGCGCGCCGCCAAGGTGTAGCCGCCGATCGTCGCCGGCGAGTTCGTCGGGTTGTCGATGACGTAGGCGTCGAGCACCCCGGGGACGGAGAGAACGGCGCCCAGGACCGCGGAGTTGGTATTGCGGGCGTTCGCCGCCACGGAGAGCTGCCGCCTCAGCTCGGCCTGCTGCGAGGTTTCCGTGTTGTTGCCGACGACGCCGGAGATCACGGCCGCCGAATCCCACCCAGGGATGGCTTGATATATCTTCACCGAGCTCGGCACCGCGATCGGGCCTGGGGTGACCGCGGCGAAGGACAGCACGATCGAGCCGCCGGCCGCGGGCAGCGTGCCGGACCCGGTGCACTGGTAGAGGTTGCCCGATGAATCGACGACGGTGCCGTAGACGAGCGGGCCGGCCGGGATGGACGCCCCGGCGCCGTTGCAGGAAATCTGGAGCACCGTCGACTGCGCCGGCTTGCGGGTGAGGAAGTTGATGCGCAGGATGGCGTCCTGCATCCGGCCCTGCGAGAAGGCCGGGTCGACCTGCGAGGCGTAGTAAATTAGGACCTGGTTGTAATTGGCGAGCAGTGCAGCGGTCGTCGTCGTCAACTGCCCTTGCGGGGTCGTACCGTTCCAATTGAATGAGATATTGAAGGCTATATTGTAGTCAGATTGAACGCCGCCAAGGATAGCCGCGGTAGACGGCGCCTGCGGGCCATTAGCTCCCCACACGATTCCCGGGACATTCGTCGTTCCGATGTTTGCCATCTCAGCCGGCCCCCTGCGGATTCACCACGGAAAAGTCCGCCGCGGTAAGCTGGCCAGCCGTACTAATCACTTGGACCTGGCCCCCAACGGAACGGTTTGAGAAGCTGGTCAAAAAGACTTGCGCCGATGCGATCTCGGTGTTGGCGGAAAGCGCCGCGGTGACCAAAATCTGCTTCAGCAGCGACAGCGTAGGGGGCGGATTGACGCCGAGGACCTGCGTCAGCCACGGCACGCCGACCGTGGTATCGAGATATACTTCACCGAGGTAGGTTTGGATTGCCGACGCGGCGTCCTGCGCGAGCGAAGTCGGCGACAGTACGACGGCGATGTTCCCGCTGCTATCGAGCGTCAAATCCCATGTTGCGTCCAAAAGCAGGGAGGCATTTGCCATCGCGCATCAGCTCCCCGGCGTCGGCGGCCCGGTCGTACCGCTACCGGTTTGAACGCCGCCATGCGTGTGGGTCAGGATACTGATGACAGTGCCGTCCGAGAAGTCGGGCGCCGTGATCTTGCCGGTAGCGTTGATCGGACCGTTCACGATGAAAGCTCCCCCGCTGACCGGCGTCGCCGTGATTCCTGCCGCCGAAGTGCTTATGACATTTCCCGGCGCATCGGTCACCTGGAGGGTACCGTCAGACTTTAGCCAGAGAATCGCCGCCGGGACGGCGTTGAAGATGCCGCCGAGGTAAATTCCGTCGCTGTAGCTGTATTTGCGCAGCGATCCCGGGTTCTGGATGCCTGGGTTGGCCTGGACCGACGTGATATCCCGCGATGCCGCGATGATGAAGCCGAAGTCGTTCGCCGCCGGATCGAGGATCACGGCCCAGGGACCGCCCTGTAGTCGCCAATACGGCAGACCATAAACGATGCCGTGCGGTACCGCATTGCCGTTGCCGTCGAGCTGGCTGACGAGGAGCTGAACATCGACGGTACCCGGCCCCGGCGGCGAGCCGGAGCCGGCATGAAAGGTCACAACCTCGACCGGCATCATTATCTCGAGCTGGGCCTGAATCTGGCGGACCAGGAAGGCGACCTTGCTGTACTCCGACGAGGAGTCGTTCGGCCCCTGCTGGCTGGCCCCGATGCTGCCTTGGTCTGCGGTTTGGGTCATGGCGGCGGCATGATCGGCGTCGAGGTTTTGTTGCCCGGCGCGTAGCAGTAGACATCGGCCTTCCACTCGCCGTTCGGCAGCATGGCATCGAGCGCCAGATCGAGCTTGTGCACTACCCAGAGTCCGCTCGCCTTGTATAGGCTGCTTTGGACTTGCGCTTGTCCGAAGAACTTGATCGCGGGATCGAACAGCGTGTGAACCAAAATACCTTGCTGGGTGTAGGACGGATAAGTGATCATCGTGCCGGTCCCGTCTGATAGTGGGGCGGAGATAACCGGGATAGGTTGCGTCGCGCGGGAACCAAACTTTGGAAAGATGGCAAGCGTCGTTCCGCCGTCGACAAACTCGGCGCCGATGCCGGCGGCGTCGCGGCACGCGGCGACCTGATCGATCAGCGATCCTTTGAAGTATGACTTTGAAAGGTTGCCGTTGACGCCGTTGTTCTCGAAATTGAGGCTCAGAGCCTTGGCATAGGTCTGCATGATGCTCGCCACGCTCTGCGAGCCGGGAAAGCTGCCCGGCTTCGCCAGCGCCGTTCCTGGACCGAGACCGAAGCGACACTCAAAGCACATCGGTGTATCCGGCATCGCGTTGAAGTCGGCGTAGGCTTGTTGGATGGTCCCGGTGAAAACCGTCGAAAGTCCGGAAATGCTGTCACCGGCCATCACCGCGATGTTGTTTTTCGGGATCAGGTTGAGCTGCATACCCAGCGTCGAAAGTTGGTTCACTACCGATAGCGGCAGCCCCCAGATACGAACTTGCGCGGCGCTGTAGGATGGTGATCCCGAATTTTGAATCCTCACGCTGGTGCGCAACTGCTGACCGGTAGTAGGGTTGGAAAAGGTCGCCGATGATGCCTGTGACCCGTCGGGCAGATTGAAGAAATTAGGCTGATTAGTACCGGGATTGTCGGCCAGTTGAATCGAGACGCTGATCAGCTTTTGAGTGAAGCTCGACAGGCTGCGCTGCTGGACCGCGGCCGGCGACGCCTTGTTGATCGTGATGCGGGTGACCATGTCACCCCGCTATGTTGAGAGCGGCAAGGTCAGCGGGGTCGAGATAGACGAGCTGCCATCGCGTACCGAGTTCGGTATAGTTTGGGTTTTCGCTGCCCTGCGTATCGACGAATACAAGATCGCCGACGAAGCCAAGATACACGTCGCGTACCAGCCGCACCAAATTCTCGCATATCACGCTGTTGACGATCGGTATCGCCCCTACCGTGATCGAGGTAAAAAGCCCGTAAGCATATTGGAAGACATTCAGCGTGCAGGCTTGGCCGTTGAGCTGGACCTGAAGCGTTTGGTTAGGCAGCGTTTGCAAGGGGACTATGAGCATTATTGGACCGCCAATGTGCCCGCCGTGAGCTGTTGATTGATGTCTTGGCCCGGCGCCTTCGCTTGGCCGTTGCCGAGCGATTGAGGCGAGGCATCTCCGGGCTGCTGGGTGTTTTCGAACGTCGTACTTGAGGTCACCGCAATTTTCTGGAACCAGAGTTCGACAACTATCAGCGTGGCACCATGATCGGATTCCCGGCGCCAACTGATGTGCGTTGCGCTGCAGCTCGTGAAGACGATTTCCGGCGTCTGGATATCAAAGACCGTCGGCGCCGGCGCGTTCGCGATGGCGATGCAGGTGTTCAGAAAGGCCTGGCGAGTTGCTTCGTCTCCCTGGCACGTCATCCGGAGTTTGATGTCGTAGGGCAACGTTACCTTGTTGTAACTCTGGAATGCGCCTTGTTCCTGCGGATAATTTGAGATCGGCCAGTCCTGCGCGAAGTCGAAGGACACCGTCGACGCGACGACCGGAACAAGGCCGGGAACCCCGATGATGGAGGCGATGTCCGATAGCGTGCTCAGCGCCGACGTGACCAGTCCGCTGAATTGGTTCGCCGGCTGGATGACGGCTTGCCCGTTCTGGTAGATGCCCCACGACGGTCCCAGCAGGGCGCCGAGGAACAGGTCGGCGGCGTCGGCCACAAGCAGCTCGATGTTCGCCATCACTGCGTCCCCTGCGGCACCTGCGCCGTGAACTGATTCCGTTCGAGGTTGCTCTTGATGTCGCGGCTGATCCCGGCCGCGTCGTCGGCTTTGGAATAGACGTTCATATTTTGCACGGTGATGTTTCCGCCGCCGCCTCCCGGCGGCCGCGGGCCGCCGCCTTGAAGCTCTTGAGCGAAGGTCGAATAGCGCGCGGCGCTCTGTGGCTGGCTTCCCCCGGGCAGGCTAGGCCATTCCTTGTTCAATGCGGCCGATGCTGACTTGAAGTCCCCCTTTTCGATTGCCGCCGCCGCGCCGGGATAGAACTTCTCGATGTACCGCTTCGTCCTGTCTGCCTGGTTCGCATAGTTTCCGAATCGTGGGTCGGCAATACCGGCAGATCGAGCCCTTGCGGCGGTCCCTCTGAGAAACTGAAAAAATCCTTGCGCGGTGCTGCCAGCGTTGCCGCCGCCAGTCTGCGACGATTCGAGAAAGGACAGGCCAGAGAGGAAATTGCCCCAGTTCGATCCTCCTCTCCCCGGCGCGGCTTTGCCAGATGGCGCTTCAGGCTCAGTAGTACCCCAACCCTCACCCAGCAGAAACGACGAGGACAGATCTTTTTTTTTGTCTAACAGACCTGTCCATTCTTTCAACTTGGCAACGGCGTCAATCAGCGACCTCATGAAGGGGCCTGCGATAGCGCGCCCTGCGTTAATCGCCCCCGATTCAATCGTCGCCCAATTTTTCTGAAACTCCTCTGCCGTGCGACCGGCCTCCTTCATTTCCGCTTCGCTCTGCCGCACCGTCGCGAGCGTCTTTTCCAGCTCCGCGCGGCCGCGGATGATCATGTTGATGGTCGTTTCGTCGAGGCCAATTACGCGCTGCAAAAATGCTGCTTTGCCAGCCATCGGCATTTGGTTTCGATCTGCCCAATCAGCTAGATCGCGTAATACCTGCACACCACTTTTTGGGTTACGTTTTTCGTCGAAAGCGTCAATTCCGAGTTGATTAAGCTGGCCCGGGAGATTGCTGGGGACGCCGAATCTAAAACTCCATATCTCTTGCCCTAGCCTCTGGATGGTACCGGCGACTTCTTGGCCAGTACCACCGAACTGTTTGGCCGCCATCGACCAAGCATTTAATTCTGAGATATTGATGCCGAGCGTACGGCTCAGACGAGATGTCGAGGCGTCGAGATTGACCAGGAAGTCGAAAAACTGCCGGGCCGCGGCACCGCCGACGGCGATGCCGAGGAAGCCGAGGAACTCGCGCTTCAGCCCGGTGAAAACTTCGGTGAGCTTCTTGGTCGACGCCTCGGTTTCTGCGGCGTCGCGCTGCGTCCCTTCCTTCAGTTTTTTGACATCCGACTCAATCTGTTCCCGCCCGCGCTCGAACTTGCTGGGATCGAGAGAAAATTCCAAGACGAGCGAGTCTAGGACGGCCACGTTCCTTTACCCCTATCCGAAAATATCCTCTAGAATACGCTCATCGAGCGCACGATAGTTAGCTATCGTCGGCTCAACCTGTAGATCTATCGGTCGCTGTTTGAGCGGGATGCCGCCTGCTTCACATTCTTCCCAAAGTTTATGATTGGCTTCAATTTGATCCGGCTCCCTATCGACGATATTGAAGCGCGGCATACCATAGTATTGGCGCCAATTCGGATCGTGCCAGTTCTTTACCATCTGCGGAACCGACATAAAATACTGATGATAGGTACCTTTGCCGCTCTTGCTCGGCGTATCGAAGGCGATCGTGCAGTTTATTGATGCTGCGACTTCGATGTGCATCACAGTATCCGGTTCGTATGACGGATACCATCTGCCATCGCGATTCAGTGGTAGCGACATGAAAATAACTGGTGGCAGCTTCCCATCGCGCTGCTTGTCCAGTTCCATCTCATATTTCCGAATATGGTTAGGCGTTGATGCTTCCGGTTCGGCCGCTGCAAACTTGCTAACTACGGCGGCGGGAAGGACGGCGGCCAGCACCTTGACGATTGATCTGCGATTCATGGCTTGCTCCTGAAACCGCGCTCAAACGGCCCCGTAAATTGGAAAACCGGGTCCATCTCGTGGTCATGGACGATGAGGATCAGCTTGGGACGATCGGCGCCATCCTTGGTAACGACGCTGATGTCCCTCATTTCTAATTTTCCATCCATCGGAAATTTTTGCAGTTCTTTGATCAGATCAGCGACTGTAAGTTGTTCACCGGGACCCATCTGTTGTCTCCTATTTTGTATTTGCCGAATCTTACTGATTCTCTTGCTTGCGCCGTATCGCTGCCGCCGTGATCGACTTGTTGTGCGAGTCGACCATGATGACCTCGATTATATCTTCCAAGTCCTCCAGCCCCAACGTGTCGTTAAGCGGCCCTATCAGCTCGGGGCAGCGGGAGAGGGCGAGTCCGATTTTGGGGCTGAGGTTTGGATATCCGAGGTAGCTTTCGACGAGTCCTGCCGGCGCTCCACTGTCGATAGCCACTTCGACAGGGCGTCGGCCGGCGAAAAACCCGAGTGGAGCTCGAAAACTTCGCTGCGCAGCCAACCCCGGGTGATAACTTCCTCGATGTCGTCGTCGCTGACCAGAGGGGTAGCGAGAACTTGATGCTGGGCATCGCGTATCTTGGGATCGCGGATGATAGTAACGCATTCCAGCAGCTCGTCGAGGATGGGGATCACTACGTCAGGGTCCATGCCGCCGCCGAGGAAAGCGTTGATGCCCAAGACGGCGAGCCCCTCCCATCCGATACCCGCCCACGACATCGGGATCTGGACTGTCCCCTTGCTGTTGAACGAGAGCGCGGCGCGAATGCCCCATTTCTCCGCTCGGGCGGCTGGCCATTCCTTGAGTTTGTAAATTCTGCCGGCGGCGTAATCGCGTCCGCAGTAGTCCGGCGCCTTGACGATCTTCTCCTTGCGCACGCTCAACCTCCTTCGATCGGCCTCAGCCGCGGATAATCAGGTTGTTCCGGCGGCGTCGACTTCTGGTCATCCTTCGGGAAGTCCGCCGCGGTCAAGAACTCGACGCGTGTCACCCGTTCATCGCCGTGCGCGAACTCCAGCGCCTTGACCCAGGGGCAGAGGAAGGGCGTCGGATGTACCTCGCCGCACCACCGGCACTCACCGTCCTTCAGCGGGACGGATGGCATCCTAGGCCGCAGGCGCCGCGATGACCTTGTTCCAGACGATGCGGAACTTGCGCGGTTGGATGATCTTACGCACCGGCGGCATCGGGTTGTAGGTATCAAGGCCGCCGTTGATGCAGCTGAACATCAGCCCGATGGCGGGGAGGATGATGACCCCGGTGAGCGGGTAGGCGGTCTGCGCCGCCTCTTGGCTGGCGTTGATGATGTCGAAGAACGAGTTCGATGCCGAGTCCGCCTGCAAAGTTATGTTCTGCATCCGCTCAACGTAGACGAAGCCGAAAGAAAGTACGCCGTCGACCCCCATGACGTGCTCGAGGACCTTCGCGTTGTCCATGTCGGTAACGTCGTCCGCCGCGAAGCCCTGAAGCTGCTGCGGGACTGGAAACAAAGTTGCCTGCGAGAATGTAATGACGGCGTTGGCGGCTGTGAGCATAACGGCGGGCTCCTATTGCACCAAGACCGAGGACAAGTCGAGCGAGTGCACCGAATTGCGGTCGATGTAAAAAAACTGCATCGGCCAAGGTCCGCGCGCCGCCTGTACTATCTGGCTGGGGATATTGATGACCAAAGCATAACCTTGAGCCTGCAGCGTTCCGGCAATATTTGCGCCGGCCATGTTGTTGACCTCCGCGACTTGCGATGCAGTCAGCGTATTCGGAGCGAAGGCGCCGAACGCGAGGCCTTGCTGGATGACGGTCTGACACGCTTGTTGGATGAGCGAAACGCCAGCTTGAGTGAACGGCACCGAGAGCGAGTTTTGGAACAACGCCAGTAGCTGGGTCTGGAAGAAACTGTTGAGCCAGACCTGCGTCTGGTAGCTGTCCGCCCACGCGAACGGGCCGGTGATCTGGCCGTTCTGGAACCAGACGTACGAGGCGTTCGCGGCACCGTAGGCGCCGTAGAAGCAGTAGCCGTTGGCGAGCAGGTTCGTTGCCGTGTTGATATCGGTCACGTTGGCGATCTCGCCGGCGCCCTGGCGGAAGGCGAAGTCGGTGCGGCCGTTGGTCTGCTGGTAGTTGATCGACGCCGCGAGCCCGAGCGCGAAGGCGCAGAGCCCGGTGTCGACGGTGGCGCCGCCCTCCCAGATCAGCAGCGTGCCGGAATCGTTGTTCGCCTTGAGGATCTGGCCGAGGCTCGCTGCGGCGGGGTTCGACGCCGCAGGGCTGGCGTCGGGATCCCAGCAGAAGTAGCCGAAGCGGTTGCCGCCCAGCGCGGTGTTCTTCCACGCCGCGAACTGCTGCTTGACCGCGTTGCCGGAGCCGCCGTCGGGGTCGAAGTGGGTCATGAAGTTGACCCAGTTCACGTTCTGCCCGATCAGCGCCGTCATGAAGGCCGCCGGCGTCTGCGGGGCCGCGCCCTGCGACAGTACCGCCCCCGTCGCGGAGGTCAGCAGCAGCGGCGCCGCCGCGGTGCCGGTGGCGAAGGCGGCCGTGGAGGCCGGACCGTTGACGCCGGAGGTGACGACGAGCGCCCCGGAGACCGAGTCGTAGGTGACGGCGAGCGCGATCGCGGCGCCGGTCATCGCCCCGGAGCCAGCGGACTGCGACGGGCTGACGTAGTACGTCCCCGTCCCGCCGACGCCGGTACCCAGCGCGACGATCGACGTGTTCGCGGCGACCCCGGTGCCGGACAGCGCCTGCCCGATCGCGGGCGCGCCGGAGGCCACGTTGGTCACGTTGAGCAGGCCGTAGGTTTCGGTGAGCGCCTCGGAGGCGAGGATCTGGGCGACGGAGACGGCGTACGTTCCGATACCGCCCGGCGTACCGGTAAGCTGGCCGGTGACCGTGGTGTTCGCCGCGACGCTGGAGCCGCTGAGCGCGCCGCCGGTCACGATCGGCCCCGCGGTGACCTGCGTCACGGACAGCACGTTGCCGGCGATGGAGCCGACGAAGCTGGCGGTCTGCGCCGCGATCGTACCGGTGACGCTGGCCTCGCTCGGCAGCGCGGAGTTCAGCGCGGTCTGGATGAGCGTGGCGGCGTTGGAGAAGCTGGTCGCCGCGGCCAGGTTGACGTTGCCGGAGCGGCTGTAGCCCTCAAATACGGCGGTCAGCGTGCCGTTGATGGCCTGGAGCTGGGGCAGCGACAGGCCGGAGATGTTGCCGCCGCGGAGGTAGGCGGCGACTGCTGTCGCGGGAAACTGCGCCATCAGGAGCGACGACGGCTGGATCGACGCCCCGGTGAAGCCGGCGAAGTATATCCCGGCCTCGGCGGTGAGCGCGTCGCTGGCGCCGAAGAAGGCGGAAACGGCGGCCTGGTTGGCGAAGTTCGCGACGGTGCCGACCGGAACCCGCGTGTTGCGGGTGAGCATCAGGCCGGTGCCGGTCAGGCCGGTGCCGCCGGCGGCGAGCACGCTCGGGACGACGCTGACGATCGTGCTTGCCGGGATCGTTGACATCGCGAAGTCTCCCTTGGCGCCCCTGAGTCGGCGCACCGCACCGCGCACCAATTAACACGGCGCGGGGCGCACGACAAATGCTAGGGCGGGTAAAGCGCGTTGACGTCTTCCACCGCGACGGTCGCGGAGTCGGCGTACTGTGATGGGACCTGCACCGTTTGGTAAATCTGGAGGCAGACGTCGAGCGTCCACCGATATTCATATTGCCCTTCGGCGTTAACGAAGGGGGCCTGCCGGGGGTCGTCGGCGTAGAGCGGCACGACCCCGTTCAGCGGGGGCGCCAGCCCGGCGAAGAAGTTGACCCCGAACTCGTCGCGCAGGCACGTCGAGACGGTCTGCGCGAAGTCCCCGGCCATCGTGTCGCTTGAATGAAAATCCACCTGGACCGTGATCTCCGCCGACTGCGTCAGCGTCTTGGCCCCCGCCGACATCGTCTGCGCCGCCGCGCTCTGCGAGGGCGAGACCGCGTAGGTTCCGGTGCCGCCGACGCCCGAGATGAGCCCGGTCACCGCGGTGTTCGGCACCACGCCGGTGCCGAAGAGCGCGGCGCCGGCCTGGACTTGGCCGGAGACGACCTGCGAGACCGACAGCACGCCGCCCGCGATCGACCCCACCAGCTTGACGTCCGCCGAGGCGTCGACGTTGGTCCGCAGCCGTTCGATCCTGATCGGCGTGGCGATCGCGAAAAACGGGTTTACGGGCTCCGGCACCCGGTTGACTTGGCCGGGCACCGCGGAGACCCCGGTGGACATCGTGGCCGCGTCGACGGTCTGGGAGATCGAGACCTGGTAGGTGCCGACGCCCCCGGCCCCGGTGAGCTGCGCCGAGATCGTCGTTCCGGGCGCGACGCCGAGCCCGAGCAGCGGCGCGTTGACCTGGACAGTCCCCTGGATGCCGACCGGCACCTTCCCCGGCAGCGGCGCCACGGTGAGGACGTTCCCCGCGATCGAGCCGACGAACACCGCGGGCGGCTGGCCGGGGAGGCCGGGCAGCACCGCGCCCAGGAAGGCGATGAGCGCCTGCTGGACGTTCGACTGCGTCGGGGAGATCGCGACCATTCACTGCGCCGGGATCTTGTAGAACGTCGCGTCGAGCGTCGCCGAGCTGCTGGCCTGGATGAACTGGAGCGCCGCCAGGTTGCCCTCGTAGACGAACGGCGGGTCGGTGGTCAGGATCGGCTGCCCGGAGCCGGAGCTCGGCGCGATGCCGTCGTCGCGGTAGCGCACGGTCTGGCCCTCCGCCCTGACCACGACTAGGTTCGCCCCGGCCGGGATGCCGACGACGTTGTTGATGCTGCAGGCCGACAGCTTCGTCGCCGCGGTCGGCGAGAGCTGGCAGAAGCCCAGCGGCACCCACGGGACGCCGACCATCGGCGTCTGCGACCCCGCCGCAGAGCAGAGCAGCGGCAGCACTGCGGCCACCGCGAGCGAGAGCTTCTTCATTTGCGCGATCCCTTCCGAAAATGTCGACGGCCGGAATCATTACTACATCGCGCCGTGACGCGCACTATGCCCCGGTCTGGAGCGTGGCGATCAATTTCGTCCAGCCTGCGGTGATCACCCACGGTTCCGGCACGATAGTGACCAGCCAGACGCTGCCGTCCTGGAGCGTGAGCAGGTCGCCGCCCTTGAGCTGAACCCGCACGCCGCCGTCGAGCGCGCCGTTGACGTAGAACGCCTTGAGCGTGCCCTGGAGGTTCAGCATCTCGATCTGGCGGAGGTCGCGGGTGCTCAGCGCCTGCGCCTGGGCGAGCAGCGTCAGCGACGACTGCATCGCGGTCGACGGGACGTTCTGCTCCTCGCTGACCTCGTAGGTGCCTGGACCGCCGCCGCTCCCGACGCCGACGATCGTCGTCCCCGGGAGCACCGCGCCGGAGCCGTCGAAGATGGCTTGGCCAGGCTGGAGAACCCCGGAGGCGACGGAGGAGACGGTGAGCGTGTTGCCAGCGATGCTCCCGACGAACGACCCCGGCGTCGCGTAGGCCGGCCGCGGCGTGCCGTCGGCGGCCGTCGTCTGGCCGACGCTGACCCGGACCGCGACGTAGATGCGCGGGTTGATGGCGCCTACGGCGCCGGCTACGATCGAGTGAAGATTGATTTCCGCCTCCTGCGGTCGACCAAGATCAATACATCATCCATTCGGAACCGCGTTCTAAAACCATCACATCAAGCGACAGTTTGCGTCGAGTCCGTTTAAGAGGCGCCATTGACAGCGCCTCTTCTATACTCATTCCATTATTTATGCGGCTCCGAACGGTCGTATAATTTATACCGGCCCGAATGCAGGCGTCCATTAAACAAATCTCATCGTCCTTCATTGGCACTAATTTTGTGCGACTTTGATTTCTGTTCTGTTCAGCAGTAGTCGCCCAACGACAATTTCCAGGCTCATAATTGCCATCGTTGTTAATACGATCAAGGGTCATGCCTGGCGGGCATTCACCCATGTCGGCTAAAAAATCCCGAAAATCTTTTTCCCATCGTTCACAAACCGTAATCCCCTTGTCAGCGTAATATCGACTCCATTCTTTGCCGGGTCTAACGCGGGTTTTCATATTGGCCCAAGCTCTATAGGTGCGAGATTGTTGGCCATTCTCATCATAACTATGACCATGCTTATGAGGCGTTACCCACGCGCATCCGCACGATCTTGTGCGCCCTTCTCTGACGCGTTCAGCAGATCGGATTACCTCATTTCCGCAATCGCATCTGAAAAGCCAATGAGGGCGCGGGCGACGATGACCTCGATTCTCAACGCGGCGGATAGCTGTCAAGCGACCAAATTTTTTCCCGGTCAGATCAATAAATGTCATTTTGTCTTGACCTCATACGCGACGGAGTTAAGGAGGTGCCCCGTCTCTATCCAAGGCTTGTCGAACCCTTTCCTCTTGATCGTACTCGGTTTCAGAGGAGGAGAGGTAATCTGTATAATAGACTGCTTGAGCTGCCCGGCAATGGCCTCGCCAGCCTGTTGCAGCGTCTTTACAGCATCGTAATCATTGGCTTTCAAAAGGCCGGCAATAGCCGATGGCCATTCCCCCTTTTTGGCCGCAACCATATTGCGGAACGCCGGCCGAGGTGGCTGCCCGCGCGACGGCGCACCAAATTCGTTGACAGCGGCGACAAGCGGGATCGAAGTGCCGTCAGGATAAGTTCCGCCGGCCAAAAATCCGACCCGGAGCACCGCCGGCTGGCTCACGCCCTTCGAGATTTTGGCCAGCGCCGCGGCCAATTTTTGCCCTCCTACAATTTTAGCCATCTTTAATACCTGTCAATCCCTTGTGCTTGACGATTAGCTAGTCGTGTAGCCTGTCGCCGAGCAATTTCTTCTGCGGATAGTTTTCGTCCCGGCCTTGGAATATAATTTTTCTTGAATGTTTCCCGCGCCCGATCAATTTGTTCCTGCGGTACCGTGCGACCAATAAGAAATGACCTCATAAAATCCATATGCTCTGGCGATGATCGCATGCTACGCAGCAATTGAGCCGCAGATTCTCTACGTTCTGGATCTTCCATAATCTTGCGGACTTTTTCAGCTATAGCATCACGTTTCGATTGGTCGCTCATACGCTCAATCTGGCGCTTTCTGCACTCTTCGCGATATTCTTCTGTTCGTTTGAGTCCTGTAAGTTTCGTTGAAATTTTTTGACGAGTAATCGCCGACTGTGATCGACCGAGATTGGAATATACGCATTCTCGAAGAATATTGTAGACAATCGCTCCATCATAAGTATCCAAAATCAATTGTTCATAGAAGTTCAGCATTTCTTTGTCTTTTGGACAGACTATTATAATTTCGAAACTGAAAGCATTTTCGCCATACTTCAAATAAGCTCTCTGCAAAAATGAGTTGCAATGCTTATTTTTGCGCAAATCTCGAAAATGAGTTGCTTTGCGAACGCGAAACTTGGCGGCTTGGCCGATGTAGAACTTCGGCGGCAATCCGGGACGATCAATCCGGATCCGATAAATACCAGCGCGATTGCGGAGTGCGATCATCTGCGGAGTTTATCATGGCTTTCTGATCGTCGCCATCTCAGGCCGCCTCTGCGGCGGGCGCCAAGCACTTCGGGCACTGCAGGCAGAAGTCGCCGGGCTGCTTCGGGTGGCGCCCGATCCCCCATCCCAGCGCCCCGACCGCGACGTTCGCCGCCGCGTAGAGGGAGTTCTTGACGACGGTCTCGGCGCGGCAGGCCGCGCACACGAAGCGGTGACTCTTCATGGCCTCGGCCATCGCCACGGCCTCCCTCAGTAGATGCGCCTGCCGCGCGGGAAGAACGGGTAGCTGCCGGCGAGCCCGGGCGCGACGCGGGGCCTGATGACCGGGAACGCGGTGCGGAATTGGGCGGTCGCGGCCCAAAATTCCGCCCCCCACTTGGTCTGCATAAAATATGCCTGCGACGGGCTGCCGGCGTCGGCCTCGCCCATGTCGACCTGCACGGAGACGGAGCCCTCGCTGGCGTTGGTGACGCGGCCGACCAGCGGGGACGCCGGCTGGCCCTGCGAGGACGGGTTGTCGTTGGCGTCGCGCGGCGCGTTGAGCCAGGCGATGTGGGCGGTGAGGAGGTCGAGGAGCGTCGCCGCCTGCGGCAGCGCCCCGGTCCAGCCGGCGTTGGCGAACAGCAGCGTCGCCCGGTTGAAGTAGCCCTGCAGCTGCGGCGCGGAGCAGCCGGCGAAGTCCGGGAAAGCGGCGATGAAGGCCGCGGGGTCGAAGGTGACCGTCGGCGCGGCCGGGGGACCCATCTGGCCCCTCCCGTCAGGCGTCGGCGAGCAGCGCGTCTTCCGCCGGCCGGCTCATCGGGTTGACGCGGGTCTTCTTCGGCATCCGCTTGTCATTGTCCGGCCGCAGCGGGCCGAAGCCGCTGTCGCGCGACTTGTTCTCGACCGCCTCGGCCTTGGCGTCATCGACCTTCTCCTGGGCGAAGATCATCTTGTTCTTGACCATGTCGGTCGTCTTGTTCTGCTCCAGCCAAACCTCGAAGAAGTCGGCGTCGACGCCGAACGTCAGCGCGTAGCCGCCGGCCATCGTCGGCCGCTCCGGCCACACAACGCCCTCCGGCGGCGCGCCGATCGGGTAGTTGGTGCCCTGGATCACGACGACGGGTCCGGTCTTGGCGAAGACCTGCTCGAACCAAGCCTCTTGCTTGTAGCGCATCTGGACCTGCGTCGGCTCGCAGAGCTGGAGCTCCAGCGCGAAGGGGAGCTTGCTGCAGACCGTCACCTTGCCGCCGGCGTAGGAGCGGGTCGGCCGCGCGGCCGGCGGTACGTGGGGGGCGTCGATGACCGACTTCGCGGCGGGGGTCGGCTGCTTCCTCTTCGGCGTCGCCATCGGTGATTCTCCGGATCGCGGGTTTCCACTGGGGTTCACCCATACTCCGTCGCGCGGGCTTTGTCACCAGCGAACGGAAAAGCCGCCCCCGATTCGCAGGGGCGGCCTCAGCCAGGCAGGCCGGGTCGAAAAGATCAGATGCCGAGCATCCCGACGACGCCCATCGGGATCCTGGTGATGGTCCCCCAGGTGCCGGACGTCATCTTCTGCTGCCAGGCGGACGGCTCCGGGATGATCTTGTGGGCGCGGAGCTTCTCGTTGAAGGCCGCGTAGGCTACCTCCTGGCCGGCGATGTCCTTGACGATCAGCTGCATCGCGTTGCCGGCCGCGGAGTAGCCCTGCGGGTTGGTCGAGGTGTTCTGGCCGTACTGCGGCGCCGTCATGACCTCCATGTTCGGGAAGCCCTCCTTGAGGAGGTCCTTCACGTAGACGCCGAAGGTGTTGGCGAAGCGCAGCGCCAGCGCCGAGATCGGCGCCATCACGAGCGTGCACTTGGCGTCGAGCTCGACCGTGCCGTTGGTCAGCGAGATCAGCTTGTTGAACAGCGCGACGACGTCGTTGTAGACCTCGTTCGCCGTGGCGTTCGGCGCGCCGCCCGCGGTGAACCACGCCGTGCCGCCGTTCGCCTTGGTGGCCGGGGTGATGTAGGCCGACAGGAACGGGTTGTTGATGATGCCGTAGCTCTGCAGCCCGTTGATGCCGAAGGCGTAGCTGAGGTTCTGGTACCGGTTCAGCAGGTCCGACGCCGAGACGTTGAGCTCGGAGACGTAGTTGATCTTCGCCAGCCCGGCCCTCTCCAGCTCGCGCTCGCCGTAGCGGACGAAGGTCTGGAAGAGGTAGGCCTGGAAGTTCGGGAAGTTCAGGTTGACGCCGGCGCGGCCGTTGTTGTTGAAGTCGCCGTAGCTCGACACCTCGCCGGTCTCCTCGATGACCGGGAAGATGCGGGTCTCCTCGAGCCAGTCGCCGGCCTTCTGCTCGCCGAGGATCTTGGCGAAGTTCAGCGGCGTGAAGACGATGCGGATGACCTTCGGGTCGATGACCGTCGTCAGCAGCGACGGGATGCCCGAGCTGGGGTCCGTGGACAGCGTCGGCTGCGCGTCCATCGCGAGCCGCCAGTCCTTCTTCCACTCGTCCGGCAGGTACATCGTGACGCCGGGGAGGAAGACGCCCCGCTCCTCGAGCATCGGCTTGTGCTCTTGGAACTTCGTCCGGGCTTCCTGCAAATTCATCGCCGTTGCTCCTATTTTGATCCCAGGGTCAAATCAGCTCTGTTACCCGAGGGCGTGATCGCTGATCTTGACGAGCTCGCCGGGCAGGCCGCTCGACATCGCGATCCACTTCGTCTCGACGTTGCCGACGACGTTGATCGTGGACGACCCCACCACGGCGTTGTTGTTGACGTAGTAGGTGCCGGCGCCGCCGGTGCCGGTGCCGAGCGCCGTGATGTTGGTGTTCGCCGCCACGCCGGTGCCGGACAGCGTCTCGCCCACCGCGAAGGTGCCGGTGACGGAGCCGCCGACGGTGAGGATGCCCCACGTCGCCGTGAGCGGCCCGGAGGCGTAGTTGCCCTCCGGGTTGTTGAGAAGGTAGGTGCCGATGCCGCCGACGGAGCCGCTGAGCTGCGAGACGATCTGCGTCGTCGCCGGGATGGTGCCCGCGGTGCCGGTGATCGTCGCGCCGGGCTGGAGCGTCGTCGTCGGCGCCGTGGTGACCGTCAGCACGTTGCCGGTGATCGAGCCGGTGAACGTCGAGGACGCCGCGGCGATCGAGGACGCCGTCGAGGTCGCCGCGTTCGTCGGCGCGCCGGTCAGCGCGAAACTGACCTTGCCGGTGGCGAGGTTGGCGTAGGCCTTCATCGCCGCCTGGCCGGGGCTCTGCGGGAGCGCCTGCGAGGTGCCGTCGTTGACCACCCAGAAGTCGCCGCCGGTGCACAGCGTGGCCTCGTAGCCCACCGGGACGACCTGCGAGGCGACGGCGAGGTAGGGCGTGATGAGCGCCTGCTGCTCGCGGTGGACGAAGCCGGAGACCGGGCCGCTGCCGGAGTTCAGCGCGATCGTCGGCGTGCCGTCGGGGTCCGACGGCGGGTAGGCCCAGGCGAAGCGCCCGACCGTCAGGCCGCCGACGCCGGCGACGAGGCCGCCGGGGCCGGCGTCGTAGGTGAAGTACGGGTTCTGGCTGGCGAAGTCGCCCGCCACCGCCATAGAAGGTTGGGGGAACGCCTGCTGCTGGAATCCACCAGAACCGCTCATCGAATTTCTCCTGTGCAAACAGCCGTAGGCTGAGGATACCGGACCGCGTTTTGGATCATCCAAGCGGGTGAAGTGATCACCGCTCTGCGCGCGTTCTGCCGTATGGTAGCGCGACGAATGATTTCCTTAGTCTCCGGCGAGTGGTGATGTCCGGTATGTCCGGGGTTGTTGGCTCGTTGTTTCGCGCGGCCTTCCTCAGTAGACCACCAGCCGCTTTTTTTGGTGCCGCCGCGTTGGCTGGCGGCCTGACTCGCAACGTGTTCTGGGGCTTTGGTCTTCGGCATCGCGGCGCTGATCGCGGCGCACCACTCCGGCGAAAGAGTGCGGCCCTTTCGGTTCGCGCTATGCTTCGCCAACGTTTCCGGGGTCGGCTTGTAGCCCGACGCCCCGTCCCCGCCGTCCGTCAGATTGACGAGCGGACCGCCGTTGGCCTCGCGACCGATGAGCAAGATAAGGTCGCGCTCGATCTGCTTGGCCTGCTCGTCCGTCAAGCCCTCGACGAGTTTGATGCAGGGCATCTCCATGCCCGCGGCCTTGGCCTGCGCGCGGATGCTCAGGAAATGCTTGTTGCGCCCGCACTTTCCCCGATGCTGCCAACGCTTGCCCTTCCCCTTGCCGACGTAGCAGGGGCGCCCGTCGGGGCGGAGGTAAGCGTAGACGTAGAAGTTCGCGTCGGGGCTCATTTTTGCCTTTCAGCCCGCCTGGATGCGGGCCGCGCCCGGGAACATCGTGTTGAAGTCGCTGCGCGCCGTCGCGTCGATCGCGGCGTCCTGCGCGACGTGCGCCGGCCTCGCGCCGGGCTTCGGCTGCAGGTCGAGGATCGTCTTGAACGCGGACGGGTGGACGCCGTCGACCTTGACGCCGAGCGTCTTGAGCGCGTGGCTGTAGACCTTCTCGGCGCTGTCGAAGGTCATGCCCTTGAGCTCGCCGACGTAGGGGCGGACGTCCTCCAGCGCGGCGAAGGTCTGGCGGTCGTTCTCGCGCGACGCCCTCACGGCGGCGGAGATCGACTTGTTCATCTCGTCCTTGGTGACCATGTTGTCGCGCGCGGCCTTGTCGGCGGCGTCCTTGGCGGCCTTGTCCTCGCCCTCTTTCTTCTCTCGGGCGGCCTTCTCCTCCGGCGTCTCGTCGCCGACGGCGGCCTGGGCGCTCTCGCGCTCTTCCTTGTCTTCCTTGCCGGCCTCGGCGTCGCCGACGGTCTTCTTGAACATCATGTCGCAGCCCGTCGCGATGTCCTCGTCGCTGACGCCCTTGGACTTCAGGAACCCCTTGAGGTTCTCCAGGCCGCCGGCGTCGAACGTCTTGCCCTTGTCGGCGTCGGCAAACTCCTTGCCGACGTCCTTGGGGATGCCGAGGTTGGAGTGGCCGTGCGCGGCCGCCTCCATCGCGCCGTGCTGCTCCGGCGATACCGACTCGTCGAGCGATTCGGGCTTCGACATGCCCTCCTTCTCGATGTGGTCGAGCATCTTGCCGACGTGGCCCATTGTGACGCCCTCGTCGATCGCCAGCTTGCCCTTGAGCGCGGCGCCGAGCTGCTTGACGATCTCCGGTTTCCGCGCCTTGAAGTTCTTCATCGTCAGCCCGGCCACGATCGGCGCGTAGTCGACCTGGGCGTCGAAGGCCAGGAGCGGGTTGACGGCGCGGGCGGTATTCATGAGGACCGCGTAGGCAAGGCGCGTCGGCTTCGTCGACATGTGGCTCTCCGTTTTGCGCGCGTCGAGGACGCTCTCGTCGAGGCCGAGGGCCTCCAGCAACTTCTTCGGGTCGCCGAACTTCTCGCGGAGGGCTGCACCGAGCTTGGTGGTCACTGGGCGGCGTCCTGCATCCCGAAGAAAAAGACTTCGGCTATGAATGACGCATTTTTTCTAAATTCGATAGTGCGTCATTGCATTAGCGCGGGCGGCGGCGCTCAAGATGCCGCGCGGAGCGCGTCGCTCACGATCTCGGGGGAGTGCGCGATGACGGCGAGGAAGGCCCTAGCTGCTCTGTCCGGACAGCGGCGTCCCTGCTCCCATTGGCGCAAGGTCGTGACGTTGAATCCGAAGCGCAACGCGAACTGCTCCTGCGTCAGTTGCAGCCGCAAACGCAGGGTTTTCACGTCGATTACCACGACTTCAGACATCCTGCAAAAATTCCGTGATGGCGCGCTCCGCGATCGCCCACAGCACCTCGTCGGTGTCGCCGATCACGACGTCGTCGCCCTGCCTGCCGGTCTCGACGAGCGCGAGGTGGTTGAACTTGATCTCGCGCATGACGCCGTCGTGCGCCTCGCCCTGGTAGGAGCCCGGCGTCATGTCCGGCCTGTAGTGGTAGCCCGGCGACAGCTCGCGCTTCGCGTCCGATTCGATGTCGTCGATGGCGTCCTGCGCCCAGATGACGAGGCTGTTCTGGATGCAAGGGGCGACCCACGTCGCCGTGCTCCCCGTCGCGCCGACGGTCTCCCACGGCTGGTGGTCGTCCGCGTTAACCGGGACGTGGCGCTTGAGGATCTGGAGGCTGTTCGCCGAGGGCAGCGCCTTCTCCAGCTCCTCGGGGTCGCGCAGCAGCCGGTAGATCTTGTCAGGGTCGAGGCCGAGCTCCTCCCATCCCGGGATCTCGTCGCCCTTGTACGGGCAGACGTTCGCCTTGCAGATGTTGGCGACCTCGATGTGGAGGCGGCCGTCGTGGTCGATCGAGCGCACCGATTCGCGGTCCAGCGCCATGCGCAGCGCCCAGTCCGTCGCGATGTCGATCGCGGCGTCCCACGCGGCGTCCTCGGCCTCGAGGTCGCCGTGCCCGTGCGGGATCGGCTTGACATCGGCGTCGGCCGGCGCGTTGGTCACCGGCATCTTCTCGACCTTGGCCTCCTCGCCGCGGCACCACGCCGACCACTTCGTCCAGAAGCCGGGGCCGTAGGTCTGCTCGACGAAGTCCCGTTCCGCCGGCGTGCCCTTCGCCTTGTGGGCCTTGAGGTAGAGCGCCTTGCGCTCCTCCTCGTCCGGCTCGCGGCCGTTCTTCTCCTTGAACTCCGCGAGCAGCCGCTCAAGCTCGACGACCTCCGCCTTCTCGTGGCGGGCCAGGATGGGGTCGACCGGCACCGACTTGCCGTCGACGTCCGCTTGGGCCGGCACATTCTTGTTGCGGTACATCCGGCGCCGGTCCTTGGACATGCACGACATCCACGGGCCGTCGTGCGTAGCATCGACCTCGATGCCGTCGATCGCCTCGTCGCCGGCGAGGACGTCCTTCCCGTCGATCTGCGCCTCGACGATCTTGTCGGCGCCGTCGCCGTCCCAGCCGAAGTGGACCGGCTTGTCGTCGGCGTCTATCGCGTCCACCGCCCGCGACGCGCCGATGGCGCCGAGGTGGTGCAGGTGCTTGAGCAGCCCCGCCATGTCGAAGTCGCCGTTGAACTTGATCGTCGCGGTGTGCTCCGCTTCCTTCGCCGCGTCGGCGGCGGCAACATCCTCCGGCTTCTCGTCGGCGTAGTCGGCGAGGTCCTGCTCGGACCAGCCGGAGCCGCCCTCGCGGCCCTTGTCGAGGCGCCGGCCGCGGCCCTCCCCGTCCTCCCTCTCGCGGCGGGAGGTGCCGGAGCCGGACTCCTCGCCCGCGCTGGCGAACTCGCCCTTCGCGTCGCGGCGGTACTCGTCGTCCAGGCTGACCTCGGGGTCGGTGCCGGGGTCGAACGGGCTCTGCTTGCCGCCCTTGACCGGCATCGAGTCGTCGGCGCCCTTGAGCGTCGCCTCGACGCCGGGGTGCAGCGGGGACGGCGGCGAGTCGAGCGGCGCCCAGACGTGCTCGGTGTGCTCGCCGTTGAGCTTCGGCTCGAACTTCTCGTCGACCGGATGGGCGAAGGTCATGAAGTCGACGCCAGCGGTGCTGCGGCGGTCGATCGGCTGCAGCTCGCCATCGGTCGGGTGGCCGGTCTCCTCCGCGCCCTCGCGGCGCGCCGCCTCGACGGCGTTCTCGCCGGGCTCGACGCCGCCGCCTGGAAAACAAAATTCGTTGGGGTGGTCCCCTGCGGCCGACCTCTTCAGGAACAGAGCGTGCCCCTCCGGGGTTACGAAGGCGACGCCGGCGCCGTGCGGCTGCGCGTCCGCGGCGTGCTCCGGCTCCTTGACCTCCTCGCCCAGGAACTCCATCAGCCCGCCGATCAGGCCGGCCCAGCCCTCCGGCGTCATGTCGTCGGCCTGCCTGGCGCCGGCAGGGAAGCCGCTGCTCGCCGAAGTGCTCATCGCCGGCTGCATCACCGCTTCTCCTCTTTCCGCGCCGCCTTGATCTGAGCCTTGCTGAGCCTCTCGACGACGCGCTCCGGCGTCCCCTCCGGGACGACGACCGCCCGCGGGATCGTGCCGAAGAGGTGCGGGGCGGCGCCGGCGTGGTAGATCGCGGTGCCCATCAGCATCCTGCGCCGCGCCGCCGTCTTCGGGACCAGCGCGCTCACGACGGCCTCCCCTCGACCGGCATCCCGGCGAGCCGGTTCAGCGCGGCGGCGTGCGCGGCGTTGATCTCGGCGATCCGCGCCGCGGGCACCTGGTTGAGCATGACCGCCAGCATCTCCTCGTTGCTCGACCCTATCATCTCGTTGCGCGTCCAGAACGAGTACGGCGCCAGCGCGGCGATCGAGAGGACGACGCCGGGGGACGCGCAGCCGCTGGGGATGATCTGCATGGCCGGGAAGGCGTTTAGCACGCCCCGCGATTCCCGTCACCAGCCTATCGCCAGAAATGAAGCAGGCAGTAAACGTCCAGAAAGGAATGGCACGGGTGCCAGGATTTGAACCCGGACTGCAAGGTTTTGGAGACCTGCCGACTACCGTTATCTTACACCCGTATTTGGTAGCGGCCCGCGGTGACGATCCGCGCACACGGTCCTTATGAGGAACCGCTGAGACCCAGCGCTCTGCCGCCATGGCAGCCGGTGAAGGAATCGAACCCTCATAGTGGGATTCAAAGTCCCACGTCCTACCGTTGAACGAACCGGCTATTTTGGCAGCCCCTAGCGGTTTCGATCCGCTTCCTTCCGGGTGAAGGCCGGAGATTCTAGCCAGTAAACTAAGGGGCCGTTATTTGGTGCGGGCACGGAGACTCGAACTCCGTTCACAAGGTTGGAAGCCTTGGGCACAGCCTATATACCATACCCGCGCGGAGAGTTGAGAGCACGATTCCCATGCCTTGCGGCACCAACGGTTTAGCAAACCGCGTTCGGTCCCTGCCGAATTAACTCTCCAAAAATGGCGATCACGGGAGGACTCGAACCCCCACACGGCAGTTTAGGAAACTGCGGCTCTGTCCAATTGAGCTACGTGACCGTGGCGCGCTCGCGAGGATTCGAACCCCGGACCAACCGGGTAGAAACCGGCCGCTCTGTCCACTGAGCTACGAGCGCAAGATGGAGTTGCAGGCGAGGATCGAACTCGCGTTCTCGGTTTTGCAGACCGGCCGATAGCCACTCTCGGCACTGCAACATCATGGCACCCCTTGATGGAATCGAACCACCGTATCTGCGTTCAGAGCGCAGCGCCCTACCATTGAGCGAAAGGGGCAATTGGTCAGGGAGGCGGGCTTCGATCCCGCGATCTCTTGCTTCCAAGGCAAGCGGATTACCAGACTTTCCCACTCCCTGTTAAATGGCGATCCCACGAGGATTCGAACCCCGATCTCCCAGATTCGTAATCTGGCACTCTGTCCAGTTGAGCTATGGGACCTTGGGGTGAGCGACGGGGATCGAACCCGTGGCCACCAGATTCACAATCTGGTGCTCTACCGATTGAGCTACGCCCACCGTAAAATGGAGCCGCCAGCGGGTTCCGACCCCGCTTCATTTGGTTGAGAACCAAATATCCTAGCCACTAGACGATGGCGGCAATTGGCTCCCCTCCGTGGAATCGAACCACAATTCTCTGATTAACAGTCAGGTGTCCTACCGTTGAACGAGAGGGGAATAAAATTGGTGGACCGAGGGAGAGTTGAACTCCCAACGCGTTGCTTGCAAGGCATCACTGCGTCCCGACGCCCGGCCCAGATTGGTGCCCACTCGTGGTTTCGAGCCACGCTCTTCTGCTCTTCAGGCAGACGCTTTCACCAGATTAGCTTAGTGGGCGTTGGTACGGACAGGGAGAGTCGAACTCCCGCCACCTCGTTGGCAACGAGGGAGACTGCCGTAATCCTTTGTCCGCATGGTGGGCAAGGCACGGATTCGAACCTGCGAACCCTTTCGGGACGGCGTTTACAGCGCCGCTGCTTTGGCCTCTTGCATACTTGCCCTTAGTTGGTTGCGCGAGCCGGACTTGCACCGACGTCTCCAGGTTATGAGCCTAGCAAGGAACTCCTCCTCCATCGCGCGTCAATGGCGGAAAGCCGAGGTCTTGATCCCCAAACGCTATGCGCGTTCCATCCCGCTTCGAACGGGCGCGCGGCACTCGCCGCGTTGACTTTCCGTAATGGCGGAAGGCTGAAGACACGATCTCCACTCGTTGCCGAGCCGTGCGCTTTCCAGGCGACGCCGAACCCTGTTCGGTTAGCCTTCCGTATTGGCGGATGGTTGACGTGTCGATCGCCACACCTTTCGGTGCTACGAGTTTTCAAAACTCGCCGCCGGGCCGCCGGCAAACCATCCATGTTGGCCTTCCCTCGGTGATTCGAACACCGTACCTCCCGGTTCGGAACCGGGTGCTCTGTCCAAATGAGCTAAGGGAAGATGATCCCAGTTTTTTCGATGTAGACGATCTGTTTGTCGTCTTTCAAGATCGTCGGACCTTTCCCGCATTTGCCGTCCAGCGCCTGAAACAGCGCCGTGATGAGGTTGTCCAAGTCCGGTCCCGTCGGGTCGATGAACGTCGCCGACAAAGTTATTTGATGGGTCATCGCCGCCGTGATGCCCGCAGCCTGCGCCGCCTTCCACAATTCCTCGCGGTAGCGTTTGAGCACTTCGCGATGGACGCGCCGATGAGGCGCGCCGTGCACGTAGACGCGGAGCAATCTTTTCGGATGCTCGTATTTGACGATGCAGCGCATGGCCGCCTCCTGGTAGCCGCCGCGAGAGTCGAACTCGCATCACTGCGCTTATGAGGCGCGGGCTCTGCCGTTAAGCTAGACGGCCGAATTGGTCAGGGTGGCAGGCTTCGATCCTGCGGCCCCTTGCTTCCGAAGCAAGTGCTCTACCAGACTGAGCTACACCCTGTTGAATTGGCGCGGCTACGGGGTATTGATCCCCGGTCCCTCGGTTGACAACCGAACGCTCTGCCTTTGAGCTATAGCCGCATGGTGTGCCAAGGGCGATTCGAACGCCCACTGAACGCCTTCTCAGGGCGATCCCTCTACCGTTGGGGTACTGGCACATGGAGGACGACCGGGGCCACGATCCCCGAACCTGCCGCTTAAGAGGCGGATGCTCTGCCAATTGAGCTAGTCGTCCGTTATTTGGTAGACCCGCAGAGATTTGAACTCTGGCTCCAAGATTAAAAGTCTCGTGTGCTACCTATTACACCACGGGTCCGCAGACCCGCGTTTGAGCGGATAGAGCATTTTCCTAGTTCCTTTCGTTGGTAGTCCCGTCGGGAATCGAACCCGCGTCTCACGGTTATCGGCCGCGTTCTCTGCCACTGAGATACAGGACCATGATGGTGGGCTGTCGGTGAATCGAACACCGGACCTCTTGCGTGTCGAGCAAGCATTCTGCCGCTGAACTAACAGCCCGTAGGCGCTGAGAATTATGATATCTCGACCTTCGCGGTGTAAACGCGACGCTCTTCCTCTGAGCTAAGCGCCCGTGAAATGGTGCCGCAAGCGGGCCACGATCCCGCACTGAACCGGGTTTAAGCCGGATGCCTCTGCCAATTGGGCTACTGCGGCATGGTGCTCGCGGGAGAACTCGAATCTCCAAACACGAAGGTTTGAGCTTCGCTGCTTTACCGATTTGCATACGCGAGCGAATTGGTAGCCTCGGGGAGATTCGAACTCCCAACGCACGCCTTCTGAGGGCGTCGTCTCTGCCAGTTGGACTACGAGGCCGAAAATGGTGCTCCCTGGTGGCTTCGATCCACCCGCCTCCGAGATACCAACTCGGTGCTCTACCAAATGAGCTAAGAGAGCATGGAGCCCCAGCCGTGAATCAAACACGGCTCTGCCGCTTACGGGGCGGCTGCATCGTCACAATGCTTCAGGGGCCGAATGGTGCTGACAGGAGGGCTTGAGTCTCCGCGCGTCTCCTTACAGGGGAGCTGCTCTACATCTGAGCTATGCCAGCAAAATTGACAAACGGACGGGCGTTCCGCTGAGCATCCGTTAGGAGGCGGTCGCACAACACCCGTCCAAAATTCTGGACGTTCACGATGAGCAACATCACGACGCTCTTGCGAGGTCGTCAGGCAGTTCGGAAGGTATCGGCTCGCTTGGGAGGTGTTTCTAACTTGGACTTTGCGGGCCGTCTCGATCCTCTCTGCCTGTCTCGGCAGAGGGAGATTGGCCCCTGCCGTTTAGTCCTTGGTCTCTAGCCCTTGTTCGGGCTTCGTCTGGAAATCACACACGCGCGACAACGCCCACGTCCTGAACCGATTGCTCGGTCGGGCGGCGGCTGTTGGCGCGATATATGAGCGTATCGAAAGCATGATTTCCTCGTTGTCTGGGGGATATGCCATGCCCAAACTCGAAAAACAACCCCCCCCTATTTCCCTACTTAGCTAAATCCGAAGACGACGGGTTTCCAGGTACAGCGGCAGTTTGGCTCCGTTCCGGGCCATATCCGCTTGCCTTTCAGCGCTGGATCGGGCCAGCCATCACGGATACTAAATCGTTTCCCGTTGTTGCGTACATGGCTGGGTCGAGGGTGTTTGCGGGCCCCAGAGTGAAGCCATGTCCCCTCTTCGATGCCGAGGCTCGTCTGCCGCGCGGCCATCAGCGCAGAGGTCGCCTTGTTGTTCTGGTCAAGGCTGATAAACGCCGCTCGGCGCTGCGTAACGCCAAAGCGGTGCTGGAGTTCTTTAGCCAGGAATCCGAGGTCGCGGCCGGCTGTTACTGAACGCATCACAAGCCCCTCGACCTCGGTATGGTACTCGCTGCCGATGGATTTTATCAGGGAGACATTTTGTGCGACGGTCGCGTTGAGGATGTCGCGCATCGCGCGGGTCATCTGAAATTCCACGGAAATTCCGGCGTCTTTCAGAATCTTCCGTAGCGCGGCGTCGGAGCGCTTCCAGGCCGCTTTCGCGAACCATGCCGCCAGCGCCGGGGCTGCGGCGTCGAAATTCTTCCGCCATTGGACGCCGAGCCGTCGCAGCTCGCGCTCCAGCTCCTTCGCCGGCGAGTCGTCCTGCGCCATGATCGGGGGCGTTCGGCGGTACTGCGCCTTGAGGAAGTGGGCGTACGACGCCTGCATCTCCTCGATCAGCGCGCGAAGTTTTTTGCGGTAGAGCGCCGCGATGCCGGCGTTGGCGAACACCGGCCGCAGCACCTTCTCGCCCTTGCGCCGGCGCATGGTCAGTTCAGCTTCGGCACTTCTTCGCCGGCGTCCTTGTGGCGGTCGTCGTCCGGCATGCCGAGCCACGTCATCCAGGCGTCGAGGTCGGCGCGGGTGTCGAAGAACTCCCACGTGGCGTTCAAGTCGCCATCCTTATCCATCTTCGAGATCATCGAAGACGTCGCCAGCGCGACCGTGCTGGCGACCGGAACGTGCTTGCACTTGTGAACCGCACCAGCACCGTGGCGGCGTCGAGCTGCTCGACTATCTCCCCGGTGTGCAGGTATTCCTCGCCGCAGAAGCAGAAGAACTTGCCGACGATGCTCATGGGGGGAATCCTCCTTGGGGGAAGGTCATCCTACCGGCCTTCGGCGCGTCACGCCACCGGGGGCTTGGCGATCCCGGCGACGATGTCGGAGGCCTTGAGGTAGGCGTCCCAGATCATCCGGACGCCGTTGGTGAAGACGACGATGGACTGCTGCTCGTTCGGCGCCGCCGGGGAGGGATGCTTCGAGCGCGCCTCGATGAGGTTGGTGATCAGGCCCCTGAACTCGCCGCCGACGTTGTCGGCCATCGCGGAGTCCAGCGCCTCCTGCAGCTTCTTGGGATCGATCATCGGCGCAATGTGAACGTCCGGGCAGGGGTTGGCAATATGGCAGGAGGGATGGACGATTCACCCGGATTTTCCCAAGATGTCGCCTACCGAAAATGCAAGCCGTTGATTCGCCTGGCCTGTGTGGCAGTCTGCGGCGGACGAGTTTTTCCCAAATTGACCCAAGGAGCGACCAACATGACCCGCATCTGCCTCGCCGCCGCGCTGCTCGCGTCCCTCGCCGCATCGCCGGCGACGGCGCAATACGCCGTCTGGGCCAGGGACTGCGCGTTGCGCCCGCAGGCGGCCACGTCGGACTATTGCCTGAACGCGTACCGCCGGTGCTGTTACGCGCCGCCCCCGCAGCCGCAACAGGAGCAGGTCATCCGCAACGGCACGGTGACGATCATCATCGGCCGATGATTTGGCGGAGGAAAAAATCGGCGGACGGGCGGGGCGCCATCCCCGCGTCGTGAGGTCGCCATCGCGAGCGCCAAAGCGCCGTCCATACTCGTTGACGGGCGCCTACGCGCCGCAGCGCCATGAGATGCTTCCCCCTTCGTTCGCGAGCCGTTCGCGTCGACACCGGCCTACATCGCCGGGCGGTACGGGGCACATCCGCCGAAACTTGGATTTTATGCGGCCTTCGACGGCAGGTCGACGGGGAGCAGATGAAGCCGCTCGACCGTTTTGCCGGCGGCGTTCTCGATGTAAGCCCATTGAAAAACTGGGGGCCAATCTTCTTGCCGCTTTCGGTCCGCTGGAACGATGTCGATGCGGCAGTCCTTCGTCGGATCGGCCTGATGGAGAGTGATCTCCGCTTCGCCGGTCAGGTGGGGATTATAACCTTGACAAAGCAGACCACAGGATATAGGTTAGGCGCATAAACAAGGGCCTTTCCTATGACCGCGAACCTCCAAAACCCCATTTTCACCGACGAAACCAAGGCCAGGGAGTGGCTGGAGGCACGGGTTTGGCCGAATGGTCCTGTATGCCCTCACTGTGGCGCTACAGGCGATGACGTGACGGCGCTCCAGGGTAAGGCCCACCGTCCGGGCCTCTACCAGTGCAGCCAGTGCCGCGAGCAATTCACGGTCACGGTCAAGACGGTATTCGAGCGCAGCAAAATCCCTTTGTCCAAGTGGCTTGCCGCGCTATTCCTGCTCACCGCGTCCAAGAAAGGCGTTTCCGCCCATCAAGTGCATCGTTCGCTTGGCATTTCATACAAGTCGAGCTGGTTCATGATGCACCGTTTACGCGAAGCCATGCGCACTGGCGGTCTTGCGCCTATGGGTGGCACTAGCAAGATTGTAGAAATCGATGAAACCGGCATTGGTCGCCATGAAAATGCACCCAAGAAACGTCGCAAGGGCTTTCAGGACCGAAATGTAGTGCTGTCGCTGGTTGAACGTGACGGTACCGCGCGATCTTTTCATGTTCACGCGACCAGTAAATTCGCATTGGTACCAATCATCCGCGCCAATGTTGCCCGAGAAACTGCTGTTATGACGGACGAGGGCTTGCAATACAAATATCTCAATAAGGACTTTGCCAGCCACCAAACCGTCAACCACAGCAAAGAGGAATACGCACGCGGCGACGTGACAACCAACACGGTCGAAGGCTTCTTTTCGATCTTCAAACGCGGGATGAAAGGCGTCTATCAGCATTGCGCTGAAAAGCACCTTCATCGTTATTTGGCGGAATTTGATTTCCGCTACAACACGCGCACGGCCTTGGGCTTCAACGATCTAATGCGCGCCGAAGCAGCGGCCTCCGGCATCAAAGGCAAGAGGCTAACTTATCGACGGCCTCACAAAATCACTAAATCGAACGCGCTTTAAGCGCGAGGCGAAGCGCTTTATGCGCTGGCGCAATATGAGAAAATGAATTGATCGGCTAGGAAAAACTGATGACCACATACTCATTCTACATCGTGGGGAGTCTGGACCACACCATCGTAGCTTCAGTATTCCAATTGGCTTCGCAACTTGCTGTCCCGCAGGCTGACCCGTCAAAAGCTATCACGGAACTAATTATTCCGATCAGCAGCCTTGGAGGTGATATTGGAGCATCTATAGCGATCTATAATATTCTGCGCTCAATAAAAATTCCGGTTACCACTCACAACATCGGTGAGGTGACATCGGGCGCAAATATTATATTTTTAGCGGGTGAAAAACGACGAGCTTGCAAGCACAGTTATTTCCGCCACCACGGAACATTCTATCCGCTCCAAGGAACCTCACACCGCGTTGTCTATGAAGATGCGCTAGAGACGCTGAAGATTGGCGAGAAGATTATGACCGACATTATTGTCGAGCGCACTAATCTCTCTGCCAAGGACGTTGAAACCTACTTTCGCAACCCCGGCACGATCGACCCAGATGCTGCATTGAAAGCCGGAATTATTCACGAGATTGGGGAAATAGGCTGATCCGTCTGATGTGAGCAGGCCACATGAATTTTGTCGGTCTGGGCGTTCCATGAAACGGGCCTCCGAAAGAGTGGGCTTCAGATTTCAACGCTTGGGTGATGCCTTTAGTTTCGTTACTTTCCGCTTGCCACGTATTTTGTCAATCTTCGTCTTATGTTGCGGCGGCGACTTAGCCACAACATCAACGGCGCGTTCGAATCGTTGCCAAGCGTCAGGGCGCAATTCGACTTCTGGGTTTGCTTTGGGATCAATGGGCAACACGGGGAGCCTCTCCAAGAGCCGCACGCGCAATGCGCTGAACCGCTGCGATTTCATCGCCTCTAAATTCAGTCACTGCGTCTAAGCGATTCATTGCTTGTTGTCTTACCTTCGCGCTGATCCCACGACCACGTTCAAGCAACGCAATGATCTGAACGGGTTCATGTACTTCGTGCAGCGCTCGCATGTGCATGAAAAGCGCCTCTAGGATACGGTTATCCGAGATGCCAAGATATACTCCAACCGGAGGACGATGAGGAGCGCGAAGGACGAAATCTGCAGGAAAGTCCGCAAGGTTGTCGCTGATCTTTTGGTTTTCCTCGAAACGAGCCTTCCCGCTCACCGCCTCCTTAAGCAGCTTGGCGGCATCCTCACGGAATGTCGTGGCAACACGAAACTCCGTCATCAACATGAAGTCTCGGACACGCAATGAAAATGCGACGAACTTGAGCGCCGCCGCAGGAACCTCTTCCTCGTTCAACTGCGCGATATAAAACTCTTGTGTCGTCTCATCGATATGAACGCCATATTCCCCAAGCAGTTCGCTTAGGGCCTCGCCTCGCGTACCGGAACGAAAATCAACGCCGCTGGCTTCCAAATATGGAAGGGTGGCGCCATCGTCTTCAATGCGGAACAGGCCACCCTCGTTGATTATGTAAAAGCCAATATGATCGCCGTCAGCAGCGGCGAACGCAGTTGTGACGGCGAGTCCGGCAGGGACCTGCTGGACCTTGAGATCATTGCAGAAAGCGTGGCAAAGCTGCTCCTTGTTCATATCATCGCACCTTCTGGCGGCGCATTTACCCCAAAAAATTCGAATGACAAACTGAGCGCTGACGATTCTGTCATTTCGTAGGTTACTCGCCTGTGAAACGTGCCGTATTGTGGCACACGTCGGGTGCCGAAGGGCTTCACGACTCCGGCAGGAAGCTCATCCAGGTCGCCGCACGACGCATGGCAATGTAATCCTGGTTCATGGCCGTGGTACTCCAATCGAGCGGCCAATACGTAGGCCGCTCCTCGCTGGTAAGACAGCCACGCGATGAATGTATGCTTCGTCGCGCCCAGGCGGCGCGCCATTGCGCGGCGATCTTCTGCTGGCTGGTGACGTTGAGGGGCCATGCCGCGATATGTGGCCGCCCCGGCGCCGAAAGTCTACCGTTATCCGATGTCCTCGTCGTGAAAAACCGCGACGTCGCCGGCGATCTGATGCGTCGTGCCGGGGCGGCAGACCGCGAGGTAGAGCGCGGTCGCCTTGGCGTTGATCGGCTTCCGCGCCCGGACCGGGCGCAGCTCGACCTTGCCCGGCGTCTCGATCCGCTCCGTCTCCCAGCCGAAGTCGTCGACTGCCATCGTCAGGTCGCTCGGCACGAGTTTTCCGATGCGGACGAAGTCCAGGCTTTCGGCCCCGATCATCGCGTGCATCGCCGCGACCTTCGGCTTGCCTTTGACGATCTCCTCCCTTCCATCGGTGCGGATCACGAGGACCGTGTTTTTCTCGACTGTTGGCAGTGTCATGCTTGCTCCTTCAGGGAGGGGGCCGCCGCGCTCGCTGCCCTCCACGGTCTACTTGCGGTGTCCGCTTTTTGACCGGGGGCAACGGATTGGCCTTACTGCGCGGCTTTTCCCCTCCTTTTCCCTTCGATACTGATATATGCGCAATATCCGCGTACGCAATACCCGCGCCCTCCGGGGGCTATGCCGGGGGCGCGTGCCAGGCACACCGTTCCGCCGTAAGCGCGGATATTGCGTAAGGCGCGGAAAATGCGCATATTGAGAGCATAAGAGGAAGGGGAAAAGATCAATGGCCTACAAGTTCCGCGTCAACCGGATGGCCTTCGAGTGCGCGACGATCAAGGAATGCTCGGAGACCTACTCCAACGTCCGCGACGGCCTCGGTCTCGGCGCCTCCCGGCTCTCGGCCGCCGCCTTGTTTCAGGACGGCAAGGTCATCGGCCATATCAGCTATAACGGCCGGGTCTGGGCCGGATCGGCGAAGGACTGGACCTCGCAAACCGTCCTTCTCTATGACAATCGAGCGGAGACTTGAAACGATGGCAATCATCAAAGGCTTTGAAAGCGCCGCAGAGAACTACGTCGCCTATGCCGAGGGCGACGAGCGCCCGGCGCAGATCGCCGAGAAGTTCGCGGCGGTGCTGCGGCGGTGGCTTTCCCCCGGCGAGTTCGCCGAGATGCGGAAGCGCAACCAAACCTCAGCCTATGCCGAGGGCTGCTGCGCCTCGCACGATTTCTGCGACGCGAACATGGCGATGGACGAGGCCTTCACGGATGTCGTCGGCCGCCCATTGGACTTCGGATCAGACGCCGATACTGCCCTCTGGAACGAGGCATGGGAGATCGCGCGGCAAAAGTTCATCGGGGGCGAGCAGTGAGCGACACCAAGGTCAAATCGCCGATAGTCGCCGTCGCGCTACCCATCGCCGACTGGATTCACGTCGTCCACGCCGTCGAGTCCTCGTTCCAGCGCAAGACGCAGCGCGGGGAGCACAAGGCGGCCGACGAGGCGATGCTGATCGGGCTGTCCATCATCCAGCAAGCGGGGTTGAGAAAATGAAGATCGACGGAATAAACGTGAACCCCAAGGTCACCGAGGAGGTGATCATGGAGGCCTGCGAGCGGCAGATGACCTCGCTCGACAACCCCGGCATCTGTCTCGCCTGTGGGCTGGAGAACGGCTGCTGCGAGCCCGACGCCCGCAAGTACAAGTGCGAAGGCTGCGGCGAGAACGCCGTCTACGGCGCCGAAGAGCTCATGATGAGGATCGGGCTATGACGACCTTCCCGACGGTCCACCTCAACGGCACCTCGCGCGAGGCGCTGCTCGAGGGCTACATCGACTGCGTCAACGCGGTGCGGCACGCCATCGAGGTCTGCCAGAAGAACGGGCCGAACCTGCGGGACTACTACCTCGTCCCCGGCGCCGGGACGGCCGCGACGACCGAGCATTGGGCGCGCCTGCAGAAGCTCGAGGCCGTCCTGGCCGAGCTGCGCGAGATCGGCGAGCACGTCGCCGGGTTGGATTGAAACAAAGAGGGGAGAGAAAACGATGACGACGATGACCTTGAACGAAGCGGAGTTGCGGCAGTTCACCGGCAGCGAGCAATGGTACCAGCACGGCTTGGTGCCGAAGATCACGTTCACCGACGGGGCGAAGCACGTCGCCGATGCCGGCGGCGCCTATTGGCTCCTGGACGAGATCGCGCTGGCGCAGAAGTTCGACAAGAAGGTCGCCGCCGAGGAGTTCCAGGTCTGGACGCTCCTTCGCGACGATGCGGCGATTGGCAAGACTGGAAACGGGGCGACGCTGAGCTGCGACGACGGCAACGGAAACGTCGTCGCCAGCAAGCACATCGAGTTCACTGACTTCCCGCTGCCGGAGGTCAAGCTGTACTGCACCGACAACGTGATCCTTCTGCCGAGCGAATACTGATGCCGCACGCTCAACTTCCGATCCATGCGAGCCTCACGAAGGCGATGAAGATGATATGCGAGTTTCTCGCGGAGGAGTGCGACGATTGGCTGGTTCGGGAGAACTACCTCGAATTTTGGGATTTCCGTTGGGACATCTCGACTTCTCGCCGGCTGTCCGCCTCTACGAAGCAAGCGGTCAAGGACGCCATCTACAACAGCGTGCCGGCGCGGTTTCGCGTGCGCGTGACGTTCTCGTCCGTCAAGAAGTGGCGTTGGGAAAAGAGGGAGGACTGAGGGATGGACGAGAAAGAACGCGAGGCTTTCTACGACCGCGAGATCGCGCCGACGCTGATGGAGCTCGCCAGCAAATGCGACGCCAATGGCATGTCATTTCTGGCGAAGGTCGAGTGGGCGCCGGACGAGGGCGGCAGCACCATGAGCGTCCGGGATGACGCCAGCGTTTCCTTGCGGATGGTTTGGTGGGCGATGCAGGCCTGCGGCAACGCCGATACGCTGATCTGGGCGATGCAGCGCTGGGGACGCGAGCATAGCCACAACTCGATCTGCCTGACGATGTTGGAAAGGAAATAAACCACGATGTGGCTGCTACTTTCAGATTGCTTCCTCTCCATTGTGTCAAAGGACTGCGCCCGCGACGAGCTGCTGGTGCGCGCCAGGCGCAAGGGCGACATCGAGAAGGTGTTCCCGAAGGCGAAGGTGAAGCGCGACCCGAAGGCCGACTACCTCTACCGCGCCGCGATCAAGAAGTCCGCGATCGCCGAGGCGCTCAAGGGCGAGGTCGACCGGATCACCTACCCCAACTTCAAGAGCTCCGTCGCCGACAACAAACTGCACATGGCCTACATGCGGGTCTGGAGCGCGCTCGGCCCGCTCCAGGAGAACTGGGACGACTGGCCGATGTTCAAGGAGTTTTGACACCGGGGCGCGGATGTTGCACAAAGCGCGGTTTCCGCGCCCATCTGAGAGGACAAGATGACGAAGGACCAATATCGCAGCTTGCTCGCCAAACTCAAACTCTCGCAAGAGGCTTTCGGGCGCGCGTTCGGCATCGGCAAGCGGACATCGCAAGGCTACGCCAACGGCCTGCCGATCCCGGTCCCGACGGCGGCGCTTCTGCATTTCATCGACGAGGGGAAGATCGCCTTCGACGAAGTCGAGCAGTTGGTGCCCGGGCTGATCAAAGAGGCGGCGAAGGCCAGGAAGAAGCGCGAAGCCAAGAAGAAGGCGCAGTCGCCGGAGAAAATCCGATGATGACACTGAGGTGGATTTTGGTTTTGCCGCAGATCGCCGTCGTCTGCGCCATCGATGACGTCCTGGACTTGATGTTTCCAGTACGCAAGCCGGGAACGCTGATTATAGACCTCAATCGCTGCCGCGCTTGGATAGAGCGATGACCGACCCCGTTGAGTACCCGGCCGCTGCGGCCATCGTCGACCCGGTCTCGCGCGGCGAGACGGCGTCCGCGGCCGGGATCGTAAAGGAGACCGACGCATGACTGACCGCATCCAAGACGACGATTCGCTGATCCCGCCCGGCGGCGATCCGTCCGGCTTCATCCGCAACCCGATCATCGTCGTGTACAAAACCGACGATGGCGGTGTCCGCTATCTGATCTCGTTCGGCGACATTAACGAAAACATGGACGACCCCAGGGTCGCCGGCGTCTTGCTCTCCGACCTGCTCGACCACATCGCGGCGGCCTACCAAGCCACGACGGGGCGCGACCAGCGCGACCTCCGCGCCGCGATCTCCAAGGTCATGCGCGACGAGGACAGGTTCAAGGAGAAAGACCCTTCGCGTGGGGCGGCGCGCGGCGCGACCATTTGGCCGAGGAAGCAATGACGCCGCCCGATCTCAGGATGACGCGGACGTACTACTGGACCTGGCAGGCCTGCAGCCTGTGCGCCGCGCTCGCCGCCGGCGCTGGGACTTACCTCGTCCTGCGGTTTTCCTTCGGCGAGCTCGGTTTCGTCGGCGGCGTCGTCGTCGGAGCCTGCATGGCGAGCGCCTGGAACGAGACGAAATGGAAGGACGACCGATGACCTTCCGCGTCCGCTGGCACGACGCCGGCCGCGAGCCGAAGTGCAAACCAAACCCCGCATTCCCGCGCGGCGTCGACGCCGACCTCTCCGCCGGCGCCGAGGCGACCTGCTCGCTGAAGCTCGACTACCCGGCGAGGCGGTGCGGCGCCTACACTGTCCACTGCGAGGATTGCGGCCTGTTCGTCGTGGTGACGACCGCGGGCCGGCCCGACGACCCGCGCTCCGTCAAGCTGGGCTGCCGGCTGTCCGGCGGCAGAAAGGCGAACTGACCGATGAGCATCACCCCGGAACACGCCGCGCAGGGATTGGCCAACCTGATCGAGTTTGGCATCGCCCTCCCGTTCGCATGGGTTTGTCTGAAGATCACCCGGCGCTTCACGGATCCCCCTCCAGACTTCCTGAAACGTCTTCAAGAGTTTTCGCAAAAGCAATGAGCGCGAAAGGCGCTAGGGCCCGGCGCAAGGCGCGGCGCCGCCTCCTCGGCAAGTGGTCGCCGGAGCTGAAGAGATTCGTCGCGAAGAGGCCAGCATCAAAACGCCAGCGCTGGAAGCGCGCCAAGGTGCCGCCGCAGAAGCCGCGCGGCCGCTACACCCAGATATGGAGGATCGTCGACGGCGCCGTGGCCGATTGCATCCTCCACCACAGGGAGTATTTTGGGTCGAACCAGCAAGTCGCCGATGCCCGCCGCTCCATCGTCAAGCGCGTCACCGGCTCGATAATCGGCTACCTGGAGCAATCCAGGCGGGGCGCATCCGGTGCAACCGATCCGGGCGCTTAACAGCGGAGGGCTCTATATAAGAAGGCCTTTCGCGCGGCGAGGCGTGTACGAAAACGGCGGTCGATCGCCGTACCGCCTCGCCAGCACCAACGCCGCGTAGCAATCCGCGGCGGGGCGGCTTTAAGGCGCCGCCGGTGCAAAAGGCGGCAGGTCCGAAGCCGTCACGGGCGCGGGGGCGTGGGATAAAACCGCCCCCGCGCTTTCCTCGTCCGCCAAATGGAGAATCTATGACCACCTTGCAGAACGTCACCCAAATAGTCGACGTCACCCATTTGGTGCGGCCGCCGTCCGAGTTGGAGCAGGCGCGGGCATATCTGCGGGGTTGCCAAGACTTTTTGGCAGACGCGCGAAAGTTCAACTGGGAACGGGAATCTGCGGCGCGCGATGTTCTGGCGGCGCTGTCCTGGGTCTGGGACGCGCAGCAGCGTGACCCGACGTGGCAGGTATGGGAGAGTGCGCAACTTCTCGCCGCGGTCATGCGGGAGGCGATTCCAGAACCTCAGACATTGTTCATGTCGCCAGAGGCGGCCGAGACATTAGGATTATCGAAGCCCATAAGCCTCGATGATACAGTAACCCTCGTTGCAACGCCGCCTCCCCCTCCAGATGGCGCCGCTTGGTGGTCCGTCGATTTCAATGCGCTGCTTGGCAAGCCGTTCAAGGTCGGCCGCAAGGAGGTCACCGAGCGCGGCGAACTTTATGCTGTCTCGGGGCAAGGCGTGGAGTTTTGGGCGTTACGCGAGATGCTCGCACCGGCAACGGTCGGCGATTTGATCTACGATTATTCGGTCAAGGTTATCGACGGCGTGACCGGCGATGCCCGCATCGTTACTGGCGCCGAAGCGCGGCGACTCTTGGATCGTCGGCCGGGATCTCCTCGACGTCCCACTCGCCGAGCCGCTGCTCCGGCATCGCGAGGTCGGCGACGCTGATCTGATCCTCGTCCGCCCATTTCCCGGCACGGTTCGACACGATGCGGCCGCCGGCCAGCGCGGCCACGAACGCTTCGCCGCCGGGCGGCTTCAGCTTGAAAACGCGGACCGTCCGGCGCTCGTCAGCCGCGGCATCTTTGGGCTCCGCCTCGAACAACTTCTCGATCGCGCCGAGATCTTCGAGGTCGTCGGGCTTCGTCTCGCCATCGAGCATCGCGCGGAGCTCCGCCAGTCTTGCAGGCCACTCGCTCATCGGGAACGTGTCGATCGTGCCGTCGGACCGCTCTCCGACGCCGTACTGATGCTCCAGCTTCGCCATCGCCTCAAACCTCCAGCTCGGTCATGTAGACCTTGTAGCTCGCCTCGCCGTCGCTGCCTACCTGGCCCTCGACCTTGTCGACGTGGAAGGCGGTGTGCGCTTGGTAGAGCACCTCGCCCTCGCCCTGGAAGCCGTACATCTCCGAGATGTCGGCCGCCCGCTTGCCGATCCCCTTGATGTAGAACCTCGTGTTGCCGCTGAACACCCCGTTCGGCTTCTGCTTCGAGGTCCCGGTGAAGCCGTGCTCCATGACGACGTTGCCGGGCTGGTAGCGCATCTGCAGCTCGCTGCTCAGCGGCGTGTTCCTGATCGTGACGCCGCTGTAGCCGGGCAGCTTCGACAGCGCCTTGTTCAATATCTTGGCGTACATGAACTTCGGCGACTTCCACGACGCCATAGGCTTCCGCATCTCCGCGTTGACGACGCTGCTGTCCGACTTGTAGCCCGCGATCAGCTTGCCCTCGAAGCCGGTCAGGCCGTGGCCTGCGGAGGTAGCGTAGCTCTTGAAACTGGCCAGCACCTTCTGCTTGTCGCCGCCGAGCATGTCGACCAGGCCCTCGAAGGCCTCGGCCTCCGCGTCGCCGACGCCGAGTTCCTTCTTGTACTCCTCGAGCTGCGCCGCGTGCTTCGCGGTCTCCTTCGCCGACTTCGCGACTTGCTCCGCCTGCGATTTTTTCGCCTCCGCGGCGATCTTGGCGTTCTGCTCCGCCGCCGCCTTCTGCGCCGCGTTCATCAGCGGCACCATCTTCTGCTGCATCGCCTTGAAGTCGGCGATCTTCTTCAGCGCGATGTCGTCGTCGACCTCCTTGCCGGACCACTTCGCGTTGAACTCGTCGACGAGCTTCTGCGCTTCATCGGTCTGCGGCGCGTTCGGCACGTACTGCAGTTGGAGCGGAGCGGTCTTCTTCGCCTTGGTGATCTCGGCATAGGTCGCCTTCAACGATGACGGTGGCTCCGACGCGGACGTCGCCGGCGCGATCGTGGCGACCTCCTTCGCCTCGTTGGCGTCGGGTTCGACCTTGTTCGCGGCCCAATTCATCGCGTTGGCGATCGAGCCGTAAAAATCCTTCAGCGACTTGTTCTCCGCCAAGGTGAGATTGTCGATGAGGTCTTGCGTCGAGATGCCGTGCTGCGCGGCCAGCTTGGCCTTCTCGGACGCGGTGACCGAATCGCCCTTGCTGTCGGGGCCGTAACCGGCCTTCTTCCACATCGCGGCGGCAGCTTTCTTGAAGGAGGCCATCGCCTTGTCGTTCACGGTCGGCTTGGATTGCGGCGCCGGATCGGGCTCGGGCTGCGGGGGCTTGTAGGCCGGCGGCGGCTGGCCGTTCTTGCTGGCCTCCCACGCCCCCATCCCGGCGGCGAGGATGGCCGGCTCCTTCATGCTGATCTTGTTCAGCGCGAGGTTGATCTTCTTGGCGTCGCCCTCCTTGCCGAGCTGAGTCGCCTTGTCGCTGGCCTTGTAGAGCGCCTCGACCAGTTTAACTTTCAATTTGCCGACGATGTCGGCGTCGAGGTCGCCGGCCGCGGCGTTGTTGATCAGGAACGTCATCATCTGCCGGTAGCTCTGTCCGGCGTTGGTCGGTTTGAGGAGCACCGTCTTGGCGTTGAGCTGGATGTCCGCCTTCTCGCCGAGGCCGGTCACCTTCCACAGGCCGCCGAACTTGGTTTTGCCCTCCTTGGCTTGTGGAGTGGGCGCTTCTTTCCCGGCAGCCTGCGCGATCAAAGCATTGAGTTTGTCGGTGTCGCCGTATCCGATCGTATCAAGGTGGGCGAGAATCTTCTCCGCCTCTGGCCCGACAAGCCCGGTCTCAAGCAGTTTTTTGGCCCACTCCAGCGCTCCTTGAGGTTTTTCCTCATCGGCCTTCTTCATCTCTGCGTAGGCGCCGGTAATGTTGCCGTACTTCTTCTGGATCGCGTTGTATTCGACCTCGGAGAGAGCATCGACAACATCATCCGGCGCCATCTCGTGCGCCATGCCGGCCTTTACCTTCGCTTCGGCAGATTTCAGGTTGGTATCGAGGTCGGCGTACTCGCCCTCAGCGTTGTCGATCTTCGCGATCTCGGCCTTGAACGATTGTTGCGGGTCGCCGGCCTTATTTTTCTCAGCCTCGGCGAGCGCTTTCCATGCGTCTTCGGTCGAGCTGTAGACCTGCTTGAGCGCCGCGTCCTCCTCGTGCGTCGTCGCCCACGTCGCCGTAGCGTAGTTGGCGCCGAGCTGGATCGCGGCGTTGTACTTGTGCTTCGCGCTCGTCAGCGGGTCCACGTCGTCGAGGCCGCCCTGGCCGGCGGCCTCGGCGTTCGCGTTCGCCTTCTTCACGATGTCGTTGGTAGATACCGGCTTCGTGCCCTCGCCGGCCGGCGGCTCGTTGGCCGCGGCGATCTGCTCCGCGGGATCCTCCTCGCCGCCAGTGCCGATGTACTGCCCGCCCCCGCCCTCGCCGCCTTTGCTGGTGAACTCGCCGTGCGCGTCGCGGGGATGCTTCGACTCCTCAAACGGCGCCTCGTCCTCGGCCTGCGGCTCCTCCTCGCCGAGCTTCTCGACCTCCAGCAGCAGTACGATCAGCGCGTCGAGCACGGTATCGTCGCGTTTCGCGTCCTCCGCCCCGACGAGCCCGCGCCGCTCCAGGTCGGCGATCCGCGCCGAGGTCTCCTTGACGTTGCCGAGCACGTCGACCATCCCGCGCACCACCGGCGCCAGCAGCTGCTTCGCCCCGGTGAGGTTGAGGTGGTAGGTCTCGATCAGCCGGTTCGCCGCGTACGCCGCGACCGCGGTGGCGCCCAGCGTGAGGCCGGGCACCGCGCCCAGCCCGATCGCAGAGACCGCCTGCTCGACGACGTGGTGCACCCCGGGCAGCATGATCGCGTCGGTGAGGTGGTAGTTCGCCATCGCCGCGGCGTGCTTGGCGGCGAACGCCTTGACCGACGCCGCCATCGACTTGCGGGCGGGCTCCGAGGCGAGGAACGCTTTCGTCTTGCGGTCGTGGTCGGCCGCCTGCTCTTTCTGCTTCGGCGTGGCCTTCGCCAGCGCGTCGGAGACCGACTTCTCCAGCAGCTTCGCGGAGTCGTGCTTCGGCGCCGCGGCCGCCGCCTGGGCGGCGCCCTGGCTCCGGCTTTGCAGCACCGCCCCGCTCCCGCGCCGGGGCGTCGGCCTGCCGGCCGAGGTCCGCTTCGCCTGGCCGCCCCCGCCGCCTCCGGGGCCGAACTGGCCCTTGTTCTCCGGCTGCCCGCGGGGGTGCTTGCCCTCCTCGAAGGCGTCCGCGGCGACCAGCGAGGCCTTCGCCTTGGCGGCCCAGTCGGCCGGCCGGTTGCCGATCTCGTCCCACTCTTCCGGCCCGAACTCCAGCGGCCCGTCGTAGGGCTCGACCGCGTCGACGTCGACGTCGCCCATCGTGAAGGTGACGTGCGGCTTGTAGCCTGGATGGTCCCACGAGGCGCCGGCGTCGACGAACCGCCGCCAGTCCCGGTCCAGCGCGGGGCACTCGAAGCGCAGCACTACGGCGCCCTCGTTGCCGAGGCGCTCGACCGACCGCTCGCCACCCTCGGCGACGACCTTCGCCGCGCCGTCCCCAGCAGCGGCCCACGCCAGCGGCGCCTTGCTGAACGCCACGGTAACGTGCATGTCGTCGGCCGGCAGCAGCTTCTTGACGCCGTGCTCCCGCGCCCACGCCGCCAGGTCGCCGGCGTTGAGCAGCGGGCGGTTGACGTAGAGCGTCCGCGGCGCGCCGGGCTCCTCGTCCTGGGCGATCTCCTTGGCCAGCTTGCGGTCGCGGTCGCGGTTGAGGAAGCCGTCGAGCTTGTCCGCCGGCGCCAGCACCACGCCCTCGCTCTCCTCTCCGGGCCGGCTGGGATCGCCGCCCTCGCGCTCCGCGAGATAGTACCGGGTCAGCGTGACGTCGCCGACGCGGTCGCCGGCCATGCCGGTGATCCGCCCCTTGAGCCCGGTCTCCTCGAAGGCCTCCTTGATCGCGTTGGCCTGCATCGACAGCGCGTGCTCGACCCGGCCCTTTGGAAATGTGCTGTCGTATCCGCCGAAGCCACCCTTCGGCCGGGCGAGCCAGACGCGGCCGTCCTTCTCCCTGATGATCAGTCCCGAGGCCAGCTGCTTGCCCTGCGCGCCCTCCGGCAGCGGCGCCTCGTCCTCGATGTCCATCTGGCCGTCGACCTCGTTCCAGTCGCCGTCGGCCGGCGGCGTCCACGGCTCGAACGCCACCCCGTTGAGCGTCTTCACCGGTAGCGCGTCGCCGGCGGGGAAGATCACGGTCGAGGTCTTCTTCTTCGGATCGCCCTCGGCGCCGAAAGTCTTGGCCCGCTTCGCTATGTCGTCGCGCCGCGCGATCATCTTGTCGGCCAAGGCGTCCGACCCGCCGCGCGCTTTGACCGCGGCGCGGATGGCGCCGTCGCTGATCCGCGTCACGCGGGCGGCCGATTCCCTGAACTCGGCGGGGGTGATGTCGCCGAAGATCGCGGAGGCGTCCGGCGCGATGCTCGGATCGCGCATGGTGTCCATCTCTGTGACTTGGTTCCCGAACGCGTCGCCCTTGGGCTTGCCGCGCGCCCGGTATTCAAGCGCGCCGCCGAGGTCGACCGTGAAGACGTCCGGGCCCGCCGCGACAAGGTTGTCGCCGCCGGTGCCCACCGCGTCGTAGTTCGCCGTCCAGGCGTGCGCGGCGAAGTCGCGCTTGGCCTTGCGCACCTCCTCCGCCGACAGCTCCGACGCGTTCTTCTTGCTGAGCTTCTCCATCTCCGACGCTATGTGCGCGCCGCCGGCGACGTCGCGGTAGCGCAGCGTCGGGGCGCCGGCGAGGTCGTAGAGGTCGGCCGCGGTGAGCTCGTTGCGGACGTGGTCCTTGGACCGGCCCTCCTTGACGTAGAACTTGCGCCCCTTCTCGTCCTCGAACACGCCGCCGGGGTTCGACCCCATCTGCGGGCCGACCTTCTTGAGCGTCGAGGGGTCGAGCGGCGGCCGCGGCTCCGGCCTCCAGTGCCCGCCGCCGAAACTGCCCGGCGGCCCCCACAGCCCGAACTGCGGCATGACGAAGTGCTGCTGGGGGCCGCCGTGCCAGCCGTAGCCCTTGGCCTTCGGGGCGCCGGCGCCGGTCTCCGCGGCATGGGACGCCGCGCCAGCCGACGCGCCAGCCGTGAACTCGCCCTTGGGGTCGCGGGGGTGCTTGCTCTCGTTCCACTCGATCGCGGCGTCGTTGGCGAGGCTGGCGAAGAGCGGGTCCAGCTCGTCAGCGGCGCCGCGCGCCCTGAAAGGGACCACGTTGCGCGCCCCCGCCGCCGCGCCTCCCCCGTCTTCCTGGAACGCCGGGTCGCCGTGGCCGCCGCCGGGCTTCGGCGCCGGGGCGCCCGCCGGCCGGCCCGGACCGCCGGGCTCCGCGCCCGGCTCGCCGATGATGGCCTCCTCGGCGCGCCCGCCGCCGGGCGGGATGAGGCCGCCCTCTTCCTCCTCCTTGAGCTCCGGCACGTCGTCGGGGTCGAGGTCGCCGAACGGCAGCTCGGGGTCGTCGATGACCACGCCGCGGACCTCCTCCGGCGCGATGACGCCCATGTCGACGTAGGTCTGGTTGCGCTCCGCCTCGGCCTTCTGGAGGTCGGCCTTCTCCTTCTCGCTCATCTCCCAGAGGCCCTCGAAGTCGAAGACAATTTCTGGGTCAATCTCGCCCCATAGCGAGAGCTGCACGAAGTTGAGGACGCGGGTCAGGTTGGGCCGTAGGAAGCGGTTCTGGTAGGCCGCGATCGTGTCGTAATATGCTCGCACCTCACCCTCGGCGGACGCATTGAGTCCCGCAGGCTGCAGCCCCGTGAACTTGATGAGCGGGATGCGTACAGCCGAGGCAACATGCTCCTGCGACTGCGCCTGGAGCTCGTGCAGGCCGCCGAGCGGGACCGACACATTTTTGAAATCCTCCGTATTTTTGTTCAGCACGAAGGTGTTCATGTTGTCGCGGAAGTCGTTGAACGCGGCGACGCGCGCCATCAGCGTGCCCGGACCGCCGGTCGCCCCCGGCGCCAGGTTGGTCTGCACGTCGGTCAGCAGCACCATCGTCGAGAAGGCGTGGATCAGCTCCCCAACGCTGTCCCGGGTCTGCAGCCAGATGTCGACGTAGGGTTTCGCTATCTGCGACAGCGACAGGCCGCCGAACGAGTACGCAGGCTTCAGGAGGTCGGGGACCGGGTGGCCGACGAAGGTCGGCAGGCGGCTGCGGTGGATCTCGCGGCCCATCACGTACCAGACCTGCGGGTTGTACCAGTCGTCGCGCAGCGGGTTGATGGCGTTGTAGGTCGTCGGGTAGCACCACACCGGCTCGACCGGGCGCACCGCCGCCAGCGGCTTCTGCGGTCCCACCTTGCCCTGGCTGAGCTTGTCGCGGCCGTCGCCGATCGGCGTCTTCAGCTCGTTCATCGCCTCGGTCTTGTCGAGGTCGTCGCCGAAGTCGAGGTAGAGGTGCGATCGCCCGAAGAAGCCGTCGTCGCGGCAGATCCGGTACATGCAGTCCCGCAGCTCGAGCCGCGCCAGCTCGTCCTTGAGCTGCTTCACCTTCTCCATCTTGCCCGAGGACTTCACGCGGTCCTCGCGCTTCTGCTTCTCCTCGTCGGGGTCGACCGGCTCGCCGGCCTCCTCCTTCTCCTCGGTCTCCTCGTCGTCCTGGCCCTTCTCCTTGTCCTTGATGGTGCCGGTGACGTCGAAGTCGATCCACTTCCGCGTGGCGTCGTCGGCGATGGTCTCCGAGATGACGCGGTACTCCGTCCGCTGCGCCAGCTCCGACAGGTAGGGGTAGCCGAGGAACTGCAGCCCCTCCGCGCCCACCGCCCCGAAGACGCCGCCGAACCCGCCCAGCCAGGCGCTCGCCGCCCAGCCCATCGTGCCGTCGTCCATCGCCATCTGGAGCTTCTTCGGCGGGGTGGCCCGCGGCGGGTGCTTGGCGACCTGGAACGGGTTGAACTCCGGCGCCCGGCTCCGCTTCCTCCGCTGGCCCATCCGCTCCATCAGCGCCTCGATGGCCCGCGCGTCGCCCCAGGCGCCCGCCTGCTGGCCCTTCGGCGCGGCGGGGACGGTGGCGGGGGCCTCGGCTACGGCCGCGCCGGCGGCCTTCGCCTTGGCGTCGGCGCGGCGTTTCCGGGCGGCCTCGTTCCGCCGAACCCGCTTGGCCTCCTGCTCCTCGGGGGTCAGCGGCTTGCGGCCGGCGCCGGGCCTCGGGCCGCCGTGGCCGGCTTTCTTGGTCATTGGCGTTCCTTCTGCGGGCAGGAGATCGACAGGTAGGCTTGGCTGCAGCCGCGGTCGCCGCGGGGACGGGGCGCCCGGTGCCTGCGGGGGGCGGGGGCGCGACCGGGCGCCGGGCCCGCTGGCGTGGCCCGCGCCGGCGGCGCCGCGTCTGGCGGGGTCGGCGGCGCCACGGCCCTATCTGGCGGCAGGGGCATAGCTGGAACGGCCGGTTCCGGTGGTTTCGGCTCTTCCTGCGGCGCCATCTGGGGCGCTTCGCCCGGTTGCGCGACGGCCGGCGGCTCCGATGCAACGGGAGGGGGTTCCGGCGCAACAACCGGAGGGGTCGGCGCAACGATCGGCGGCTCTGCGGCCGGCGGGAGCGCCGCCGGGACGCGATGCCCGCACCAAGCCAGCATGACCGCCAGCAGGAGGAGGATCGCGACGCCGAACGCCGCGGCGGCGCCGGACTTGTCGCGCTCGCGCCGTTGGTCAGCCATCAGGCTAGTCCCCCGATTTGAAAAGGCGACTCGCAGTATGGCCGGGAATCAAGCAGGTGTCACGCGGCGCGCGATTGTCGGCGGTTAGTCGTTTTCCGCGCGGCGATGCCAGTGCAGCACCCCCGGCGCAATCAATTTCCGAGCTTGGCAGTCTGGGCAAAAGCACCCATGCGGATAAGGATTGCCTTCTGGGGCGTCCGCGTTTCGCATAGCGAACGGTTCGTCACAGACGCCACATGAGGCCACCCAATCATCGGGGCGACCTTCTCTCATTTCAGGCAGTGCGGCCTTGTCCATACTAACGTCCTGCAAGCGACTGTTTCACATGAAACTCCTTTGGGATCAAAGCGGAGCGTCGCCGACGAACTCGACGAGGTCGAGGCCGCCCATCATCTTCCGCTGCAGGTCCATCGCTTTGCCGGTACTTATCTCGACCTCTGCGGTCGCCGGCAGCGGAAAATGGATCGGGCCCATCTCCTGCGTCATGTAGGTCTCGACCGGCCTCTCCACCGAGCAGGCGATGATGTCCCCGTAATCAATCTGCGCCTGCGGGAACTTGGCGGCATCGTCTTCTGGGAAAAAAGTCTCGACGAGGCGCACGCGGGAACGCTCTCCTCCCCATCCGTCACATATCTCAACGCGGGTGACGTACCAGCGCCGCACGATGGTGACCGGATCGCTCTTGATCTCCTCCGGGGTGAACGCCTGAAGCGGCGTCGCCAGCAAAGGCTCCGGCGGCAGCTTCGCCGCGACCACGGCGGCGCCGAGCAGGGCGAGGAAGGATCGGCGCGGGATCTCGTTCATTCAACTTAGCTCTGTGAACACGTTGCGTCCCGCCAAGCCTGCCGGATGCCGAGCCCGTCTGGTAATGACGGCGTGACCTTTCTCGACGAGCCATCGCATCGCGGCCGATGGCGTTCCGCTGAAATGGAAGGACATCGGACCGTCGTGGCGCACCCATCGCCTGTGATCGCGGAGCATCTCGAAAGCCCGCTGCTTCTTCTTGTGCTTGTCGGCGCTCATGCGTGTTTCTCACCAGAACTTGCGCGCGAAATGGACGACGACGTAGCCCCATCCGCCGAGGATGGCGAGGCCAATCCCGACGCCGGCGAAGACGTAGACCGCCGTCAGCCGGTCGGCGACCTTGTAGGGATCGGTGCGCATCAGTCCGGCGCCTTGCAGTTCGGGTGCAGCGGCCCGGCGCGGTTCGCCAGATCGGTCACGTCCCTGGCATACTCCAGCTCGCCGTCGGCAGCGGCCGCGTCGGCGTAGGCCATCAGCGCGGCGCGCGAGTATTTGTCCTTGAGCATCAGGACGAAGTGCTCGTTCGCCTCGCCGGGGCCGTCCTGCAGCACCGGCTTCTGCTTGCGGTTGTCGAAGACGCTGTACTTGCCCAGCCCGTCGCGGGCGTTGCGGAGAAGGCGCGGAACGCTCATCGGATTTGCCCCTTGATTTTTTTGAAAATCGAGCACGGCACCGTGTCCCGAAACCAAGGGCGCGTCAACGGCCGCGGTTCCGGCGGGCCTGGCGCTGGGCGCCGTACTGCCGGATCAGCTGGGTCAGCTCCGCGGTGTACTCGGCGGGCTGCTGGTCCTTCGGGGCGAAGCGGATCATGCAGGCGTCGGCCATGTTCGGGCTCTTCATGCCGCCCGGCTTCTTGTTGATGACGATCTTGCCGACGCCGTTCGTGGCGTAGGTCGGCTGGCTGAGTTCGGCGACGAGCTTGAGATGGTTGGGACACTTCGAGCTGATCGCGACGATCTCGTCTGGCGAACATTTGACGCCGTCGACTACCCAGCGGTGGATCTTCTGGAAGCGCCGCCGCAGCGACCACCAGCCCTGCGCTTTTCGGTTAGCGAAGTAATCCTTGTTGAGGCGCCCCTTGTCGTCGTCGCGTCCGATGGTGCCCTCGACGATGCCGTCCGGGTTGACTACGGCCTCGGAGCTGCGGAAGCCGAGCGCCGGGATCGGCTTTGCGCCGTTCGCGCGGCGCGTCTCGTTGATGATCCGGGCATCGCCGCGGACGCCAGCGCCTAGCCCGTCGGAATCGTAGTCGAAGTCAGGGATACCGTAGAGGTCGCAGATGTTGAAGGCCCGCTGCACGGTGTCGAAGATGTCGGCGCCCTTGCCGCTCCACTCCTCGCTGCCCTCAATGAGGATGCCCTGCGACCGGCACGCCGCGTTCTTGTCGGCGCCCTCGTCGGCGACGTCGAGCGACATGCCGCGCCGGCCGGTGATCTCGACCTTTAGTTTGAGATGAGCGTCGATCGCCGAGCGCACCCACGCCCCGGGGATGACGATGCCCTCGACCGAGGCGGAGTAGTCGCGGTCGACCTCCTGCGCGATGGTGACGGGATCGAGGCCCTTGCCGCCCTCAGATTCCGGCTTGCCGAGGTTGTCGTACCATTCCTGGTCTTTCCGAAAATCTTCTTTCCAATCGAAAATGAAGACGTCGACGCGACCGCTATGCCGTTTCTCGGCGAACTTATTGTTCATGCCAGCGACGGACGAAACGTCGATGCGGCAGTTCGTCGTCTGCGACAGCGACATCTCCGTCAGCTCCGGCCTTTCGAAATATGCGAACTCGTCGACTATGAAAAGCGACGTACGATCTCCCCGGCCGAGGTCGTCGCCGCCCTCGCCGCCGATGATCGACCGCGTCTGCGGGAACGTGATCCGCATGAACGGCGCGTCGCGCCAGTCCACCCAACCGCCGCGGAACTCCTCCGGCAGGTGCTCGACGAACAATCGGCCCTTCGGCAGAAGCGGCTTATAGGTGCCAATTTTGTCAACGTACTCTGTCTTGCGGCTGCCGACGCCGATGGCGATGCCTTCGTGGAAAAGGCAGAGCGTGCAAGACAGGGCCATCGCCAGCCAGGAGACGCCGCAATCGCGCGACTTCTCCGTCAGTCCCGGCGTTCCGGCCCGCCAATGCGCCACTACCCAGTCTACCCACTCCCGCTGCCGCGGGAAAAGGATGAACGGGATAAAGGTCGGCAGGTTGCGCTCGGCGTTGCGGGGTTCGTAGGTCAAGCCCCAATCTGAGATGAAATCGGCGGGGTTGTCACGGTAATACTCTTTCAAGGCGGGGAGCACCGAAGGGTCGGCGCGGATCGCCTCCAGCACCTTGAGCCGCGCCCGGAAGATGGCGGAGTAATCCGGATGCTTCCAATCGATCGAGTCGGGGTCGGTGATCATCGCGCGCTCGGCGCGCCCGGAGCGTTAGGCGGCTTTGCCCCCCTTCACGACGCGCAGATAGACGCGCGAGGCCGCGTTGGCATCTTCGATCTGATGGATGTTTTCAGGCTGCGCTTTCGGAGACTCCGGCGGCGCTGCCATTACCATCGCGATCGTCTTGATGCGGGCGTCGGGGCCGAAGTCCGCGACCGTGTCGCAGAGGTCGAGGTAGAACTTGCCCCATTCCTTGACCTCGTCCCATAGCGCCTTGCTGTAGCCCTTCGCGCCGGGGAGTCCGGCCGCCATCGCCGCCTCCTGGAAATGGAGCAGGTGGTTTTTCATCACCATCGCCAGCTCGATGAGTTCGTACTTGGCGCGGAAGCCTTGCAGGGCCTGCGCCCTCTTGAGCGCGGCGTCTACCATGGTCTTGTCGGCGCCGATGTCGGCGGCGACCCTCTCGACGATGGCGGCATCGTGCAGCTTGGCGATCGTCGCCTTGTTGAGCGAGTTCTTCTTGCGACCGCCGCGGCGTTCGCCGGGCTTTGCCCCTCCGCGCGGCATCTTGATCAGGTCCAATGGCTATTTTTTTGCGGCATTGGCTATCTTAGCCGCATGCCATCCGCAAAAGCAAACCGCCGGCAGGGGGTGCTGCCGGCGGCGGGGACTTCCAACGGTTTCGAGGAGTTCTCTCGCACCGGCGACGTTTGTCGCACGGGGCGACGATTCGTTGCAACGGGATTATTGGACGGTGCCGACGATTTCCACGCTGCTCAAGACTTGTGGTGCGGCGGAGATCGCGACGGCGAGCGTCGCGGAGAACGTCTTGCCGCCGACGGTTACGGACAGGCCGACGGTGTCGGAGCCGTCGGCGTCGGCGGGGTTGGTGGCCAGGATGGCGCTCGACCCGTCGGGGGCGACGGTCAGCGTGTCGATGCCGGGGGCGCTCGGGGCGTCTGTCCAGGACGGCGGGCCGTCCGGGGTCGGCTGCGTCAGCATCTTGTGGCCGTTGGCGTCGAGGTAGGCGATGGCGAGGGCGACGGCGTGGCCGGCGGTGACTGGGAGCATGAGGTGCGTCCTCCGGTGGGGGTTGAGCTCGTGGATGCGGCCGTCGACGACGATCGCGACTCGACGGTGGTGGCGCCGGAGACGATAGAGCAACTGCGGCGGCCATTCAAACCGGAACATCGCGCGCTCCTTTTCCGGTGCAGCAGCGGCCGATCCATGTCCTGCCCTGCGGGCCTTGGCGCTCGGTCCATCCCGACGCGATCGCGGCGGAGTGCTGCGCGATGAAGCCGTCAGGATCGGCGAAGGTTTGATGGTCGGGGAACATGCCGTGCGCGGCGCCGTCGCAGGCCAGCTCGAGGATTACCGGGCGCGGGAAGGGCGCCGCCTCGTCCGTGCAGCGCACGAGCAATCCCACGTTCAGCGCCCCGCCGACCGCGGGCCGAAGTCGGTGCGGGGATCGGCGCCCATCCTGCCGACCTCCTTGACGCCGACCCCGAAGCCGCCGTCGCGGGTGTCGACCAGCGGGGCGGACCGGGTGACCGGGACGAAGGTGCCGTCCTTCCTCAGCGTGCCGCGCCTGACGTAGCGCATGCCGCCGCCGACCTGGCCGATCATCGTGTAGTCGGGGTGAGCCTGAAGCCAAGCGTGCTGCTCGTTGGTCATATCCGCAATCCTATTCCTGCTTGCCGTGCCTTCATCATGGCGGCGGTCACGTTGAGCGGCGGGTAAAAATCCCGGAGGCGCGACCGCCGCCCTCGAGTCATCGCGGTGAGGCTTTCATTGGAGAACCTCATCGCCTCCACCAGCGACAGCACCGCCCCGACCTCGACGGCGAGCGCCATAAGATCGATGCGCCGCTGAACCTTGTCCTGCCGCGCCTTGCGCCTCTTCAGGCGGCGCTGTGATCGGAAGCATCGGCCCTTGCGGTTGCTCATCGGCGCTCTCTTGAAAACTGGATTCGCCCACTATGCCGCCGCCTGGGCGTGAATGATAGCCGGTCGCGCCCACATTTTTTGGAACCGCTTCCACTCCGGTCCGGGCGCATATCTCTGCTGCGATGGCGTCTCCGGCCTCCACAGCATCGCGAACGGGGTAAAGCCGATGGAAGTCATCTGCCGCAGCCTCGCCTCGGCGAGCGCCAGCGTGTCCTTGGGATAGCCGACGAGGACGAAGGTCCGCAGCCGGTGCGACGCCGCCGTGAAGCCAGCGGCGAGCATCCGGCGCGCGGCGCTCTCCAGCGTCTCGAAGGCGTCGCCGGGGTCGTAGGCGAAGAAGCAGTTCGGGCGCGGCTTCAGGCTGGCCAGCATGTCGACGTGCCAGTCCTGCAGCGACAGCGCCTCGAGCCCGCCGCTGAACTCGACGCGGCCGTTCTCCGGCAGTTTCTGGCGCCGGAGCATGGCGATGACGCTCTCGAAGTGGCCGCGGTCGCAGGCCAGCAGGTTGTCGTCGAGGACGTTCCAGCCGTCGTAGATCGGAAGCAGGTTCACGGTCGGCCACTTCTTTGGGACGCTGCAGAACCAGCAGCGGCGCGGGCAGCCGCGCGAGGTGATCGTGTAGCCGGGCCTCAGATAGCGGCCGGGGATGAACTCCAGGCTGGTGTCGCCGTAGGCCACGCCGCCGATCTTGACCGGCGCGACGTGGCGCCATTGCTCCGCGAGCTGCTCCGCCTTGGCCTTGTCGTAGGTAAAGGTGACCGAGACGTGCACCTCGTCGGCCTCATCGAGGAGGTCGGGCGGCCCGAAGCGCGCGAGGGCATCGTCGGGCGTCGCCCGCGTGCGCCTGGGGAAAACCCGGATCAGGCTCACAGCATCGCCGCCTGGGTTGCCACCGGCTCCAGCAGAGTCTTCGGCAGCCATTTCGGCGCGTCCTTTTTGATTTGCTTGTAATTGACCGGGTGCATTTTCTTGAAGTTCGGGAAGGCGTCCTTGACGTAGCGGCCGTCGACTACCTTCAGCCAGCCCTGCGTTACCCAGCGGCGGTGGTCGACGCCGTGGTGGGCGAAGTCGCGGCGGGTGAGATGCTTTCTCATTTCCAGCGTGACGGCGAGCTTGATCGCCTTGATCTTCCAGTCGGTGAGCTGGAGCGGGGAGGGCGCGCCGGCCGCGACGTCCGGCACGTATTCCGGCAGCTTGTGCCGCTTCACCGTGGCGAGGTCGTGCCAGGCTTCCTGACTCCAAGACTTCCCCGGCTGCGGCAGGTCAGGCGTGAAGCGGGCGTTGTGCTTGAAGTCGCTCTCGCGCCAGCCCTCCGCGCTCGCCGACCGCATCCTGATCACCGTGATGCCGAGGCAGTCGCACACTTTCCCGAGCTTGCCGTCGTCGCCCTCGGGGACGAGGATCGCGCAGCAGTCGGGGTGGGCGTGGGCGGTGTTGAACCAGCCATCGTCGCCCTCGATCACCTGGTTTACAACGTCGACGTTGAGCTTCAGCTTCGCCTGGATGCCGATCTGGAAGCCGTCGATCTTGCGGACTAAAAGTATGTCCCAATTCGCCGTTTCCGCGAATGCGGTCCATTGAGTATTATCAACAGCGGCCAAAAATGCACCGCATAATTCAACCTCAGTCTTGAAGGCTTTGTCGCGTTTAGGCGGCCTCGGCATCGGGATGCTAGACCTCAGTTAACCGGCCTTAGAACGGGATTTCATCGTCATGCCGTTCGGGCCAAAAGCGGCGTAACTGGCGCAACGGCCACCATAACCAATAAAGAACTTCGCGCCAACGCTCGCGGCGATTTTCTTGATCAGTCCATTTCGTATAGTCAGCGATGCGATCTAACTCCGCATCGACTTGTTCTTTTGTTGCCCACCATCGGGCTCCGCAAACCTGGCATGCGGCGCGGCCGGTGCACACGTCAATTTCATATTCTTCATGGTCGCAATAATCGCCATCTTCGCACTCAAAGTAGCCCTCTGGAATATCGTCGCTCTCAAGATCGATCATAGTTTTCTCTCGACTATGCAGAAGCAAGCGCGCGCTTTCTCACGACGCCAGCCTCCGCGGCTCCTGCCCGATGCCGAGGATCTCCAGCGCGCGACCGATGCAGGCCTCCGGCGGGAACTTCTCCTTGAACTTGGCCACCTGGTGCTGGTAGACGCCGCGCCACATCGCGCGCATCGCCATCGCCTCGTCGATGAAGGACTCCTGCGTCTTCGAGAAGCGGATCACTTCGTCCCACGGTTTCGCCAATTCGTGCGGCTCCGCGATCACCGGCCGCCCGATGGCCAGCGCGGTGTTGCAGCGGCTCGACGACACCAGCCCCATCTCGTCGAACTTGCGGAGCTGCACGATGACCTTGGCGCGGCGCATCTCGTTGTCGCGGTTGCCCCGGGTGCCGAAGTCGACCATCGTCACGATGGCCTTCGGGTTGTTGGTGACCCTCTTGGCCAGCTTCTTCAGCAGCTTGTGCCGCCGATCGGTCAGCGAGCCGTAGAAGCCGAACTCGTAGTCCGGCTCCGGGATGACGCGCTGCGAGCCGTCCTTGTTCTTCACGACGATCGGCGCGTTCTGCCGCATGATCTTCGGCGACCAGCCTAGCTCGGTGTAGGCCGACGGCGCGAACTGCGAGTACCAGCGCGTGACGTGGTCGCCGGGGACGAGGTGGATGATGCCCTCGATGTACGGGGCGATCAGCGGGAACACCTGCTGCCTCTCCACCATCTCCTTCTGCGTGCCGTGGTTGAAGCCCTTGTCGGTCGGCTCCTCGGTGGCGAGGACGATGAAGCGCGCGCCGGCCTCGTGCATCTGCTTGACGATGCCGACGTGGTGCTCCGTGAAGCCCTCGACGAGGATGTTGATGCCGGCGTCCCGCGCGACCATGTGCTCGTTGGTCCGGTCCCACGCCGCGGTGTGGCCCAGCGCGATGAGCTGGCCGGAGACGATCTCGATGATGTCCTCGAGAGAGCGGATGCCCGTAGGATTATGCGAAAAACAATTCCAACACCACTGCATTATATCATCTCCAATGCTGCATATAGATCAACCCGCTTCTGATTCTTCCGCTCATTTTGACGCCAGCTTGGCAGCCCGGCGCTTACGGCGGCGAGCGGGCTTTGACTTCGGCTTGGGCCGGTATCGGAGGACCCGGTCGGCAATGGTGTCGAGGACTTTGGGAACGTCCGGCATATCGTCAGTCCCTTTCTTCCACACGAGGTACACCACCTTGAGACCTAAACCACGGGACCAACTTTTCTTCGAAGCATTTGGGGCAGATGTCGAGAATGACGGTTTTTGTAGAGCCACCTTCCGGGTAGCTGTCCCCCGTGACGTACTCAACCTCAACGTCATCAACTCTGTAGCCTATGTTCGTAGGCCAATAGCCATCGGAGCGTGTTTGCGTAGGGCAAAGCTCGCATTTGATGTAATCAAGCGCTTCGCGCGTTGTCGCCGGGACCGAAATAGTTTTCATCATTTTCATGATCGTCTCGCGGTGCCTTTCATTCGATCTGCCAGCCGAGTCCGCAAATCATTGTCGGATTCGCCATCTAAGCGGACGACATCCCACATTATTCCGAAGTCCGTCAACGTTTTCCCGATGGCAATATCCTGCGGCGGCATCTGGAACGTTGCTAAAACGGTTGCCATCGCGACGCCGTGTGCCTCGATCATCGTTCGCAATACCGAACTACGATCACGCGCCGCATCGGCATATTGCTGGGGCAGCGCGGCTACCATTTCGCTCACGAACAATGTGAAGATTTCGTCCGGCCTCATAAAGAATTGCGGGCCAGAAGGCCGCTCGCTTTCTTCGGCAACGGTCGGTAGAAGCGCGGCGGGGACGGCAATCCCGAAAAATTTTAGTAGCGCGCGGCGTTCAACGAGGGATTCGCGCGGGTCTTTAAGCGGCATGATATTTCTCCTTTGGCACGAGGGTTTTGTCGTTCGTCTGATAACGGTCCTGTCTCTGTCGCGGATCGCCGTGGCGACCATCGTTGAAATTGAGACATTCCCAATAGCCGACGCTCGCGCCGGGAACATCGTAGAGCGGGTAGTACGGACCAAAATCTCGGAAGATCATGTCCGCACCGCAGAAACGACACTTGGGCATTTGATCCTCCTTTGCGGCTTTAGCTCGTATGAACTTAGCGGAGCGGGCTGGGCGCTACTCCAGCTTCATCGCTATTTCGTTGATGACCGTCGGGAATCGAACCCGCTGAGGTGCGTCGCAATTCACGGAGCTTGCGCCCCTAATTCCCTGCGTACCTGTGTCCAGTCCGTGCGGGTCTGCTTTCCCCGCCTCCGCTCCGCTAAGTTCACTTTCCTACCCTTTCAAAATAAATCCGCCTGATCTCGGCGACGGCGCGGTCCGATTCCATCTCAACTTCTAGCCTGTCGGCGCCGGGCTCGCCACACCAGAAGCGGTGGGCCATGTAGTGCAGGTTCCAGGGCATCACGTTGACGCCGCCGGCGACGCCGACCCCGGACAGCATCCAGCCCACGATGCCGGCGGGCTCCGCCAGCGCCGGGTTCTCCGGGGGCCTGGCCGGGCCCGGCGGAGGGCCGGTGCCGTCGTGGGCCGGCAGGCCGCTGATGCAGCCGTCGAGGGGGTCGAGCTGCGCGACCTGCGAGACGTCGTCGAGGTAGCCCTCGGTCATGAAGTGGTCGGCGGCGCGGCGCGGAGCGTGGGCGCGCGTCGGCCTGATGAGGACGGGGTGGTGGTAGATCGGCCGCACCAGGACGGCGCCGTTGGCCGAGCGCCAGGCATAGTGGCCGGGGTGGGTCGTCCTCGTCCTGCCCTCCCACCAGCCGAACCCGGCGTGCTTGAGCTTGGCCGACATCGCCGCGGCGGTCTCGACCTTGTCGGGCACCCCGGCCGGGACGCAGAGCGCCATGCAGGCCCGGTAGCCGGCGTCGAGCCGGCGCTTGGCGGCGGCGAGCGTCCCCCTGCCGAGGCGGAGCGACGCGCACAGCGGCGCCACGGCGTAGCCGCCGGCCAGGGCCCGGTCGATCGCGTCGGCGTGCGCGCCGTCGGCCTGGTCGAACCAGCTCACCGGCTCCGGCAGCGGCCTGAACTCGTCGATCCATTCCCCCGCCAGCCGCTCGCGGCCGTCGTCGTCGGCGTAGACGACCAAGGTGCCGCCGACGTCGTCGGCCTCGGCCCGCACGACGGCGCAGTTGAGGTTGCGCCAGCGCTGCGCCCAGTGTCCCCACGCCGCGACGACGACCTCGATCTTCATGGCTTGCTCCTCACCGGCGGGCGCCACCCCTCCAGCAGCTCCGTAACGTCGAGGTCGAGCGGGCGCTGGTCGTCGGGGATGTACACGGCCTCGCCACCGGACACCGTGCCAGGCCTGCCGCTTGGATTATAGAGCGGCATGCCGAACTCCAAGGCCAGCGCCGCCTCCGGGAGCGGCTCGGAGTTGGGCGCCCGGTAGGCGCGGAAAAAGCGGTTGACGACGAGGCTGAAGCCGGCACGGCGCAGCTCGCGGTCGACGCCCTCCTCCGAATTGTACATCGGCGCCCCGACGTTGACGAACAGGAAGAGACCAAGCGGCGATCTCTCCAGCATCTGCCGCGCGCGGTGCGCCGTGATCTTGAGCGCGTCGCCGGTCATCTCGCCGAGGTTGGTGTTGGAGACCACGACATCGACCGGAAGAAGGTTGACGCCGCGGGCGAAGTCCCACCACGGAAGCCCAGCGCGCGACGTCGGTTGATACCCGACCTCGGCCATCAAGCGACATTGCCAAAGGAAAAGCGCCTGGGCGTTGTCGGTGAAAGAATAATAGCTCGCGCCTTCGTTGATGAGCATGGCGCCGAGATAGGCGGTACCGGGGCCGACCTCGAAGACGCGGAGCCCAGGCAATCCGATGGCGGCCAAGATGCGAAACAGGCCGAGCTGCGCGAAGGGACTGCACAGCGGCCGCACCGGCCGGCCGAGCTTGGTGGTCGCCGCGACGGCCTGGTCGCGGACGCGATTCATCATCTCGACCTCATCGGCGGTGAAGTCGGTCTGCACGGCCGGGCCGCCGAAGAAATGGCCGGGCCGAAAGTATTCTTGATTTCCGGTGTCCCGATTCCAATCGGCGTAGCGGACGAGCTCCCGCTCATCCTCGACGCGATGCGGGAAGCCGAGCATGTCGAAAGTGCGCGGCGCGAAGGCCATGAGCTCGCAAAAAGAAAGACCGCAGCGAGCTTCCTGCTCAAGGGCATCGTATTCCCCGACAGAGAGTATCATTAGCTTCCCTTTGATCATCTTGCTGCGGCTAGTCGGATCGCGACAAATCGCATCATGTCATGCCTCACCGCAACAAGACGAGTCAGGTCGCGTTGGTCTCGTCAGATCGTGTCCGATCATGTCGTAACGTGACACGGCACAGTACGTTTAGGCTTTATTGCAAGGCTCTTCCATCTCCTGGAAAACCGAGTCCTTTTCGCATCCGGCTGGAAAAATCCAAGGCGCCGGCGAGAGACAATTGAAAATCCTCGTCAAGCTCGAGGCCTGCAGCGAGTTCCTTCGCTCTTTCCAAAATGCTCTGTACCCTGGCGATCTCCGCGCCGAGGGCTTCCCGCGCAGCATCGGCCTCAGTACGCAGCTTGACGGTGCTGACGTAGCCCTGTCGTAGCCCGGCTTCAGGATCCCTGACATAGCCAACGCAGGTTACCTTCTTGGTTGTAGTTGTGATGGTTACCCTTACGCTGGCGATTATACGGCGGGCGACATCGAGGCGATGCTGGTGCGCCGCCTTTTTGTCGTCCCAGGGAAACTCCTTGTGCAGCGGATGGGTTTGATCGCGCGCCGCCAATACCAGCGCTTCCGCCGTCACTCTGCCGGCTTCATCCTCGATCGCTTTGATCGCCGCAGCGCGGATTTTCATGGTCGACATTTTTAACCTCCTCTTTGGTTGGCAACTTATCCCATCTCATCGCTACTGATCGCGGCATAGCGCGTCAGGTCACATCGCGGCTCGTTGGTCTCGGCATTTCAAGTCTCGTCCCAAGGCATCTGGTCCGGGCCAATCTCGGCATAGCCAGTCACGTTGGTCACGTCTTGGCCGATCACGTCGCGGCTTCGCTCATCTGAGCAAACCTCGTTGGTCTTGGCATGTCCGATCTCGCGTTGGCTCCTCGGGACTTGGCTGATCGTGACTTGTCGGTCCCGTCTCGCCACGGCATTGCTAATCCGGTCCCTTCTAGGCCCGTTGGTCAGGTCCAGCGTTGTCGCGGCCGGTCCCGGCTCCGCACGTCGTCTCCAGTCTTGTCGTGTTGGTCTTGTCCAGTCCGATCATATTCCGTCCGAGCACGTCCAGACTTGGCTTGTTGGTCTCGTCATGGCCCGGCACCGCTCGTCATCGCTAGTCGGGTCATGTTGGACAAAACACGTCCTGTCCAATCGTATCGCAGCGCGGCCGATCGCGGCTCGGCAGGTCTTGTTGGTCTGAGCAAGTCGCGCTCCGGCCCGTCGGGTCTGATCGTGGCTGGTCACGGCTCATCATGTTGGTCGCGTCTTGGCAAAGCGCATCACGGCGGATCATGTCGCGTCCGAACTCGGCCAAACGCATCGCATTGGTCTCATCGTATCTAGCCAGATCGTATCGCGTCGCGTCCGGTCTAGTCGCGTTGGTCCAGTCACGGCTCATCGGATCATATCCGGTCCCGTCGCATCAAGACTGTTCGCATCTTGACCGATCAAGTCTTGTTGGTCCCGGTCGCATCTAGTCGTATCTCGTCACATCGAGATATGACTGGGCTATCGTGTCCCAACTGGACTGGATTTCAAGAGCCGTTAGCTCGCGCTGCATGCTCTGCCTTGGGGGGGGCGCTTCGGTATTGACGCCGGAGCCGCCGCCCGTTTGGTTTTTTCTTTTGTGAACCAATCCCAAAGTTCTGCAGTTTCCTCGTCGAAAGTCGCCGGGTCGGCAAGCGCCTTATCCTGCGCGGTTACGCCTTGCTTCACGATCCGCAAAAACTCTAGATCATCGTCGGAGCAAAGGCGAAACTGGCCCATCGACAATTTGCCCTTCTCTGGGCGCCCGTCACCGATACCAATGATGACGCCAGCGGCAGCGAGCAGATTGGCGATCGACTGCTGCTTGATCAGGCTACCGACGAACTGCACCGTGATCGTGGCGCACCATGACGGCAGGATCGGCAGCGTGCGAATGTCCGGTGTTCGCGCCATGTCGCTCGACCTGACGGTGGTCATCCAGAGTTGCGGCACACCGAAGATTGGAATCTTGCCGCCGGGTACCGTAGTCAAGCGCCCGATCTGCGCTTTCTTAGCGCCGACCATATCAATCGCGGAGTTGGCCATCGCGGCATGAAAAGCTCCGGCCGGCATATAGAGCCGGGTCGGCGATTTGTCGGCGTCCCTGAAGCGATAGCAAGCGCCGAGAAACTCCTCATATGGTTCGTGCTTCATCGTCGTCGCTCGCTCCGTCGCATTCTTGCGCGGAGATGGAAAGAGCAGAGAGCCTTTGCTCTTCGCGCTCATAGCATGGATCACGAGAGGGGATGTCCCGACGATGTTGAAGCTCATCTCGGTCATCTGTATCTCGGCAACGGTAACGGCCTCTTCGGCTTGGATTGGTTTGTTCATTTTGCTGCTTTCCTTTGGCTCTCTTGGTGCTGATCTATGATCCGCCGCACAAGATCGGCCACGGATATGCCGAGGCGTTTAGCCTCGATCCGCAGGTAGTCGATCTCTGGTTTCGTGAAGGTAATCGTCTGCTTGTGCGTGGTTCTCATAGGAACCATTCCTACACCACGCGATAATTATAAGTCAATAGAGTTGATTCAGCGATTCCCCTTATAACAGGACCTGCAAATATCCGGAACACACCCCGTCAAATGACCCTCACGGAAAGCCTTGATGGCGGGGCCATTCCAAAGTTCAGTGAGCTTGCGGGCATCGCCGAAATTGCTAACTTCGGGGTTTCCAATTATACAGCACGGTACGATTTTCATGTCGGACGAGATGTAGGCAGACTGAAACGGCCACGAGCATAGCTTTTCCGGGTTGCCCGCCTCATAGCTATAGCGTTCGTTGGCAAACCAAAAACCCAATCGGACGCCGAGCGCCTTGGCGCGATGGTGCAGCCGCCAACATTCCGCGAGGCTTATCCGATCCGCGACCGAGGCGGCATCGTTCGTCTCCTTCCATTTCGGCTGCCCAAAATCAATCAATTCAAATGAAAAAACCAAATGCGCAAAGCCGGCGTCGTAGGCGAGGTCGACCAGGTCGTCGAGCTGGTGCGCGTTGGTTTGTTGCACGACAGTCCACATTTTGGTTCGTAGCTTGCCCTGGGCTTTTGCATAGCCATTGATCAGCGCGCAATTCTTCACGACCTGCTCGAACACCGAGCCGCGCCGGATGCCCTCGAAGACTTCCTTCGTTGCGCCGTCTATTGATATTTGGATTTCGTTCACGTCGGTATCGACCAACTTTTGAAACGTGTTTCTCAAATGCAGCCGCGAGGCGTTGGTGATGGTGCGCACCCATATCCGCCGCGCCCTCGCGTATTGGATCATTTCAAAATAGTGGGCGCCCATCGTCGGCTCGCCGAAGCCCTGGATTTTCAGCTCTACGACTCCGACCTGCTCGTCGAGCAGCCGCTTGAAGTCGTCGAGGCTCATGTCGGCGGCGCGCTGGCCCTTCGGCCAGTCGCTGACCTGGCACATGGTGCAACGAAAATTGCAGCGGCTGACGTTCTCGACGTCGAGCCGGACCGGCAGGTAGTCCAGCTCCGCCTCGCGCCTCGTCGAGCGCTCGTAGCGCTCCCAGTTCTCGCGCGCCGCCGGCGACAGCGCCAGGCAGGCCTCGCGCTCGCGGAGGTAGGCCGCCTTGTCGGGGACAGGCTCCGGCTCCGGAAGATGCTTGTCCAGGAGCAGGTCTGACGCGAGGTGCAGGTTCACGCGAAGACCTCCGTGATGAAATCGTCTGATCTACGATCTAATACCGTTTTCCATATCTCGGCATCGACGATGTCGCCCGCATGCAGGTGGTAGGATTGGCGCGCGATGTTCCTCGATGCCGGCGAGTTGTAGGACCGCAGGAAACCGCGGACAAGGTCGACATCGAGCGGTCGCGTCCCCTGCAGCCAGCCGAAGTCCTTGTCCGGCGGGCACATCGCCACCGCGATCGCCTCGTCGCTGTCGCGGACCACGCACATCTCGCCGTCCAGCGGCAGCGCCGACAAACCCTGCGAGTTGAACGGCACCGCAGCCGGGATGCAGGTCTGGACTTCAGCGGTGATGGTCCGGTTGATCAGCCAACCCGGCGCCTCCCAGATAATCATCTCGGCGTGCGGCGAGAACCTCTCCCCGCCGGCGCGGTAGTCCGTCCGCGCGATCGCGTGCTCGTGCTCCAAGGCGGTCGCGGCGAGGCTGCGTCTGCGGAAATCGCGGATCGTCCCGGCGCGTTCGGAGTCGACGCGCAGCAGCGGGCGGAAGACCGCCTTCGCGCCGCCCTCCAGCGCGGCGCGGTGGTGCGCCCACGTTCCCTCGCCCCACACCATGTCGGGCGACAGCAGTCCCCAGGCCTCCCCGGCCTGGGCGGCGGCGGATCGGTCGTCGACGTTGTGCGTGAAGACCGCCGTGTTGCAGGTCGCCTGGTCGGAGCCGATGTCGTCGGGAAGCAGCGCTTCGATCTCGGCGTTGACGCCGTCCAGCGCCGCGCGCACGCGCTCCAGGTCCGACGGCCGTGTCTTCGCGGAAACGACGTGGTCGATCGCGTCGAGGTTGCCCGGCGCCCGCAGGCTGGGCAGGCCGTGCCTGACGAACTGGCCGATGTGCCAATCGCCCCAGACCACGAGGGTGAAGCGGAATCTCATGTTGCCCCTTGGGCTTGGCCGCTTATGCACGCGATTGCAGCGTCGAAGGCCGCGACGACTTCGGTATGTGAGTGGCGATTATTCCAAGGGCCAATCGGACCGGGGACACAGCGTTGCAGAACGACGCGGGCTGGATGGGTTGGAAGAACGTAGCTGCCGATGACCGCAGAAAGCGCACCGAGCGCACAATGCTTCACGGCGTCGGAATCGAGCGGATTGACGCCGCAGCCATCCTTGTCCAATCCTTGACAGCCCTGACACCAATTTTCGGGTTCGGCGATTTTTGCGCGGGCGGCGACCAGAACATCCTTCGCCGACGGAGTTACCGGTAGGGCCTCACCGTCCTTTTTAGTCTCAACGAACATCGTTCTCTCCTATGAAGTTGGCGGGCGCGGGCTGGCTTCCGTGACAACTTTCTGAAGGTATAATTATCCATTCTTTGACGGCCGCCGTCCACACCGAATTTTACGGCGTCAGCGCCTTGCGTACCGCTTCCAGCGTCTCCTCCTCGCCGAGGCTGTCCGGCAGCGCGACCTCCGTCGGGTAGGCGAACCGCTGCCGAAGCGCGACGCCGTAGTTGATGACATCACCGTAGTCCCGCGAGAACTTGCGGATCGAGCCCGCGACGCCGGCCGCCGACATCTCGAACTCGCCGAACCTCGGGATGCCGGACGGATCGTCGAGGCTGGTCAGGTAGAAGTCGTCCGTCGCCGGGCGGTGGAAGCGTACCCGCGCCGACGGCAGGTTCTGGACGAGGTAGCAGTCGATGGTCGACTCGTCGTCGATCGGCTGCTCCGAATCCTCGTCGGACGTCATCATCGGCCGCAAACCCTCGGGGCTGATGCCGAACGGGCAAAACTGCCAGGTCCGCGCCGCGAAGCCGCTGGCGGTGCGGAACAGCAGCTGGTGCGGGTCGGCCGGGATCGTGGCCGGCGGGTCGCGGACGAAGTAGCCCGCCGTCACCGGGTGCAGGCAGGCCATCGAGAGGCGGCGCAGGTCGGCGGCGTCGAAGGCGCGGCGCGCGCCGGCGGCCGCCCGCAGGGCGTCGGCGTCCGTCCTGATCGGGCTCCCGGCCACGGCGAGGTACGCGACGAGCAGGTCCTTGACCCTGGGCAGAAAGGCGTCGCTGATCAAGGTGTCGGCCTGGAGGCCGAACCAGTCGGCGTCCCTCGCCGCGGCGAGCCGGGCGCTCTCCGCGTCGGTCCGCGCCAGCACCCTGCGGTTCGCCGGCAGGTCGCCGGCGTCCGGCAGCGGCGCCAGCACGCGGACGGTCACCGTCAAACCCGGGATCTCAGGGTCGATATTGGCCGGCCTGTCGGTGTAGAGGATCAGCTCCGTCTCCGACGCCGCGCACAGCGCCGGCAGGTTCCGCGGCGCCAGCAGGCAAGGCAGGATGTTCTGGTGCAGCGACTCAATATGGCGGTCGCCCCAGGCGGCGATCTTGACGACGGTCGGCCGCATCATCACGGCACGTCTGGCGGCTCTTGCGGGTCGCCGATGATCGGCCCCTTCACGACGCGCGGCTCGACGAAATGGCGGAGATGGTCCAGATACTTCGCGACCGCCTCCTTGTCCTCGCGCTTCGGCGCCCACTCCGCGTAGATGCTGTCGCCCTCGCGCTCGAACGGGCCGGGCTTGCCCTCGTGGTAGACGATGAAGTCCGTCAGCGGCAGCGTGAGGTGGTAGCGCTCCTCGCCGATCCTGAAGATCAGGTTGCCGTCGCGCCCCAGGACGCAGGTGCGCTTCACGTTGCCGGCGTCGTCGAAGACGAACACGGCCGCCTCGCCGCGCAGGATGTTGCAGGACTGCGCCTTGTTGGTGTGCCGGTGCGGCGGGAAGTAGTAGCCCCGGCGCTCCAGGATGACCATCTCGTGGAAGTTGGATTCCGGCGACGTGTGCAGGCAGACCCGCGCGTTGACGCCGCCGCGGCGCTCTGACTCCGCGACCAGCGTGTCGACCAGCCTGTCGTCTACGCCGACCGTGGCGTCGAGGCTGCAATAGGACAGCGAACGGGCGTCGGCGTCCAAGCGGAAGCGCGAAGGATCGAATCTTAGTTCGTCGCTCATTGCCACCTCGAAGTTCAGGGGATTGTCCTCGGCATAGTCCCTGTAGTCGATGGTCAACTCCTCGCCGCGGGGGATGTCGCGCAGGGCCGCGCACCGGCCGTCGCCGGTCTCCACGACGTTCGGGGCGAACGAGTGGTTGAAGTAGATCGCGTCGTCCTTGCTCAGGATAAACCGCCCGTCCGGGTTGCTGATGTACGAGTGCACGAGGCTCAGAACCCTCGTGCGTTTCGGTTCCGGCAGCGCTTCCGCTTCCTCGGGGCTGAACGATTCTTCCGTGCTGTCGTCGAAGCGCCAGACGATCGCGCCACGCTTTATGGGCTCGTCGGCAAACAGCCCCGTGCCGTGAATCGCGCTTGGTGCCGCTTTTGTTTTCACGAGAAGCATTTTATTTCGCCGACGCACGAGGGATCAGATCGTCCACGTTGAGATCGAACGCCGCGAAGCGGTCGCGCCAGTACGGCGAGGTGTCCAGCCGCGCCCGCAGGCGGTCCGTCAGCCCGTCCTGGACGGCGCTGCGGAACTTCCGCTGCAGGTATGCGGTGAAGTAGAGCGCGAAGCCGTTCTCCGGCGAGATGACGTCGGACAGCGCGCGGAGGTGGGCGAGCTGCTGCTCGACCTTCACCGGCCGGTCCTCGTCGAACAGCCGGCGGAAATTGAGGTGGAAGTTCATGTAGAACCAGATGTCGGTGATCTGGTCCTCGGTCGGCACGTCGCCCGGCGCGATCGCGGCGAAGGCCTCCTTGAAGCTCCCCGTCGTCATCCGCTGGCCCTGCTCGATCTCGGCCTGCTTGCCGTAGGCGCCGCCCATGAAGCGCAGCTCCTTGCTGCCGACGGCCTGGACGAGGCCCTGCTCGACCATCGCGTCGTACATCGGCGTGTTCGGCAGCGGCTGCACCGGGCTGATCCGGTACCAGTCCATGTCCATGCGCCTCGCGACGTCGATCGTCTGCGTGATCTGGGCCATCGTCTCGCCGGGGAAGCCGACCATGAGGAAGACGCTGGAGTGTATCTGCGGAAATTTCCGCAGGATGTCAGCGGCCTCGACGAAGTTCTCCACAGTCCCCGGCTTCTTGACCTTGCGCAGGATCTCCGGCGAGCCGGACTCCATGCCGATGTTGACGGCGATGCAGCCCGACGCCGCCATCGCCGCGACGACCTCGTCGGTGCACGACGCCGCGATCAGCCCGTTGGTCGCGTCCCACGTCATCTTCAGGCCGCGGGATACCTTGCCATCGAACAGCGCGATCGCGCGGGCGTGGTCCTTGAGCAGGTCGTCGTCGAGCCACATGACGTGGTCGATGCCGTGGACCTCCTCGAGCAGCTGGAGCTCGTCGAGCACGGAGCCGACGCTGCGCTGGCGCACCCGCTTGCCGTTGAAGTTGCGGACGCTGCAGAACGTGCACTGCGCCCGGCAGCCGCGATTAGACAGCACCGTAGCGAAGCGGGCGCCCTTCGGCTTGAAGCAGTAGAAGGCGCCGACGGTGCCGTGCTGGGACAGCTCGCCGATGTCGCAGAGGTCGTAGGCCGGCAGCACGTCGATCTCGTCCTCCCCCGGCTGGCGCTCGGCGGTGAAGCGGAACCGCTCGGCGCCGTCGTCGAGGATGACCTGGCCCATCCCGCCGAGGGCGCCCCCGTTGGCGGTGGCGACGAAGCTCTTGATGGCCACGTCGCCCTCGCGTAGGAAAGCGACGCGGGCGTGGGGCACGTCGTCCAGCACGCGCTCGACGTCGTTGGTGACGTGCACGCCGCCGATGGCGACGACGGCGCCGCACTCCTTGGCGGCGTACTCGCAGACCCGCTTGAAGGACGTATGCGTCATCGTGAACATGCAGGTGACGCCGACCAGGTCGGGGTCGAAGTCCCCGATCTCGGCCCACAGCGCGTCCTGCCACGTTTTGTCGAAGTCGAATGCGCCGCCCGACCGCGCCGCCTTCAGCACGATGTGGTTCAAATTGATCAGCCGTACGTCGACACCGACGTCGCGGAGATTTTGCGCCAGCACGCCGAGCCCATAGGGCGGGTAGTTGGTATAGCGCCCGCGCTTGGCCGTCTCGATGCGGAACAGGCTGGAGTCGGCGTCTGGCGGGTTGACCAGCAGCACGCGCCGGACGTTGCGCGGGAAATACCGCGCGAAAAAGGCGGCCACCTTGTCGCGGTCCGGCGCTAGGTTGACGGCAGGCAGCGCGGTCATGGTCTTCCAGGCCTCTCTCTGACTTCAGTAGTCGGCGCCATCCGCGCGATTTCGTCGATGCGCAGCGGGCGCCGATAGTGAACGGCGTAAGCTCTCATTCCAAATTGCGCCGACATTTCCTCGGTTACCCATTCCTCGTCCGTGCCGACGCCGCGCATGATGCGATCTCTCAATTCTTCCGCCTTCCGCCATTTCGTTGGGCTCCAACGGAGCACCGGCACCGGCCTACCTGTCTCGGGATCGTGGTAGGAAAGGCTGAGCTGCCAAAGCGGCCTGCCTCCGGCATAGCGGCTTCATTCCATCCCGATGTTGCAGGTCAGCCCGGCGCTGATCAGGCGCTCAGGATACCAGAAAAACTTGGTAGTGATCTGGCGCTCTGGATCGAATACTGGAGCAGCCAAAGCGATCTCGACTTGCGGGGTCATGATCCCTCCTATACGTCGCGGAACAAATTAGGTGCCCCTGTTGGTCCTTGATCCGGGGCCGATCCTGGCAGTCCCGCCTCCAGCCTTCATAGGAGGCACCTTATTGCCATTCACTAGCGTTTTTCGGCGCTAGGAGACAGCTCAAACGTCACGGAACATCTCGAATCCCTGTTCGATCATAACCCCGACATCGATGTAGCGGTAGGTGCCGTTTCGGCCCGTCGAGAAGACGTTCGGCGGAAGCAGCTTCAGGTACTCCGCGTGCAAATCCTGGTCCCGCTTCATCGGGAACGGGTAGAGCTTGTTCTTCGTCGAGGGTATCTCGATGCCGATCAGCGTCGTCGGCGCCTCGTAGCGGTAGAACTTCTTGTACTCGACGATCCGGGTGAACGGCTCCGCGTTGGCGTAGTAGAGGAAGTAGACGTCCTTCGGGAGGCAATGCTCGACGGGCAGTACGACCTTGAGGAAGTCGCGTCCCGCCCAGCGCAGCGGCCCCAGCGCGTTCTTGAGGATGACCTCGACCGACACCGTGCTGACGATGACGTCCCAGGCGCTCCACTCGCCGGCGATCTTGACCTTGCGATTCGGCATGTCGAAATCGTCGATGTTGGTGCCCAGGAACACCTTCGAGTCCTTCGTCGCCATGCCGAAGTAGTCGTCGTAGCCGTTCATCGCCTTCGGGAAGCCGGACATCGCCTCGCTCCACGCCGCCTTGACCGGCCCGCGCTTCAGCGCGACGCCCTTCGGCGTGAAGCCGAAGTCCGTGATCTCGGTGTTGCTCTCGATCCCCCACATCTTCTTCGAGTAGTTCTTGACGACCTTGTCGTAGAGCGTCGGGCCGACCGAGAGCAGCCAATATTCCTCCAGGTTCCGCGCTCCCGCCGCGCCGGGGCACGCCGCCAGCTCCGCGCGGATGGCGTCGCGGTCCGGCATCGCCTCGACGTCGTCCTCGTGGATCGGGTAGTGGCAGAACTGCGCGTCGCGCTCGACGTAGGTCAGGAACTCGTGGCCGGGAAACCGGTGCATCGGGCAGAACCTGTCGAGGTAGTTCCAGGCGTCCTCGTTCTTCGTGAGGAAGTGCCGTGGCCCCAGCGTGTAGGGGTGGCCGCCCCATGTGAACGTCTTGCAGCTGCCGCCGAGGAACGGCGCCCGCTCGACGACGGTGACGTCGTGGCGCCCCGCCAGCATCTGCGCCGCGATGCAGCCGGCGAACCCGCCGCCGATGACGAGAACTCGGGCCATCTTCTACGCTCCGTTGCCGAATATCTCACGCAGCCTGATACCAACAAGCTCATTGGGGAGCGTGCTGTTTGCAAGTTGGCGCAGAGCCAGATTTTCTATGGGACGAATAGTCTTGGCCGCGTCTCGCAGAGTGTTGGCGGCACGCCCGTCGCCCATTTGATCGGGAAGAGGCATCGCCGCTTCGGCCAGCTCCAGAAGTTTGTTCGCACAAGTTTCGCACATCGTCATATCTCCTGATCCAAGATCGCCACTTTGCGCTCTACGATGGAGCGCGGCTCCGCGAAGGTCAGCCCGAGCTCCGCGGCGCGGTCGCTGCGCAGCCAAGCCTGCGGCGCCCTGACCATCGGCAGGCTCGCCACCTGGACGCGATGGTACCGCATCCGGTCGCCGTGCCGGCTCGACGCCTTGATCCAGTCCGCTAGCTGCGTCCGCGACACTGGCGGGTTGGCGGCGAGGTGCAGCACCCCGCACGTCCTGCGCTCGGCGGCACGGAGGAGCCCCATGGCGATGTCCTCGACGGCGGTGACCGTGAACAGGTTGTCGTAGGCCATCCGCGTGTACGGCTGGAGCAGCGCGCGGTAGGTCGCGGAAACGGCGTCCCGCGTATCCCCGGCGCCCCAGCCGACGACGTGGCCGGCTCTCGCGACGCAGGCCTCGCGGAGCGGGAGGCGCTGCTCCACCTTGACCTTCTGCTCGGCGTAGAGGCCGAATGGCGCCGGCGCGGAGTCCTCGCCGAACCCGTACGCGCCGACCGGTATGCCGAAGACCGCCTCGCTGGACATGAAGACGAGGTAAGCCCCCCGCATCAGCGCCGCAGAGGCGACCTCGACGGCGCCGATGTAGTTGACGGCGTGCGACTCGCCGGGGTGCGCCTGCACCCACGCCTGATCGATCGCCGCCGACATCAGCATCACGCGGTCGTCAGCGCCGAGGTCGGGGACGACGTCGAGGAGGTTTTCCTTCGTCACGTCGAACCGCAGCAGCCCCTCGCGCGGCCGCGTCGCGTAGGTGCCGACGACCTCGTGCCCGGCCTTGCGCGCTGCGGCCTCGACGGCGGAGCCGATCAGCCCGGAGGCGCCGACGACGATGATGCGCATTTTTGTCTAAACCTCAGTTAACCGGCAACTTTGCGGCGCTTGTCTGTTGCCATCGCACAGCCATCCCAATGAAACGACGTATGCGCTTCGGCCATGTCGGTGACGTACCAGCCGTTGCGCGTTTCGAGGATGTCGATGGACCAGGAACCGCCGACCGCTTTACCAGCTTCTTCGGCGAGGCAATCCAAGCCGGGCACCTGACCGGCGCAGAGCGCTTTGTAGTCGAACGTGGCAAGATCAACGCCGCCTTGTTCCAGCGCATAGTCAGGCCAGTAGGGATGAACGCAGCGGATTTTGCCCTCGTCCACAAAGTATCGAAATTCGCGGCAGATCGGCATGTTGCCATAGGCGGGACAAACGCCGAGTGGCATCGTCGGCAAAAATTCACGGACGACCCAAGTGTTCCAAGGGATGCCGATCATGTTGGTGATCTCGGAAAATTCGGCGAGGTTATAGACGTGCTGAGCGATTTTGTCGGCCGATGTGAGGAAACAGGTTTCCTGCCAAGAATGCTTATTGGACGTATGGTCGGTTCGCAGGAAGCATGGAAATCCCATTTCGGTCGCCGCCGCCGCTAGGTCGGCGAGGAACGGCTTTTCAGCGCCATTGCCGGACTGGCCGTCAAACCATTTCCAGATGCTTTCCTGTGCCTCCTTTGGTATCTCAATAATCTTTGTTCGCGGCACCGGCAGGCCAGCCGCCGCGATCTTCGGAAACCAATAGGAGAGGGCCGTTTTATCTTCGCTCATGATAGTCCCTGTTAAGCAGAAGCTAGTCGTCAGATGTTCCCGTACTTGCTGTTGCTGATCATCCGCATCCCCTTCATGAGTTCGACGATCCCGTCGTCGAGTGACGTAAGCGGCCGGAACCCCGTGGCCTCGATCTTGGCGTTGCTGACCAAATAATTTCTTTTGTCTGGATCGGAGCCTATCTCGGATTCATAGAACACGAACGAGGGAACGTGCTTCTGGATGACCGAGCAGAGCTCCATCTTCGACAGGTTGGCGTCGGAGAGGCCGACGTTGTAGGCCTGATCTTTCATCCGGTCGAAGTTGTCGATGCCGTGGACGAAGGCGCGGGCGACGTCACGGATTCCGATGTAGTTCCGCTTGAAGTGCGCCTCGAAAAGTACGAGCGCGCGGTCGTTTACGGCGCGGTGCACGAAGTCGTTTACGAGCAGATCCAAACGCATGCGCGGCGACATGCCGAAGACCGTGGCGAGCCGGAAGCTGACCGCGTTGCCGCGCTCCAAGACGGCCTGCTCCGCCTGCACCTTGGTGACGCCGTAGAGCGAGACCGGCTTCAGCGGCGAGTCCTCCGTCACCCAGTCGCCGTTGCCGTAGCCGCTGTTCGTAGTCGGCATGAGGATGATCTGGCCGCGCGATGCCGTCCGGCAGAGCGTTTCGATGGCCCCCAGGTTGGTGCTGATCGCGCCCTCCCGGTCGGCGTCGCACAGCGGTGCGCCGACGAGGGCGGCGAGCGGGATGATGCAATCGGCCTGCGGCAGGAGATGGCCGAGCACGCGCGGGTCGCGGGCGTCGCCGCGCACGATCTCAAGGCCTGGATCGGCGCAGACGTGCGCGAGGCTGTTCTGGTCCCACCGAAAAGAATCTAAAACCGTGACGTTGTGGCCAACATCGAGAAGCGCAGGAACGAGAATAGCTCCTAAAAATCCGGCCCCGCCCGACACGATTATTTTCATCGCGGTCTCCATCCTTCCGCATATTTTGCACGCAGGGATATACCCTGCTTCTGTCTGGATTCTTTACTCTTCGGATGAGCCTGATAACACTTTTGCGAACAAAATCTTCCTCTCGACTCATCTTTCAACCGCCACCGTTCTATCGTGAAAAAATGCAAACAATGAATGCAAGTTCGTTCAACCATCTCAACAGTTTTTGGATTGTGCAATCTGGTATGATCATGATGGCCTATTTTCTCCAGATTTGAAAATCTGTCATCGGACCTTACGTGATTTTTGTGGTGGATGTTTTTTTCTAAACCGTGAAGTACCTCTCCCGTATTGAGCCACCAAACTACCCGCGACCGCAGCGCGTATCCGCCACTTGGGTGGGCGCCTGGATACAATCCCTTGACGAAAATACGAACTCGTTTGTCTTTTTTATTGATGGAGCCGCCCGCGATATTTTCAATCCCGACAGCTTTAGCTTTCTCAACAGTTTTTTTGTCGACGAGGCCGACAACGCGCCCAATGTATCGCTTATTGCTGCCGGTTTTCATCGCAGCCCCTAGGATTTAGGAGCCTATATATCTTTTCGTCGCCAGTTACAAGTAAATTATTCATGCCGCCCTCGCCTTCGCGTCGAACACCGCCCGCATCACCTTCGCGGCCTTCTCTATTTTTTCGGAAATTTCGAACGGGGCGCAACCTAAAAAAAGACCTGTGCGATGTATAGCATCCGCGTTCGGCGTCTGCTGGTTCGCGTATGGCATACCTACCCTATGGAGCCTCAGACTGCCGCCGGTCGGCGGCCGGCAGTCGATCCCGTTCGCGCGCAGGGCCACGACTAGATCGCGCCGCACTTCCTCGCTCTCGCAGGTGAAATGCAGGCTGAACGGGTTCGGCGCGCCGCGGAGCTGCGGCAGTTTGATCGGCAAATCGCGGACCAGATTGCGGAAGACGACGTAGTTGGACCACCGCGCAGCCTGGAACGTCGCCGTTTTCTTCAGTTGCTCGCGCGCCACGGCGGCGTGCATTTCCAGGGGCCTGACGTTGTGCCCGAAATGAGTAAAGTCATATTCCAATTCGAAGCGTGGAGGGCGCGACGGGTTCCCGAACGGATCATGCCACACGTCGCGGGTCCAGCCATGGGCGCGCAGGATGCGGCAGAGGTTTGCGAGTTCTTCGTCATCCGTGACGACGCAGCCGCCCTCGATGCCAGAAATTTGGTGAGAATAGAAAAACGAGAACGTACTGAGAAGACCGCGCGTACCGCAGCGTTGCCCTTCGGGATCAACCGCGCCAAACGACTCGCACGCATCCTCGACCAGATATGCGCCGCTTTCCTTGGCAACTTGTACCCACTCAGCGCCGTAAGCAGGGTTACCAAGTATCGGACAGATAACGATGAGGCGGGGGCATCCCGCGGCATATCCCCAATCAGGATTGTCCGCCGGGGCGTTCCAAGACGCGTCGGCGTCGGCAAGGATCAGCTTCAAGCCGTTTCGCACGCATGGACCGTAAGTCGTATTCCACGCCAACGCGGGAGTAACAGCGTGCCGCCCGCGCCATTCGTCATCATCGCGGCGCAACGGATTGCGGTGCTTGTGGAAAAGACAGGCGACCGCGAGTTCGTTTGCCGATGATCCGCTGTTCGTCATTATCGCGTACTTGCGGCCGTGGAAATCGGCGAACTCGCGCTCCAGCGCCGCTACCTCCGGCCCCATAGTTAGCTGGCCAGACCGCAGAACGCGATGAAGCGCCTGGTCTTCCTCCGATCCGTCGCCCGGCTTCCAAGACGCAAACGCGGTCGGAAACCACCAATCATTCGGCATCGTAGAGCTCCGGATATTCCGTGATGATGGTCGACAGCGGCCGGGCGAGCGCCGCCTCGTATTCCGGCATGATGTCGCGGGCGCGCCAGAGCCGCACGACGGTAACGGTTTTGAGCATCGCGCGGAAGGCATCGCTGTGCTCGAAAAGGTGCTGAGGCCCTGGATCAAGCGGCGTCGGCGAGCATACTGCCGTCCTGATTATCACCTTCGGCCGATAGTCGGAGAACATCGGGATTTTGTCGAGATGATTCACGAGCTGATCCATCGCGCAGAGCAGGAAGTTTTGCCGCGGGTAGATGCTGACGGGAAGATCGCCGGCGAGCGCGAGGCCGATCGACATCCCCATCTGCATCTGCTCCGCCACGGGCAGCTCGAGCAACTTGCCGGAAGGAACGCCACCGAAAGAACTCGTCATCCCGGTGCCGGGATATTGAATCGCCTGGCCAAGGAAGATCGTTCGCGGCTGACCGCCGAGCCAAGTCATCGCCTTCGTGAGCTCGTCCCGATATGTCATCAGAGGGAACTTGAGTCACTGGGCGGCTCGGTCGCCGCCAAAACCGCTCGTATCGTCCGCGCATTGAAGGTGACATCTACAGGCTCGTAATCCGCGAGTTTTTCGAAGCCATCTGGCAAGCCTTGGCTATCGTCTTGCCCACGAAAGAAGGCGGCAACGCCGTCCAATAGCTGTTCAGCGGCCAGAAGCGCGTTCCCAAGTTCGAGGCTATCGGGCATCCGAACCTCGGGCGGCAGGTCGTCGCTGATATAGGCCGCAAATCGCTTGGCGAGTTCACTTGGCATGTTGTTTCTCCTGTTGAATTTCGGATCAGGGACTCAAGTATTCCCTCATCAGAAGACCACGCGAACGCCGGCGCCAGAATGCGGGAACGGAAGCGCGTAAGAGAATCTCTGGACGCACGACGCGCCCTTCGACTGCTCACCCCAAACCTCGCGAGTCGGCGTGCACACGCTCTTGCCGTTGTCCTCGACGACGAACGTGATCGGCAGGCCGTGCCCGACCGCGTAGGAAAGGCACTCGTGGAAGATGCCTGTCCGGGCTGACATATCGCCTAGAAATGCAAACACCTTCTCGTCCCCGCCCCGCCGCTTGATCGACAGCGCGACGCCGAGCGCGACCGGCAGGTTGCCGCCGACGATGGCCGACGAGAAAAACCGATGCTCAGGGAAGCACAAGGTTATCGACCGGCCAGCCATTATCGCCGCCTTGACCTTCTCAGGCGGGATCCCGTGTAGCAACGCGCGATAATGGCTGCGCCACGTCGCGAAGACCCAGTCGGTCGGCTTGATGTTCTTGAAGACCTCGATGAGTTGGTCCTCATTCCCGCCGTCCAGGTGAATAGGAAATCTTATGCGGCCGTTGTTGAACTCGGCGGCTATGTCGGCCTCAAAGGCGATGAGCTCGTCGCGGGTCATTGCCAGGAATACCGACCGTGCTTGTTGTAAAATTCCTTCTCGCTGCCAGCGTATGTCGCATACTCGGTCAGCAAGTCGAGCGGTCGGAACCAAATAACCCGCTCCATCCACAGCCAACGATGTTGCCGGGTGACGTGATCCCATCCCCAAACCCGAGTCCAAGCAAACCTTGTGCCGGACGGCGAAACGATGGCCGGATCGGCATTCGTCGCGATGGCAGCTTCTAACCTTCTGTCTACTTCGTCAGCTCCGTAGCCCATCACGCCGCCTCCACTACTTCCAAATGTTCGTCCGTACCTGATCCGCGTCTGACGTAAGTCGTTTTTTGAACCATCTCGGAAAACGCCCGGTGCATGTTGTCCAAAGTCGGAAAATTAGAGGCCGCGATCTCGGCAGGAGATGGGTTCATCGCGTCGGCAGGAGGCGCAGGCTTGACCAAGATGACCGCCGTGTCGGTCCACGGCATATCTATCCATTCTCCGTCGTGGGGGCCTCCGACGCATAGCAGCTTTCGAACTTTTTCTACCATTACGCCGCCTCCAACAGCTTGCGCTTCAGCTTGTAGCGGGTCATGTCCCGGATGTGCGCCACCGCCGCCGCGCCGAACTTGCGCTCGACGTGGGAGAGGTAGCGCGGGTCGGTGAAGAACGCGGTGAACGCCTCGTCGCGAAATTTCAGAATTTGCGCGCTTGTCAGATGCTCGTTCGCGAGCGGAAAACAATCTTCGTTGTGCTGCGAAAAAGATTTCCAGTTGGGCGGCAGTGTCCGGCCTTCCTTGAGTGCTTGCGTGTAGAGCGCGCTCCCGGGGTAGGCCATTGTAACGTACCAATTGCTCCAGTCCGGCATGCACTCGATCGCGAGGTCGTAGGTCTGTTTCATGGTCTCAGCGGTATCGTCGGCAAGCCCGACCATGAAGTTCCCAATTACGTAAATCCCGGCGCGCTGAATCGTCTTGACTGTACCGACGATGTCCTCCGTTCGCATCTTCTTGTTCGCCCCGTTACGGACGTGCGCGGAGCCGGACTCGATGCCGAGCGCGAGCCAGCGGATGCCGGCGCGGTGAAGCAAAGAAAGCGTGTCCGGCCTGATGGAATCGATTCTCGAATACGCCCAGATGTTGATGTCGTCTGCGATGCCAGAGGCGATTAGTCCTTCGGCAATCGCCGTGTAATGGCGAGGCGCGAGGATGAACATCTCGTCGGCGAACTTGATCGTTTTCACTCCGTAGTCTCGATAAAGCCCCGTGATTTGTGCGACGACGGATTCCGGGCGTCGCATCCGATAGCGATTGGATTCGAACGGGGCGTTGATCATGCAGAACGAGCAAAAATGCGGGCATCCGAGTGTCGTATAAATCGAAGCGTAAGGTTGGCGCCGGGAAAGATTGTCGAGCACCTGCCACGAATGCGACCTATATCTGTTCATGGGAAGTATGTCCCATACGTCGCCGTGGAGTTCGTCAAGATTTTCGATCAGCGGCGCCGATTTATTTTTGATGATGTAGCCGTTCTCGTAAACGAGGCCAGGAATAGCGCCGCGATCATCTCCGCGCAGCAGGCCGAGAATTGTGAGCGGGCCTTCACCTACGGCGACGTAATCTACGGATTCCTCTCGCAATGTACGATCAGGCAATGCTGATGGATGGCCGCCAACCATGATAACCGGCGATTCACATTGAGCCTTAATCGCCTTGGCGATGGCGCTAGCGCCTACCATTTGTTGCGTGGACGCACTCGGTTGATGCCCCGCTACTACAATGCAGATCAGCCGCGGCCTCGCGTCGCGTGCTATCTGGCCGACCTCATGTGCGCCTTGTTGCTCCGCTTCCGCGTCCAAAATCTGCACGCTAAATCCGCGGTCACGGACATAGCCCGCAATCATGCGAGTCCAGGTTGGCGGCTCCAGCGCCGTCAGCGTATCGCCGAGCGATCCGTAGACGCCATGTTGAGCGCCGGGATGAATCAAGAGCAAATCAATCAACATGCTTCCACGCCTTTCGTCTACGAATAGCGCTGATGAGTCCTGTCGTAACCCCCAATTGCCTCCCTAAAACAGCCCCGATTTCTTTGCTCTTACGAATTTCGCGGACAATGTCCTCGTTAAGAATAGCATTCCCATTCTTAGAACCAGGAAGAGATTTAGCCGCGCCATTTTGGCGGCCTTTCGCCGAGCAGTCGATCATATTGTCGCGGTTCGTTCCAAGAAACAGATGCTCAGGATTGGCGCATTCTGGATTGTCGCAATGGTGACAGACAAACATTCCCAACGGGATAGGTCCTTTATGTATCTCCCATGAAATTCTGTGGGCGAGAAGAACCGTGCGAAAGCCCTCTGAACGACGGCGTACATGAATTTGTCCATAGCCATCTGGATTTTTCTGCCCGCGCCATGCCCAGCAGCCATCCTGTATTAGGACGTTTTCCCAAAATCTTTTGATAACAGGTTGAGGTTTTGGACCTTTGGCCATCTTCACTTCGCCTTGTTGGCCGCCGCCGCCTTGAGCAGCCAAGCCTCGGCCCACTCGCGGTCGCCGTTGTAGTATTCCTCGATAGTAAGCTGGGCCGCATCCAGGGCTTCGTTCACGTCGGCTTGGTGCGCGCGTTCTGCGATGGCGGCGTTCTCGGCCTGGATGGCCCTCTGGATTGCCGTCGACATTACGGGCCTCTCACAATCAATGTACCGCTTCGATGGCCGAGAGTAACATTCTGGACGTTTCTCATGTCCGGCCATTCCGCTTTGGGCGCCGACTCATAATCGCCATCGGGCCTGAAGGTAACTTCGGCGCCCCAAGCAAAAACCTTGCATTTGCCGTCAGCAAAACAATAGGCGCGGTCGGTCGTCTTGCTATCGCCCCACGGCCACGGCCATCCCTGATCGGGGGTTGTCGCATCGTCATTCAACGCGAGCAATTTGGTAACCGCCTGTCGGAATACTTTTTCGTCGGTAGCGGTCTTGATTGCCCAGCATTCCATGCTGTCGAGGTTTTTGAACGAATGCTCTTTCGTCATTTCATGGATACGGTAGCCGTCAAAAGCAATCGAGCCAATCCATTCAGCATCCTTCCCGGTCCCGATATAGAAGTCTGCTCTTGTGCCCATTTTCAGTCTCCACCGCGCGGAGCCTGGAAAGCCCGAACGCGAGTTAGGGGTTCGCTTTGCAGCGACACACCCCGCGCGGTGAAGCAGGGGAAGAGCGCCGCGTTCTCGCGTTTCCAGCCGCGATTCAGAGGACGATACCAGCGACGGCAGGCCGCGGGCAACCCCCTCGGGTACAAAAATCCCCGGTTTGCCAGTGGACGCCCGGCGCGGGGTGCGGCACTCTCGCGCCTGGGGATAACTCCTGGAGAGGAAAAAACCATGTCGACGCTGCTCAGCTCGCAGATGCGTGACGTCCTGATCGACCACCTCGACGGCGCGGAGGTGCCGATCGTGCGGGTCTCCGAGCTCAAAGGGTTCCGCGGCGCGGCCGGCGGCGACAGGCTGCGGACGACCCAGGCGCTCCTGGCGCGGGGCCTGCTCAAGACCAACGGCGCCCGCAGCACGGCGTTCGCGGTCCAGCACCACCAGAAGGCGCCGACCCACACCACGATCACCGAGGCCGGGCGCCGGGAGCTCTGCGCGCTGCTCGGCGAGTACGCCGACGCCATCTTGCGCGCCCGCTTCGAGGTGCCGCCCTCCGGCGACGGGGCGGACTTGGCCCGCTGGCAGGACCGGCACCGGCGCGAGGCCGCATATTTCCCCGTGGACATTCCGGCCGGGAGCGCACATCTAGGTATGGATAATTTTACCCACGCGACCGAAGGAGCCGCCGATGGCGATGCCGCAGCCGAAGCCCGCGACGAAGGATGAGCCGAAGGATGCCGAGCCGGTGCGCTGCACGTACCCGCGCTGCCGCTGCATCGTCTTGACCAGCACGTCCGAGCCGGAGCCGGGGTGCCCGAAGGGGTTGCTGCGGTGACAAGACGGAAAATCAATTTGACGCTCGCCTACAAGGAGAATGGGCACGACAAACGGCGCATACCAACGTAGCGCCGCGACTCGAATTTGCCGCCCGGCTCGTAAAAGAGGAACTGAATCGAGGAGAACAACGATGGCTACGATTGGCCCGAAAGAAGCGCAGCGCCGCGCGCAGCGCGAAGCCAAAACGGCAACGAGGCGCCCGAAAGAGCCGAGCGCAACAACACAGACGACGAGGGCGATGACCGCCGCCGTCGACGGACCGAAGAAGGTCGAACCGCCGGCGAGGCCGGCAAAGGAGAGTGGCGTGTCGAAGAAAGCGAAGAAGAAGTCGGCCCCGAAGGCGAAGGCCAAGGCCAAGGCCAAGGCCAAGGCCGCGCCGAAGGCCAAGGCCGCGAAGGCGGCGCCGGCGAAGAAGATCGTGACCGCGAAGGGCGTCGACCGCAGCCCGCTGACGGTCGGGACGTTCATCTGTACCTACGGCGACGGCAGCGGCGTCCCGATGGCTATCTTGGAGAAGCAGTTCAAGATGGACGCGCACCCGCTGCGCTCCAAGATCCACGCCGCCAAGCACAAGCTCGGCTTCACCATCGAGTACGACGCCAAGGAGAAGCGGTACAGCGGGAAGGCTCCCCGCGCCGCGCAAGCCCAAGCGGCCGAGTAAGGCCGTTGAAGCCGCTCCTGATCGGCCAAGCCCCAGGCCCCCGCTCCGACCCCGCCGATCCATTGGCGGGGCGCTGCGGGGCGAGGCTGGCCGGTCTGTGCGGGATCGAGCAGACGCGGTTCCTGGAGCTCTTCGAGCGGGTAAACCTGCTCGACAAGTTTCCCGGCAAGGCCGGGAAGGGCGACCGGTTCGACGTCAACAAGGCCCGCAAGAAGGCCATCGACCTCCTCCTGCTCGGGACGATGAGGGACCGCAGGGTGGTGATGCTCGGCGCCAACGTCGCCCGCACCTTCGGTTTCCCGCCCTCGGAGCAGCTGCTCTGGAGCATGATAGACGGCGGCGGATTCCAGGTCGCCTTTTGCCCGCACCCCTCCGGGGTCTCGCGCTGGTGGAACGAGAAGACCAACGTCGCCAAGGCGCTGCTGTTCTGGAGGGAGCTCGCTGCCGATGCCGTGCCGCTCTGACGCGCTCGACCTGTCCAACCCCGCCACCTTGGACGCCATCATCGGCGGCCTCAAGGTCTACATTTACCGCCGCCCCGGCGACGGCCGCGTCTACTGGACCTTCCACGACTTCTCGCGCTTCCACGTCGAGCCCCTGAAAGTCATGCGGCTCCGCAAGCGGGGCGATTGGCGGGTTATCCGCCGCGAGCTGGTGAAGCTGCGGCGCGAGAGGGACCGGGCGCGGTGAGCGTCTACCCGACGCATAGGTGGGTCAGGCTTCACCTCGCTGCGGACTATCTGGCGCTGGGCTGGCTGCCGCTACCGTCGCTCGACGGGACGATACACGGCGAGTATTGCCTGCACATGGCTTGGTGCTGCGATTGCCAGCCTCCCGAGCCGGCAACAGTACGCGGTCGCGGACAGCCTCCCCGATAGCTTTCGCCATCAACGGTGGCACGGAGTTGCCGAGGCGCTCCCATTGAGCCGCGAACGATCCTTTGAGCTCGAAGTCGTCCGGAAATGAGCAGAGTCTCTTGACCTCCAGGATCGAGAACCGGCGCTTCTCCGTGGGATGGACGACGCTGGCGCCGCTGAGGCTCCCCTTGAGTTGGCCGTAGGTCATCGTCGGGCAAGGCTCGTCGAGCGCCGGACGCACCAACGAGAAGTATTTGTCCGACTGCTGGCCGGGGTTCAGCTTGTCATACTCGTCGCCGATGGCGAAGCGCGAGATGTCGGTCTCCGCCTCAACCTTGAAGTGGTTGCGGGGGCCACCGCCCTCGCGGACGTCGTCGGGCCCGGAGGTGATCGTCGGCGCCGGCCGCCCCGTGATGTCCTTCGGCTGCTGGCCTTTGCGCCCGGTGTCGTGCGTCGCCCCGCCGATCCACGGCAGCGCGTCGCGGACGCTGTAGCGGTACGGCAGCGGCGACGGGAACGCCGGCTCGAGCCCGATGTCGTCGCGGACGCCGACGAAGATCACTCGCACCCGCTGCTGCGGCACGCCGAGCCACTGGGCATCAAGAAGCCGCGCCTCGACGCGGTAGCCGCGCTTGAGCTCGCGCAGGATCTCCAGGAAGAACCCCTTCGCCTTGCCCTTGACCAGCCCGCTGACGTTCTCCGCCACGAACGCCCGCGGCTTGAGGCCGTCACGTAGCCGGATGTACTCGGAGAACAGCTCCTCGTTCTTCTGTTCGGCACCATGGGCGTATTTCTTGTCCTTGCCCCAGCCCTTGTCGCGGGTGCCGGCCGTGGAGAAGGCCTGGCACGGCGGCGAGCCGTCGAAGAGGTCCAGCTCGCCGGCCTTGAGCCCGGTGGCCTGGAGGATCGAGGCGGCGGTGACCTGCTTGATGTCGCGCCCGTCGAGGATCGTCCCCTTGCGCATGTTGGCGCGGTAACTCTCCTGCGCGATCGGGACGAACTCGTTGGCCCACAGCACGCGGTAGCCCGCCATCCGGTAGCCGAGGCTCGATCCGCCGGCGCCGGCGAAGGTCGTCACCACGGTAAGGCCGTTCCATTTGATCCTGGCGATCTCCGCCATCGGCGGGACGCGGTAGGGCGGCTTCATTTGCCGTTCTTCTTGGCGCGCTTCTTCGGCTCCTTCTTCGCCTTCGGCGTCCAGTCGCCGGACCCCGTATATCCGCATTTTGGACATTGCTTATCAACGTGCAGGTCCTCGCCGACGGCGGGGAACTGACCCGGCGGCCCCGGCAGCGTGGTGAACTGGACCAGCTGCGTGTCGCCGAAGCCGAGCAGCTTGACGTCGAAGTCCATCGCCTGGAGCTGCACGATCTCGCCGCGGACGAGCTCCTTGTCCCAGCCCGACAGCAGCGAGACGGCGTTGTCCTGGATCCGCATCGCCATCTTGTCGGCGTCCGACAGTCCGCGGTGGACGATGACCGGGGCCTCGTCGAGGCCGGCGAGCATGGCCGCCAGTTTCCTGCCGTGACCCTTAATAATCACGCCATCTTCGTCACAAACTATCGGTTGATCGAAACCATGCTTCTTGATCAGCTCCGCCAGCATGGCGAGCTGCGCCGGGGGATGGGTGCGCGGGTTGTTGGGGTACTCGTGGACCATCGACAGCTTCCGCATCTCCGGCCGCATGGCCGGGACGTCGGCGCCGTCGAAAGTGGATACCGCTTTTCGCTTCGTCGCCATCTAAACCCCGCAGTGACCGTCGCACTCGTGGTCGAAGAGGTCAGGTTGCCCCGCTTCTGCGTCGGTGCGCAAGTCCACCTCGTCGAGCGGTACCATCGACCGGTGCATGAACTGCGTCGCGCCTGCGCGGTAGTCGGAGGCGTCGCGGACCGCGCGGTCGACCTCGACCGCTTGGCCCCACTCGTCGGGCCGGTTGTCCCGCATGTCGCGCCAGGTCGCGTCGCCGTGGAAAGGGCAGCCCAGGCAGGCCGACTTCGACGGGACCGGGTATTGCCGTTCCTGAAGCCATTGCACGCATTGCCGCCGGTTCATCCCGGCCTCGATCAGCGGAAAGCGTTTCATCTCGAAGGCACGCTTCGACGGAGTCGCGCGGACCACCTCATCGACTGAAATGCCTATCCACGTCTGGACGGTGCCACGCCCCATGTAACCTCGAGGACCGACGCCGAGTAGTTCGCGCATCTTCTTGGTGATCGGCTCGATCTTGTAGTGCGTCGTGCACTGCCGCTTGCCTAGCCCTTGCTGGCCGTTGGCATGGCGGAGGAAGAACGGCACGGTCATGAAGCGGCCGGAGCGCGCGGAGTTGCGGGCCAGGAGGTCGGCGCGGATGTCGCCGGCGCTGACGCGGTGGACCGGGAACGGCAGCAGCTTCTCCAGGCGGTCGAGGTGCTCGTAGGTGGCGCGAGGCTCCCAGCCGGTGTCGGCGAAGATCGCGCAGTCCGGCATCGGGCCGACCTCGCCCCGCGCCGCCATCAAGGCCATCGTGGTGGACTGGACTCCAGCACCCAACGAGATCGTGCGGAGCTTGATCACTTCGGCCTCGCGCGGCCGTCCGGCCCGTAGGTCACCGAGCGCAGCGTGACCGCCGGCTCCTCGTCCATCTTCCACCGTCCGGCGGCGCCCGGCAAGTAGACCTTCAGCATGACGGTGCCGTCGGGATTCTTGCGGACGACGCGCCCCGGAAAAACCCCGGTGCGGAACGGGGAGTGGTACCAGACCTCCTCGTTGACCTTGGGCTCAGCGGTCGCGGTCGGCATCGGCGTCCCTCTTGTGCGCCGCGGCCAGATCCTCGCGCCGCTCCGCCGAGGTCGCGGCGAAGATCGCGGTGCCGGCGTTGAACGCGCCGAGCAGCCGAAGCGCCGCCCGCGCCGTCTTCGCGTCGCTCGGTACGCCGACGCTCTCCGAGTATTCGAGCTGCTCGATCATTCTGCGGCCTCCTTGATTGGCGCCTCTACCACCACCTTGCAGAACATTCCGCCGTCGCCGGCGAGCCTGTTCCTCGCCATTTCCGCGTAGGAAGGATTGAGCTCGACGAGGACGGCATCGCGGCCGAGGCGGTCCGCGACCAGCGCCGTAGTGCCGGCGCCGCCGAAGGGATCGAGCGCGACCGCAGGCGCCGTTTTCCGGCCGGCGAGCGGCCCGCACATCCGCTGGCGCTCATCGTCGATCGCCGCGCAGGCGACGCGGTGCTCGGCCTTGGCCACCTTGTACGCCGCCTCGTCGGCGAGCCGGGCGCGGCTCGGCGGCGCAGGAAATTCCGGCAGCGGCGGATCGCCCTCGCACCGACACGCCGGGTACCAGCCGACCGTCTGCTTCGCCATCACCGGATTGTCGGTGGCGCCGGCCTCGCGGCCGTCCTTGTGGATAGCGGTGTGGCCGCCGGCGTAGGTCGCCATCCCGTCCGGCATCTTCTGCGTCAGCCCGGTGTCGACGAGGCGCGTGACCCGCTCCCACGGTGCCGCGCACTTCGGGCAGCAGCCGCGCTCGCCGGTCCCCGCCTTCAGGCAAGGCTCGACGAGCGCCGGTGGGAAGGTGGCGAAGTGCGCCTCCGGGAACGGCGACGTCGCCACGGTCCAGACTGAGCGCTTGTTGCGCGAGGCTCCCTCCCACGGGACGGAGCCGCGTTGGTTCTTGCCGGTACCCTCGGGGACGCCGGGCCGCGGCTTGCGCTCCTTGTTGCCCGACGTCGTCTTGCGGTGGTTGCGGGCGCCGCCATCGGCATTCTTGCCGTTGAAGTCGGCCGGACTCTTGAAGCCGGTCTCGTCCTGGCCGCGGCCGTCGTAGACGGCCTCCTCCGCGATGGCGTCGGCGTCGAAGTAATAGCGCTCGCTCTTGCTGAGCAGGAACAGATACTCGTGCGCCTTGGTGCAGCGGTCCTTGATGTTCTCCGGCATCGGGTTCGGTTTTTCCCAGATTATGTCCTGCCGGAGCCACCAGCCATCGTCCTGCAGCGCGAAAGCGACCCGCCATGGTATCCCCATCAAATCCTTCGGCTTCAGGCCGGGTTGCGGCATCCGGTTCGGCTGCGTCATCGGCCCCATCGCCGTGCCGCGGTCCCCCTCGATCGCGCCTTTCTTGTAGTTGCCGAGCTTGCCTTCGTGGCCGATCCTGTCGCCGCGGTATCCTTTCCAGGCGTCCCCGCGGGCGCCGCCGCCCGGCGAGTCTCCGACTGCGCCGGCGCCGGTCGCGTAGCTGTCGCCGAGGTTCAGCCAGAGCGTCCCGTCCGGCCGGAGCACGCGCCTGACCTCGCGGAAGATATCGACCGCGTGGTCCACGTACATCTGGTAGCTTGGCTCGAGGCCGAAGGTGCCGCGCCAGGCTCCGCACTGGCAAAAGGATGAGCGCTTCTCGAAACGATTTGCCTTCGCCTGGGTCGCGCCGCCGCCGGTGAGCCCGCTGCCGCCGACCCCGGGCGTCGCGCGAGTGCGGTCCAATAGATCGACCTCCCATCTGTGATAGCAGGCCTGATCGCCGCCCCAGATGCTCGGCTCGATCTGATAATCCCGCAAACCATAATAAGGCGGCGAAGTAATGCAGGCGTGCACGCTCTCCGCCGGCATCGACCTGAGAACTTGCCTGCAATCCCCGACAAATATCTTGATCACTTCAGCCCCTCGAACGACTCAATGCGAGTCAATATCCAGCGCACCTCAGGCACGGCCATCGAGTTGCCGAGCGCCCGGTACCGTGGCCCATCGGCGGCCGGTTTGCCACGAAACTTTATGAGCGTGTAGTTGTCCGGGAACCCCTGGAGGCGCTCGCACTCGACCGGGGTGAGCCTGCGCACCGCCGCCCCGGTGAAGAGGACGGGGTCCTGGTCGCCCTTGTCGGCGTCGGCGGTGAGCGGCGGGGCCTGGTCGGCAGGGGCGCCGCTGGACTTGCCGTCGCGGGCGTAGTGCGACGGCTTGAAGACCGCGGCGTGGCCGCCGCCGTATCCCGCGCCGCGCAGCGCGCCGGCCTGGTCGCCGATGGCGAAGCCGGTGTCGCCGCCGGCCTTGCAGTCGAACGCGACGACGCTCGGCGGCTTGATGGCCTCAATCGTCGGCGAGACCTCCTCGACGAAGTTGGGTTCCCGCTCGTAGCCGCGCCCGTCGTCGCCGCGCGTCCGCTGGCTGAAGGCGACCGCAGGCGGGTGGCCGCTCTGCGACAGCTGCGGGGATCGGTCGTCGGGCCGCGAGCGGTTCTCCGGGTGGGTGATCTGCGTCGTGTCGAAGGCGATGACGTGCGGGACGCTGTCGACGCTCGGGTATTGGCCGCCGACTTGGACGGTGTGAGTGGTGTCGCCGTCGATCGTTCCGTTGCGAAGATCGGCCGCCACGACGAACGTCTCGCTCTCGAAGTCGCCGTGGCCGGAGCCGCCCTTGGCGCGGACGGCGGTGGCGGCGTCGATCGACCCGGAGGTGTTGTTGCCGCCGAAGGCCAGCATCGGCGTGCCCGCGACGAGGTTCTCGTGCGAGTCCTGCTCGCGGCCGCGCAGCGGGCCGATGCCCTCGCGCCAATAGCCGTCGCCAGACGTCGAGGCCGCGATCATCGGCGTCCTTTGGCCGTTCCTTTTGCCCGTGGCTTGGAGCGTCGGGGCGAGGCCTTCTTCGTCGTAGACCCGGCTGCTTTGCGGGAGGAACTCGGTCTGGCCGGCGAGGTTGCCGTTGGCTCCGGCCTGCCTGCTGCCGTTTCCAACGCGCGCCGTAACTGTTCCGGCAGCTCTTTCCCCCGCTTCTCGGCGCGGCGCAAAATCCCCGCGCAGGCTTTCGGGCTCAAATAGAACCGCCGCGGCAGGGCGCCAGTCTCCAAGATGTCCGACAAGGAAGACGCGACGGCGCCGCTGCGGTACTCCGGCAAACTGAGCGTCAAGAATCCGGTAGCATCCAAGATACCCGCACTCGCGAACGGCGGAGAGGAAGGCGGCGAAGTCACTGTCCTCGTCAGCGTCCACCATGCTTTGTCCGTCTCCGAGTCCTCTGAACTCGTCGCATCCTTCGGCGCGATCGCGAAGCGCACGCTCCGCTTCTGCGCCTCCGCTGTAAGAGGACAGGAGGCCGGGGACGTTCTCGAAGACCATCCAGCGGGGCCGGAGGCGTGCAACAATCCCAAGGCCGACGAGGGCCAGGTTGCCGCGCGCGCCATCCATTCCGACGCGCTTCCCGGCGACGGAGAAGTCCTGGCAGGGGGCGCCCCAAACAACGACATCTGGGCGGCCGACGGCGAGGGCCCGCTCGACGAAGTCTTCGGCATTGACGTCTCCAAGGTTCACGGATTCGGGGTGGCGCGCCTTCATGGTGGCGCAGGGAAACTTCTCGACCTCGGCGTGCCAGAGCCAGGTCCACCCGGGCATCGCGACCTCTGGAGCTCCGATGCCACTGAAGAGGGTTGCGGCCTTCACGCCGCGCTCCAGACTTTGGCCTTGAGCCCGCTGTTGTTCTTCCGCCGCTCGCCGGTGGGGACGATCATGGGCGGCGTCGCCTTCGCCAGCTCGCTGACCCTCGGCCGGATCGCCAGCACCGTCTCGCCGAGGCGCTCCGCCACCTCGTCTGCGGTGAGCCCGATGGCCCCGGCCCTCACGATCTCGGCGAAGGCCCGGTTGCGCAGGATCGAGGCGCGCGAGGTCATGGCGCGGGCTGCGTCCATCGACGTGCTCCGTTCCTTGAATCCTGGAGATGATGGATAGGCGAAGAGCGGCAGGTCTGCGATTGGTTTCACGGGCTCCTCCCGAACGCCCCGACGATCATGCCGGCGACGAAGCCGACGAGGCAGCCGTGCGCCCACGACCACCACCAATCCTTCGTCGGCGGCGGAATCTGGTGCGGGACGAACGGCAGCGGGGTCGGCGACTTGACGGCGCCGACGATGCGGTCGGCCAGGGCGAAGGCGTACTCCGCCGCCTTCTCCGGCCCCTCCATCCTGACCAGCGCGTTCATCACGCCGTCGACCACGCAATGGCCCATCGAGACGGCGTGGTCGTTGCCGTGGCTGCCGGCCATCATCAGCGTCTGGCCCTCGTGCGCCAGCACCATCTGCTCCTTGACCTGCGGCGTCATGCGGCCTCCTTCATCGAGTCGATGTTCTGCTTGTGCACCTCAAAAGATAGTGCAACAACTTCTGGATTCGAGCGCCACGCCTCCGCATCGTGAACGGCCTGCCAGAGCATCGCGAAGGCTTCGACCGGGTCAGGATACGAAGTGCCGCACGGATATGGCTGCCACTCGTACTCAACGTCGAGGCGGTCCTCCAGCGGTACCCGGACGAGCCCCTCCGCTATCGCGTCGATCGCGCTGATGTCCTGCAGCCGCTCGATCTTCGTCGCGGTGACGACGAGGGTGAGGCGGGAAAATATCCGGGGCATGTGGATCGAGGGGATGGTCTCGCGTTCTTGATGATGCGCCCAGGCGACCATCTGCGCGACGCGATGGTCCGGCCATGTCATCGAGATCAGAGTGTCATCGGCGCGATACTTCCAGGCATTGCTCGTGGCACCGAGCGCTAGGCCTTCGCGGACCCATAAGCGATCCCCGGGCTTCACGCGCTGCCAGGGCGACGCATCGCGGGCCATCGCGGTGGTGAACTCGCCCGGAGAGATCATCGCGACGTGGGTGACGCGAGCCGATTTCCATGCAAGTCGACGAGTCATCGTTTTGCGGCCAGCGAGCAGCGCTTGGATCATGGGCGCCGAGAAAATTATCGGATGGTCCGTCATGCAGCCCTCCTTGCCGCCAACTCGCCGGCGGTCCCTTCAACGCGCAGCGCGCTCTTCATCGTCGCATCCTCCTTGATCTCCGCCCAGGACCGCGCGCAGGCCCGCCTGAACAAACCATCCAGAGCGTTGATCTGAATCAGGAAGGCTGGCTTCGACGCGATGGTCTTCACATACGACAGCCTCTCCGCGCGGCGCCAGCGGCGGTGGATAGCCTTGTGGCGCGCGATCAGCCGCGCCTCAACGGTGCGGTAGCAGCGCCCGCACATGACCTCGTCGTGGTCGTGCTCCAGCGCGGCGGCGCTCGCCTTGAAAGACCGCCGGCACTCCGGGACGCAGCAAGGGACGCGGTTTGGTCCGGTCCCGCTCACGGCGTTCCCTCCTGTATGTCCAACAACAAATCGTAGCGCCCCGAGAACCTGTCGAACTTCATCCGAACCTGGCCGCGCTCGCCGCTTTCCTCGAAGCGGACCTTGGCGACGCGGATCACGCTCTCCGCGATGTTGGAATCCGGCCAATCGACGACGATGCCGTGGTCGCATTTGTTGAACCAGTGTGCCGAGTTTCCAGCTACGGCAACGCGCCCATTACGGCGCACAAAATACGCCCCGGTCGGAACAGTAAGGCACCAGACCAAACCATCATAGGAACATCGCTCTACGTTACGTGAGACTCGTACTGCCGTTTCGACGCGGCCGGAATGCCCAAACCTCAAATTATATTGCCTGCGAAATCCATCGACATCGCGGACTAGACAGCTCGTCGCGATGCCTATCTCGACCGCCAAGCGTTGAAGATCGTCTGCAAGCCGTTTGGAAACGGTCGTTGCCCTCCAGCCAGCGCGAGCAGCGCAACCGTCGCCTTCAATGTAGGCCATAAGTACGATGCGCTTTAGTTCCGGGGACAGATCGAAGACGGATTCTGGAAGCCTTTTTTCGTGGCTCTTTTCGCCGCAGTTTTCCCGGAACCAAGCGACGAGTTCTCGGCTGAACCGATTGCCGATATACCAGCGCCCGCTGCGCAATGTTCCGCCGTAACCGCGCGTGGGCGAAGGCTCCTGCCAATTGACCGATGCCGGGATGCCGCACTCAGCAAACGTCGCAGTGAAATCACCGGCGAGCGCATTCTCCGTCTGCGACCAAGTTAAGCCGGTTTGGCCCGCGCAACCTTCGGAAATGTACCATCCAATCAATCGACAGAACGCTTTCATCGGATAGGATTTGTTCCCGATGGCGATCTCGACGGGATGCGCCCCCGGAATCGGAATGCCGGCAAGCGGCAGCGAAAAAGGCGCGCTTGGCAACTTCGCAGCTTGGCATTTCTGCCAGCTCGATTTTCTCCAAAGGCGCGGACGACCGTACGTGCCATCGCCGCCGACTGGCTCGGTCCATTTCGGCTTGACTACCATTTGGTGAGATGGCGTCACGAGCAAGTCGTAGCCGTAGCCGCGCAGCGAAATCATCTCACCGCATCTTTCGTGGCGATGAATCGCGCTCGGTTGGGCATAAACAACGCTACCGTCTGCCAAGTCGAAGCACGCTATGTCATCAGCGGCGGTAATTTGGCCGTGATGCAACCAACCGCGCTTCGTCAACACTTCGGTATCATCGGAATAACAACTCTCGATGTCGTAAAGCGTCGGCGGCCGGCTCTTGCCTTCCTTGGCGATGTCCTTGGTCGGGTGCGCCACGACGATGACCGTCACGTCATAGAGGCGCCCGAATCTTTTCATCGCCCTGATCGCCCGGCCGATGTACTCCGTCATGGATTCGTCCCTACGCTTCGCGTGCTCGACCTCGTTCCACGGATCGATGACCAAGATACGGACGCCGTCGCGCAGTACGGCATCGGTCGCCCTGTCCAGCACCCAGTCGAGGTCGTACTCTTCATCGTCTTTCCCGGTCGGGTCCGCGTCGATGAAGACGAAGTTGCGTTCGATCCACTCGTCCGCGTCGGCGATCATGTTGCGGTCCAACTCGTCGACGGGCCGACGGGCCTTGATGCGCCTCAGCTTGTCCCTGAGCTGCGGCACCGTCGGCATCTCCGGTGAGAAGATCGCGGAGCGCCAGCCATGAAGTTCGGCCGCGTTGGACAGCAGGTTGAGCACCCAACTGGACTTCCCGTGTCCCGGGATTCCGGTAACGACCATGAACTCGCCGGCGAAGAGGCGGAGGTGCTTGTCGAGCGTCCACCAGCCGGTACTGAACGTCTGCAGCGCCCCATGCTGCGGAAACTCCGACAGCCGATAGAGCCCGCGCACCGGGTAAGGCCTGGCCGCGTTGATCACCCCGGCGACCTCTTCCGCGCCGCGCTTCGTCAGGACGTCGTTGAGGTCCTTGCAGCCTTCAGGGTAAGTCACGAACGAGCACCGGGCCGCCGACAACCGGCGCACCAACTCGGCGCCCAGCCGCCTCCCTGGAGCGTCGCTGTCCACGGCGAGCACAAACCTTTTGACGCGCGCCAGACGCTCGCGGTTGTTCCAGAGGAACTCGAACTTGCCGGTGTCCTCCGCCTTCGGGTCGAGCGGCGCGAGGTTCTCCGGGTCCTCGCCTTCCGGGACGCCTGGGGCGCCGTCCGGCACCGACACGGCCAGCGGGAAGCCGCACTCGATCGCCGAAAGGGCGTCGATCTCGCCCTCGGTTATCACCAGCGCGAGGCGCCCATCCTCCAGCGCAGGATCGTCCAGCGCGTCAGCGTTCCAGAACGTCCGCTTGCCGCCGCCGCGTTGCCAAAACTTCTTCGACGGCGCGCGGTACTTCTCGTTGACTACCGCGCCACGGTCCAGGAACGGGAAGACGACGATGTTGCCGCGCTCGTACGGCTCGACGTCGCCGCTATCGCTGCGGCGCGCGGTATATATCCCGTACTTTCCGGCCGTTTCTGGAGAGATGCCCCGGTTTTCGAAGGCCGTCACGCCCAACGCTCCGAGAACTTTTCCGGTCATAGAAACCCCCTCCAGTCCATCCACAGTGATTGCAACCCCAATTTAATCCGTCGCCATTGATCGTCACGCCCAAGCATTTCAGCCGTCGATGCGCCGGCTTCCTCTTCGACGAGCATTGCGGGCAGACGGCGTAGTGCCGCCCAATGCCTTCGTCGCGCAGGACGATCCCGTGCTCGCGCAAAATCTCCCCGGCCGTAATCATAGCCGGCCGTCCACGGTTTGATCTTGATCCCTGCTCTTGGCCCTTATGACGCCGCCGATGTATTCGCGCGGATCGTTTTTCGTGGCGGCGGTTTCGATGGCGGCCCTAGCGAGAGGAACGCTGCCGTCCTTGGCCTTCAAAACCTTTTTGATCAGGCCCCCAGCCTCTGCCCCGAGAATCTCCCTGCCCCGGCGGAACAGGTCGGCCTCGGCTGACGGTTCAGCTTTAGAAGCCGGCGCCTTATTCCCGTTAGGGAATAAGGATTCTTCTACCTCTCTATCTATATGCTTGCTGTTTGCTGCAGCCTTGCTAGGGGGTGGGCTTTGATTTTCCTTGCGATTTTTAGCTGCCCTAAGTCCGCCTATTCGTCCGGCGCTTGCGCGCTCCCAGCGGAGGGCGTTCCGCCCGGCGAGGACTTTCGCCGCAAAAGGGTTCATGATCCCGCCGGCGACGGCGAGTAATTGGCCGGTCTTGAACAGCGGGTCTAAGGCGTCGGTCACGCGCCGTTTGTTGATCCCCCCGCGCTTTGCCAGCGCGTCGAGAGAGTCAGGGCAAGGCCCTTCCACTTCGTAAATTCTCCATAGGATGATTTGATAAATGATCTGCTGATCAGGTTTCATTGATGCAAGTGCATTGAGCAGCTTAACTGGCCACAACGGCACCCAGGGCAAGCGGCCGTCGTCGATCATCGCATTTCATCCTCGCGCCCCGTCGCTTCGATGGCCTTCACAAAACACGCGGTTTGAAACTCCATGATTCGGTTGAGCACTTCGAAGGCGCAGTGCGCAGGGGAAGCATTGATCTCCCGGCCGGTAAAGCGAAGGACCTCGTAGCCGAGGGCCTGGAGCGCGCGGTCGCGGGACCGATCCTTCGCGGCCTGCGCCTTCGTCCGCTCATGCCAATGGTGACCATCGCACTCGACCACGATCTCGATGCGGTCGCCGAAGAAGTCGAACCAGATCAGGAAGTCGACGCGGAAGCGGTCGACGCGCGCCTGCGGCTGGACGACGATGGTTTCGGAGGGGACCTTGACCGTGCGCCCGACGCCGTATCCGTACTCAACTGCGGCGGCGCAGAACTGCGAGAGAAATATCGACTCAATCGGGCTTTCGCAGCGCCCTAGTCGGCGCTCCCAATGGGATCGGAAAATTGTCATAACTTGGCGCCCCCCTTCATGGGCTGGAGAAGGTTGCCGGTAATCCCCGTGAAGGCGGGAAAGCGGTAGCGAGCCGTTGTCCCGGCGGGCGGATCATGGTCGATTCGCCCCGCGCTTGTCCACGTACTCGGCGATGAGGCGCGCGGTTTCGTCGTCGACGGTTTTGACGGCGAACGAGGTCGCGCCGGCCGCCGAGACGCGGGCCTCGGAGGGGTAGCGGAACTCGTTGCGCTCCAGCGCGCTTTGCCGCTTGGCCTTCGCGATCTTGAATATCTCCTTGGCCGTATGGTTTCTGCCCATCTTGATTCCCGTCACGCCTTCCCGAATCGCGCTTTCAAGTTTTGTGTGCTCAGTGGCGCAAGAAAGCCACTCTCTTCGTCGTGCCCCAGCACAGCGCGCAAGACGAACAGGTCTCCGCCTTCTTGCCCGACGGAGACCATTGTGCCGGGCAGATCACGGCGTCTGCCGGCCGCTGGCCCGGCCCCTCCAGCGTGACCGTGGACCGCGAGTTGATCGGAGCGTTGGAGAACCGGACCGCGAACCGCGGAACGTCGAGGCGCGTCCAGTAGTCCCGGACCATCAGCGCCAGCTAGCTGGAGTGGCGGCTGCGCCGGGAGGTCGCCGCGCTCGAGCTGGACCATCCCAAGGGCTTCGTCGTCCGCCTGCACTCGCTCGGCGACTTCTACTCGGTCGCCTACGTCGCGATGTGGCGCGAGCTCGTAGGCGATCAAGTCCTCGGACGGCTCGACGTGGGCGGTGTAGCCGAAGGCGCGCAGTGCGAGGTGCCGCTCCAGCAGCTCCGGGCCGTGCCGCCAGCGCCGCGCCATCGGCATGTGATTCCCGTAGCACGAATGCCATAGGGCACAAGATACCGGACAGGTCGCCCGCTCCTCGAGCGTCAGGGTGAAGATCGGGAAGCCCTTCCAGGCCCCCTTGGTGACCCGCCGGCCGATCTTTCCGGAGTGCTCGCCGCCCTTGAGAAGCCACTCCTGGCCGACGTCGCGGACGGTGGTCGGGAACAGCGTGCGATTCTCGACCGTGGCGGGGTGGCCGACGGCGAGGATCAGGGTCTTGCGGGCCTCGATCGGGGCTGGCCCAGACGGCGACGAGGATGCCCTGCCAACGCCGCTGTGGCGCCGCAGGAAGCGGGTGACGGTGGCCGGGGTGCATCCCAGCGCCGCCGCCGCCGCGCGAAGCCTGGACGACTTGCTGGGCCCCACGGCGGCGTTCCAGGCCGTCTCGATCATCGTCGGGGTGAAGGTCGGCTTCTTGCCGGGGCGCCGGGAATCCCCGGCGATTGCCGGGACTCCCCCGGAGCCGTTGACGGCCCGCTGCATCGTCCCCGCAGAACAGCCGACGGCGGCCGCGGCGGCCGCGATCTTGGCCGTCAGCGAACGACCCTCCGCCGCCCCGTAGGCGGCCAGGAGCGCGTTCCGGTCGAAGGTCGGCCCTCTGCCCATCAGGTCACCAAATCGCAGCCGAGGAAGACGCGGCCGGACAGCTCGCAGGCGGCCAGGACGCCATATCCGCCAGCACATGGGTCAACAACGAGGTCGCCCCGCTTGGTGGTCGCCCGGATCAGCCTTTCGGTCAAAATGTGAGGTTTTGCATGGGGATGGCGGCCCCGGTCGGCCATCTCCGGCCAGCAGTCCCAGATGGCCCTGTCGGTCCATATCCCCTTGGCCCGTATGGGGAACTTCTGGACGATCACGGCGTACTCCGAGACGCACCTCGCCCGCCGCCCCATGCCGGGCCGGAGCTTGTTCCAGCAGATCAGGTCGACGACCTGGAGCTCCGGGAGGTGCCGGAGCACCGAAACGTGCCACCCGGTCCCGATCGCGAACTTGTCCGTCCACAGAACGAGGTGGGCCGACGGGGCGAGGATGCGCTCGATCTGCCGCAGGAACCTGGCGATCTGCGCCTCCGGCATCTGCGGCAGCGAGGCCCGGCCCTTCTGGCGGGCGCCCTCGTTGCCGTAGGCCATCGCGTCGAGCACGGCCCTGTATTGTGGGTCACAGAACACCAGCTTGGCGCCGCCGTCGCGCACCGACTTCAGGAGGTCGTAGCCGTTCATCCGCTGGCGGGCGTTGCGCTTCGCCGGCAACAGAAGTGAGCCCGCCTGGGCCGCGCGCCGCTCGTCGCTCATCTGGAGAATCTTCCTCGCCGGGGAGACCTTCGAGGCGTAGCGCGAATCGGGGGAGGCCGTCCACCGGCCCCAGAACCTGTCCCCGTTATCCAAGGTCGAAGAGGCTGTATCCGATCTTGGGAACCGTCTTGATCTCGAGCCGCGCCCGCGCCAGGACCGGGTTGACGTTGTCGACCAGCCCCTTGAGGCGGATCTGGCCGTCCTGGCCGGCGGCGCCGAACGCCTTCGAGGCCAGGCGGGAGGCGTCGAGCAGCGCCGGCATCACGCGCAGGAGGGCGGCGACGGCCTTGACGCCGTCGTCGCGGTGGATGCGGGCCCGCTGGCCGCGGTTGGCGACCTCGCGCGTCCGGAGATCGAGCACGATGCCGTTGCGCTCCACGGTCGACGCCGGGTCCGGCGGCGACGCGGCCGCGGGCGCATGGGGCGACGGCTTGGGCGCGGGAGGAGGCGCCGGCCGCTCCGGTTCCCGTTGGCGCGCCGGCTCGATTTTCGGCTCCGGCTGACGTTCCGGCTCAGGTTTCGGCTTCTGT